CACTTAAAATACCTCTACCAGTTGTTTCAAAACTTCCACTTACAAATCCAAATGAAGTTATTTGTGCTGAACCACTTACGGTTCCTGCAGGTATTGTACCACCCCCACTACCACTTAAAGCATATCTTTCATCGTATGATGCTGTTAGTTGTGATGAACCAGAAACTAATCCTTCTCTAATCGCGTAATATAATGAACCATAAGTTGTTTTTTTGGTTTCATTATTATTAACGATAGGTATTATATCACTTAAAGTAAGTGATGTATGTAAACTTAACTCGGTTATTCTTTTATCTGCCATTCCTTATAAATATATTCTATCCCCGTTTTCTTGTAATAAAAAATCTCCATTTTCTTGTAAAAGGAATCCACTATATGGTTCGATTATTTCTACCTCTAATGAACCACCACCTTTAACATAATTGTAAAAACTTAATAAGAAACCATAATCAGGGAGGGAAGGAACTTCTTCTTGTTGCATGTACAAATAGTAATCCTTAGTGAGTTCACTATATGGTTTTTTACCATCTGACTTTTCATGAAGAAATTCTTTCCAAGTTTTCATATATATAAGTATCTTTACTTTATATAAACCGCTAATGTGTTGAAGTTAGATGTTACACTATTTGAAGTTGTTGAAACATTTGCCAAACCATATACAGTATTTGATAATCTATTTGTCCAACCACCCGTTCCTTGTGCATTTCCACTTCTACCATAAGGTGCATCAGGATAAGCATTTGTTGGACCGTTTGTAGTCCACCAGTTTGAGGCATCATATAACCAATCAGGTGGTGCTGCTACCGGATAAGAAGATGCTGTCATAAAAGTATATCCTTTAATTGCCGACCAACTACCTGTTAATGCACTACCTACTATTTTTAAAGTAGTTATTGGGTTGGATGTATTTATATCTAACACATTTGGATTTGAATAAACTGTCTGATGTGCAATACTACAATTTGCTAAATGTGGTTGAACCGATGCAGTTGATGCCATTCTCATTACTGAATTACATTGTGCACTTCCACTTACACTATACCAAAGATTTTCTGCATTTCTAAAATGTCTTATAAACGATGGGTTTTGTAAACTACCACTATCTGCATTGGGATATGGATAACCTTGTTGAGTAGAACCCGATGGATTATATGATACTAACATCCAACCTCCACCATTATCGGTTTGGTTACAATAAACTTGTACCGAGCTTGTCATCATTCCAGTTCTTATCCAATACCAACCATTTGTTTGTATTCCTGAGTTATATAATTGAACTGCAGAAATTGCAGGATTTGAAAAAGTTCCCAAATTACCACCAATAGTTATACTTCCTCCTATGAATTCTATTGCCATTATAATCCGTATTTAGATTTATCTACATTATAATTATTCAAAACTTCCGATGATGTTAACGCTCTATTATATAATCTAGTTATACCAATCTTACCATCAAACCATTGCGAGTATTCACCACCATTGTATGAACCTATGTATAAATTTGTGGATGTGTTTAATATACTCGATAAACTATGTCCAACACTACCTATACTACTACCATTTACAAATGTTTGAAATGTATTAGCAGCAACATTGGTAAACACATAAACTATTTGATACCATGTATTAAGTGATACGGTATAGGTTGTACTATTTTGAATTAAAGTTGCACCAGAACCTGCACCTGAACCAAATTGTGCATAAAATGTTGAAGATGTTGTTCTAATACTATATCCCACGTTTGCAGATGTACCACCTGGATTAAATTTACCAAGAACTACATCATTACCGGCTACTGCCTGATTTACCCAAACTTCTATCGTCCAATCACCACTCCCTGGTTCTAATAATGCATTATCGGCTACTGAAATTTGTGAAGAAGACCCGTTGTATGTAAAGTATGGTGATGTAAAGGATATATTTGACATTGTTCCATTTCTACCATTTCCACTCAAATCCGTAATAGTTGTTCCACTTCCAGAGTATGATGCTGTATTTGATGGGTCATAATATAATATCAATCCACTACTTACAAATGTAGGTAATGGAGGTAATATACTAAAACCTTTTGAAAATGATATACTCATGACCTTATCCTAAATATGCTACTGAAAAATTATCGTTTACATCAAATGAAATCTCACCAACCGCAACTACCATTTTAAGCGTATCACCTACTGCTAATTTAGAAATAGTAGAACCACCAGCATGATTCATAGAAGAACTTACTCCAAATTCAATCATTATTTGTTGAGTTCCCGATGTACCTCCCGTATTATTTTTGAAAACTATAAGTTGAGATATTGTACCTAATGTATTTGAGTTTGTTCTAGTTACAACATTTACTTGATATAATCCTGCTATTGGTGCGGTAAATGTACCAGTTGAATTATCCCAAGCATTACCTTGTTGCCAATCTATATTAAGATAACTTCCAGATAATGTTGTTACTGCTGTTTTTGCCCCACCTGCTCCCGTTACTCTTACACCCGGTCTATTTGGCATTGTTATTGAACCACTACTAATACTGATTGAGCCTGTTAATGCTAAACTACCACTAACTCTTAATGAACCACTAATTTCAGCTATACCATTATTCTGAACATATAAGTTACTACCACTTGTTAAATAAAGTGATGATGTATTTGCAAGTATTTGAGAGGCAAAAAATGAACCAGTTGTTATTATTAACGAACCTGTAATTGTTTGGTTTCCGTTAAATGAGTTTGAACCAGTTGTTGCTAATGAACTACTCCAAATATTTAAAGAAGATGTAAATGTATTTAATTGTAATATTGATGAAGTTACCGAACCTGTTACCAAATATCTACCATCAAATGAACTTGTCAATTGTGATGAACCACTAATTGTCCCAGCAGGAGTAGTTCCACTTACTACACTACCACTCAATGTATAACGAGTATCATATGATGCAGTAAGTTGTGATGAACCACTAATTAAACCCGATGGTAATTGAGCGGATGAACTTAATAATCCACTCGGTAATGGTTGAACACTACCACTTAATGTGTATCTAGTATCATATGAAGCAGTTAATTGAGAACTACCACTAATTAAGCCAGATGGTAATTGTGAAGAACCACTAATAATACCAGATGGTAATTGTGTATTACTTTTTAACTCTACTGCCGTTAAAACAGGGCCATTAAATTCACCAAAATCAAATGTACCCGACATCGAATCAACAGTTCTCATACTATATGTGTAAGTTCCTGCAGATGGTGTATCTATTACATTTAAACAATACGGAATATTTAGATTGGAACTATTTTCAACTTGAATTATATTTCCAATTCCATTTCCATCTCTAAAAATTTGTAATCTAGCCCAACCCGCACCTCCTGTTGGATTTGCATCACCAGTCATCATAATTTGAACGGGATTGCCTGTTGTAGTAATACTTCCACTTATTATGGATGTGCCTACTGATGTAATTCCGGTTCTTCTATTTCCTAATACTTGTGTATAATTTATACTACCAGTTATAATAGATGCCTCTAATGTATCTAATCTATTATCTACTGATGAAGAGAATGAAGTTAAAATACTACCACTCAATGAGTATCTACTATCATACGAAGATGTTAGTTGTGAAGAACCACTTATAAGACCAGATGGCAACGGTTGAACACTACCACTTAATGTATATCTAGTATCAAATGAAGAGGTTAATTGTGATGAACCACTTATAGTTCCAGCAGGTGTAGAAATTATATTTTTAATTCTACTATCAACTGATGAACTAAATGCTACAACATCACCAATTCCAAAAACAGAACCTGTTAATGAACCAGTGATTGCTCCACTTGAATCTATTGAAATACTACTACCACTTGTTAAGGATAATACTGACCCCGTTGGTACATTTATTCCACCACTAACAACTGCAATTGCACTTACTATTAAAGAACCAGTTATAGTTTGAGAACCACTAAATGAGTTTGAACCAGTTGTTGCAAATGAGGATGTAAGTTGAGAACTTCCACTTACTAAACCTGCCGGTAATGGTTGAACACTACCACTTAAAGTATATCTTGTATCATAAGATGATGTGAGTTGTGATGAACCACTAATAATACCAGATGGCAATGGTTGAACACTACCACTTAATGTATATCTAGTATCATAAGATGATGTGAGTTGTGATGAACCTGAAATTACACCATCACCACCAATTGTTAAATATCTAGTATCCAATGAAGATATTGTACCTACTCCATCTACAAGCCATACTTGGCCATTATAAACATATACCAACCCATTATCAGCTGTGTATTTTTGTCCGTTTATTGCTCCATCTGGAAAATTAAATGCCATATCTATTTAAATTTTTAATATAATCTTTCTATTGAAATAAAATTATTGTTGAATGATGCACCTATCATTAATGTAATACGATAAAATCTATTGTTTGTTTTATCTAATATGTTATAATATGAACCATCTGCTTCCGCAGGGAAATTCCAACCAAATAAAGAAGTTGTTGGAGTAGTTGTTATTGATTGGTTATTTGCACTAATACCCGCAATACCACCAGAATATGCGTGATAAGCGGATATGTTTGCACTAAAATTTGTTGATACTGCGGCAACACTTAATCCTCTATTACTACTTGATGTTAGAGTTGCTTTGATATTATCCAAAGTTACAAATGTTCCTGCATTTACAATTCCACTTGCTTTCCATAATAATTCACCGGCATTTCCAGCTGGTGTTTTACTTAAATCAACATATACACCTCTACTATTTCCACCAGTTTCAAAAATTCTTAATCTATCTTGATAAACATCTATCGCAACTGCACTTCCGGTTAAAGTTGAATTCGTTTGTGATTTTGCTAATAAAATTTCACCACCTTCATCACCACCTCCTGCTGCAATTGTTACCGAACTACTAAATATTGTTGCACCAGTGAATGTATTTGAACCTGTTGTTGCTAAAGTTGGTAATTGAGATGAGCCACTAACTAATCCATTTGGTATTGCAGAAATTGTATCGGTTGCAACTACCCAATAACTATCGTAGTAAACATAAAGATTACCATCATTAGTTTTCCACCATAAATCACCTTGTGTTGGTGAGGATGGTGCATTATCGGAAGCAAATACACGAGATGTACTACTGCCACTTAATAAATATCTTGTATCGTATGAGGCAGTAAGTTGTGATGAACCACTAATTAGTCCATTTGGTAATGGTTGAACACTACCACTTAATGTGTATCTAGTATCAAATGATGCTGTTAATTGTGATGAACCACTTATTACACCATTTGTTGCCTCAATTTCACCTTGTAAATAAGCGGATTTTAATCTGTTTGTTGATGGATTATATAATACACCAGGAATACCATCGGTATAAGTTTGCATATATCCGTTTGAACCAGATGTGGTAAATATTAAACTATAATCCTGATTTGTATTTGAATTTAATGTTTTTACTAAATCGGAATATGCTGCAGTTCCTGTTATATTTCCTCTAAACGAACCAGTAAATGAACCTGATAAGTTTGGTATCGTAGTTCCACTTAATTGTGATGAACCCGAAATTGTTCCTGCCGGTATAGGAGTAGATGAACTAATAAATCCTAATGCAGTTATTTGTGCAGAACCTGATACAACACCATTAGTTGCATGGATTCCACCATATATATTATTTGCTTTGAAATCTGCTAATTGGAAAGACCCATCGTTTGTATCAATTGATTGTGATGGCTCTAATGTATATCCTTTGAATACTTTCCATGTATGATTATCACTTGCATCACTAAATATACCAGTATGTGCATAAGTTCCATCATTGTAATTACCCGCGATACCTAAATCAGGATTAGTTACCTGATTATTATCATTTAGATAAATAAAATTATCTTCAATTACCAAATTTGATGCACTAACTGTTGTAGTTGTACCTTCGATATTTAAATCACCACGAATAGTGGTTACTGAGGCAGTTCCTATTCCACTTACTTCTATTGCATTTTGTAAAGATGCAGTATATTGATTTAATGAATTTATACTATCAGAAGAACTTATAAATCCTAATGCAGTAATTTGTGAAGATGAACTTACAATAGCATTTGGTTTATTTGCAATATTATCCCAAGTTGTTTGAGTAATACTACCACTTAAAACATATCTACTATCGTATGAACTTGTCAATTGTGAAGAACCACTAATCAAACCAATTCCATTTGAAAATATTGAACCAGATACTCTTAATGAACCTGATATATCTGTGTTGTCATTTACAATAGTTCTGGCTCCATTTGAATTAATTTGTAAGGGTTGATAAAAACTTCTAATTTCAATTGGTCCACCATTATAAAGTAAATTAGTTTGAACATATCCATTAACAGTTTGAATATTGCTTGTTGCAATTATTGAACCTGTTATAATTTGATTGCCATTGAATTGGTTTGAACCAGTTGTTGCTAATGATGATGTAGATTGTGATGCTGTATATTGATTGAAAGATGATGTTGTTACTAATCCAACTGCAGATGATACTACTGAAATTGTTGCTGCTACTGAACTACTTACAATTGCAACTTCTAAATCTGTTGCAAATGTATCAGTTAGGGATGAACTCCAATTTTCTAAATCAATTACCCTACCATCAATACTTTCACTAAATGTTTGTAAAGATGAGGTTGTTACAAGTGAACCAGTATCAATTGTTGATTGGATTGGTGGTAAATAAGATAATGGAACTTTACTACCACTATCTAATGGAGCGTATCCATTTGCCCTTCCTCTATTTATTTTACTTTCAAACATTTTCTATTGTTTTTTGGAAATATCTTTCTATTCTTTTACTCAATCTTACTCTTACATCAGTTTCGGTTCTACCTACCACATCGTATGGTAATAAAAACCCAAAACTTAGGAAAACTCTTCTTGATTTGAATTCGTTTGTCCAATGTTTGTATAACGATGCTTCAAATCCGTATAAATCACCTTCCTTTATTTCTATAACATCTTTATCTAAAAACAATTCATAATCCTCTGATAAAACACTTATGTTACATTTATAATTAACGTGTCCTTCAACTGCTGCATCATAGTGAGGATTTATCTTTCCACCACCATTCATATCTATCGCTTGTAAGAAGATATGATTTTTAGGAAAATGGAATTCTTCTGCAATCCTATCAACAATACTATGAATAAAATCAGGTAGTTTCTCTTTTGAAACATCTGATATTGATTGGAACTTTGTAATATAATTTGTAAAAGGTGTATCTGAAATATCAAACATATAAGTTTTACCTTTTAGCTCTTTTGATAATTCCGAAAGATGATGATTAGCACCATTACCTTTGTGGTCAATCGAATCTATCCAATTTATTATTTGTTTAGATTCCAATGGTGTAATAAATCTCCTTTTTATTTTATAGTTACTATCTTCCAATTTTTTTCAAATTATGCTTTTCCAAAAACTCTCTAGGGTGCATAGCCTCTATTATAGTTAATTCAGCAGAATCAATCATTTCTTTAGCTTTTTCTTCGGTAACTGCCAATACACATAATTTGTGAGTGGCAGGTAACTCTCCCGTTGGTGATAAATCTATTTTTAGAATATCACTATTTTTCATCTTTTCTCTTGCTTGCTGAACTTTTGATTCTTCGCATAATATACATATTCTCATATTTCTTTCGTTTTATTAATCTATTGGTTCGTTAATATATTGACTTACATACCATTGACCGCTATCATTTAATGAACTCAACATAGGTGTTCCATCAAATCTTCTTTGAATAGTTTTATTGTAAGTTTCATAAACCATTGGTGTTGCGTTTAAACCACTTACAGTCAAAACTAAATCAGTTTCACCACCAAATGAACCAGATGCTATTGTTATAGTATCATTAAGTTCGTATAATTTTCCAATATTTGTAATAGTAACGGTCTCAACAAAACTACCAGTCACATCAATAGTAAATGTAGCATTTACTCCAATTCCACTGGTTGTTCCCGTTACATTAGTATAAGTTCCGTTTGTTCCAGCAGTTGGTGGATATGTTACACCATTAATTCTTCCTAAATATGTGGTGAAATCTACTTCATCTATTGGTGCTTCTATTCTATTATATTGAAATTCACGGCCTATTGTATTATTACCAAATGCATTTCCAATATTATTATCCCAAAAATAAGTTCCAATAGTATTGTTTCCGAAATCGTTTCCAATTACATTGCCTCTGCGTTCACTAGACGAACCTCGGCCGAAACTAGGACCAATATCATTATTATAGAAACCATTTCCGATTTTATTATATTGAAAATTATCACTAATTGTATTTGATTCAAAATCATTTCCGATTACATTTTCTTCAAAATTATCTTCAATATCGTTTATATAAAAATAATCTCCAATTGTATTTTTAATAAAAGTATATGCTATTTGATTTCCGTTGAAGAAATCAGCAATTCTATTTTTGTTAAAATCACCTAAAATTTGGTTTCCTTTAAATTCATATCCAATATTATTATATTCAAAATACGATTCATCATTTAATACTCCAATTGTATTATTATAAAAATTCTGAGCAATAGTATTTTTTGTAAATTGTGAATAAACATCATTATTATAACAATTATAACCTATTGTATTGTGACTGAAATCTTGTGTAAATACATTATCATAAAAACTATTACCTATCGTATTACCAGTAACTTCACGTCTAAATTCATTATCATTAGCGCTATAAAAAGTGTTATCGTTAAATCCTTCATTAATAATGTTATTACTAAAACTTTTGTTAAAAGTGTTGTTTGACATTGGATTATAACCTTCATAGAAGTTATTGTTAAATGACCCTTTAAAAGTATTATTATTAACATTAGTTCCATCATCATCACCCAAATTATTATTATAGAATGAATCCATAATTAAATTCTCTTGAAAATTAACATCAATTACATTATTATAAAATGGAGCATGGATTGTATTGTTATCAAAATCATCATCAATAATATTATTGTAAAAAGAATCTGTAATTAGATTTGAATCAAAATCATCACTAAATGTATTATTTCTAAAATCACATACAAATGAATTATCCCTATAAGAACCTCCTCTAAACACATTGTTTGGTAATAAGAAAGTGTATTCATCCCAAATTGTAAATTCAGCAGGATTTGTGCTTACATTATTAAAGCACTGTGTGATGTCTGTGAAAGTTAAATATTCGTACTGATTTGTATTTGATATAATATTACTTTTTTTCCAAGACATCCCACTTCTAGTTCCTGCATTGACCAATCGTTTATTATCAACAGTATTAATCACACTTCCAGTGACAATCATACCATAATCACTTAATACTTCTAAAACTTGATAATAAGTTATAAGAGGACTATTATATTTATCCCAAACACCAACAATATCTTCAGCACCGAAATTAGTAAAAGTTGTCCCACTACCACTAATAAAACCAGCACTACCAGTCATACTTAAACTAATTGTTCCATTGTACATATCATCGGAAACATACGAATCATATCTTTTGAAAAGAACTTCTCTAAAGTCATAATCCATTGCATTTCCTCTCTCATCTTTTCTATATATAATTCTACCAAATGCAGGATTAGATGTTACTTCGGTTTGATTAAATGTAATATCGTATTTAATATTATCAGTTGGATATTGTGGTTGATATGCATCGGATGCCAAAGAACCTGTATCTAATGCGAATACAATTATAGGTGAAAGACTACCTGTTTTATAGTTACCAGTTGTAATTGTTGAACCATCGTAATTATAATTTGGTTGGTCATAACAAGTTCTAAAATCGGTAATCTTATAGTAAGTACCAGGATTTAACGAACCACTATCCAATGAAGCCGTTAATTGGTTATAAGTGGTGTCTACTAATCCACCAGCAACAGATGATATATTTCCTGAACTATCTTTTGATTTGATAGACCCATCGTTTGTATCTATAAACAAATTAAACCCACCTTCTAATGGGGTATCTAAATCTGCGGCTACTTGTCCTTGTAATTGTATGTATTGCATATCTTTATATTATTTTTCCTGTTCCTACTATCTGAGAATTACCTATTAGTATAACTTCACCACCGACACTTATCAAACCATCATTTTCTATGTAACTATCTTTTACTAATAAATTACCACCTATAAATATTGTTCCTTCTTTTCTAAAGGATTTATTTGATGAATATTCGACTTCTTCTACACTACCATCAACCTTCAAATAAGTGTTTTCTAAAATATAATCACCAGAAAAAGTTAATTGTTCGGTTTTTTTAACTGAATACTCCTCATCATAATTCCAATTGGTTGTTGAGGTTAAATTAGTTAAACTCCTACCACTACCTTGGTAGTATGATGCACTTACAAAACCATTAACTCTTTGACTTCCACTAAATATATTTGAACCAGTAGTTGCAAATCCACTTCCAATAGTTCGATTTAGTGAATATATAGATTGAGAAATAGAACTGCTAACTGCAGCAAGTTCCGCATCACTACTCATGGTTGTATCCAATTGAGTAACGAATGAGACATAATTAGATGCTGAAAGTAAATTTATCTGACTAGATGCAGAGATTATACCTTGTAAATCTATTTGTTTAATTCTTATCTTATTTCCCATACCAAACTACTCGTCTTATTTATTGTGCTCACCTGGCTTACAAAATTTTCCTAAATCTTGCCAGTTAGCTCTTGGTTTTTCATTCAAAAATACAAAACATTTCCATTGTTTTTGACCTTCAAAGAAAATATGTTTTTCTATATAGGAAGGAATCGCTGCATTTGTAGGAATTCTTTTTACTGGGTTGTCAAAATGTACGGTAATCAGAACGGTTAAATTTTCTGTATCATCCCATTTTCTTTCTTGTTCCTCTAACAATCTCCACTCACCTCTATTAAGGTATTGGTCTTGAAGAATTGAATTAAGGTAAGAAAATGTTTGTTTTAGATTCTCCATATTATCGGAGAATGTTGCTGCAGGAGCACCGTGTCCTTTATCGTAAATGTTTTTGAAATAATCATCCGCATCGGATGTTTTGATGTTAGGTTCTTTATAAAAATCCATTGAACCTCTATTTACATTTGTTGGACGATTAGTAGAACGATATCTAATCCAAAGTGGTTGTTCTAAATCTTGTGAATAAAGTACTTCAAATACATTATTTTTTACTTTAACATCACCTAATTTTTGGGAATACAAATCCCCAACAAATAAAAAAACTGCCAATACTGGCATTAATAAAAACTTTTTCATACTAAAATGGGTCTCCTTTTAGTATATAAATATTAAACTTTTGAGTAATCCATACCCCAAGAGGCTTTTATTGGAAATCCAAAAGATTCGAGCACGGATTTAATACCCTTCACTACATCCGTATCCCCATCAGTTGGAAATTGGAACAAGAATGAATCATATACATACAGAATAGGAAGTGGAAGGCCTTCATCTTTTAACCTCTTCATCACCTCGATATTAAACTCGGTTTCTGTCGCTTGAAGAAGGTAATTAAAGTACTTCTGAGCAGTTGGTGATTCAATCCACTCCAACGGAATTCTCCTCCCTTTTGGAGTTTGTAAATATCCCCTTTCGGTAGATGAAACCTTTAATTTTTCGATAAATTCATCTACCTTTTGGAAGAATGGAATCTCCCTATCCTCTTCACTTACACCCCCATAAAGGATTCGGAATGTTCTACCTTTAGATTCATCATACGAACACCCATATTGGTCTGCTAACCATTGGTGCACGGATGTTGTGGGTAAATCGTATTTAATCAATTTACCAATCAAACGAACATGGTATGCATCGTAATCCATTTGTAAGAATATATGACCGGGTTTTGGAACGAATATCTCCCTTGAACCATCCTTTTTATTAAGGGCAGAATAATTTACTCCCCCATGACGATTGGATGGTCGAGATGTAATGGTATATGGATTGTACTCGGTAAATACCTTATCATTGAGTAGGTGTTTGTGAGCATCTGGCCATCTATCAATAAATTTTTCCGTACCGACCTGAATCCCCATTCGTTCAATTTCTGAAAGGAGAGGAATCATTGTATCATCAATCCAAGGTGTAGTGTTACCCAAATTCCATTCATTTGTAATACCTTTTAAAACCTCGCCCCATTTCATTATAGGAAGAGATTTTCCTAAATCATCTCTCATACCTAATCGGGTATAAAAGTTCGTTAGCACCTCTAATTTATCACCAAATGGGTATAATTTATTCCCATCAAAAAATAATGCAGTTTGTATATCTTTTAGGTTTTGAATTTCGATATCGGTTTGTAAAAATCCCTTCTTATTCCATATCCATTTTGGTTGTGCGGATTCGGAAAGGTCTATTTGTACCCTTTCACAATCATTGTGGTTAAAAGGTATAATGTAATCAATAGTTTTATCACCAAAATCGGTTTCCTCATCTCGGAATCGGATATAAAGAAAAGACAAACTATTATTCATAGGATGTCTTTCTAAATCTTCCCAAATTGGTATTACAATAGATTCTTCGTTATTCCAATAATTTAGGAATAACTCTTTTTCTCTATCGGTTTCTACTATTATCATTTATTGAAATCACTAAATTTTAATCCCCACATAAGAGAAATCATTCCCATTTCTCTTTCTGCAAATTTCTTATTATATTTAAATCTTTTTCTGATTTCTTCAATACCCCATTTGTTCCACATATCACTTTGTTCCATGGTCATTGTCCATTCGGTATACCAAGGATCTTGTCTATCCTTTACATCATCATAAGTGACTTCATGACCTGCAATCTCAAACATTTTGTTGATTAGATCTACAACCAATTGTTCTTGTTTTTGTTTCGTACTTAATCGTTGTGCCATAACTTTAATATAAATCTTCTGAATATAATTCTTTGAAGGTAGTATCTGATATAATTTGATTTGCTTCTCTTGCTATTCGCATACCTTCAATTCTATCAACAAACCTATTTTCACTTGTAATAAAACCTTGTATCGTTTCACCCACACTATTTTCTCCAAATTGTACGGTTCGTTTACCAAGTAAGTTTAGTACTGTTCTAATGATATCAGCATGTCTATGTCCTTCTACCACTACACCCTTATATATGTTTGTGGGCATATATTTCACACTAGGTAGGTCTTTATACCAAATAGCAGCACTATATATCTGTTCCATAACTTTATAGTTTACCAAAGTGTTGGTGGTTTTGTTTAAAATCATTTGATACTCTGATACCCAACAAAATATCTTTAAAAACTCTTTTTATTTTTTTACGAAAGGTATTATCCTTTTTGTAGTTCTTGATTACCTCTTCTTGTATCAACTCCAGCATTCTAGTGGATGATATTTTTTCAGCGAACACTTGATGTTCTAATTCTCTAAAAAATCCAGTTTTAAGATACTTTGGCATAATTGTAGTTGTTTATATACCTATAACTATTTCCCATTTTAGATAACCGATAATCAGTTCTAAATCACCATTTAATTGGCGAGTATGTGTGAATTTTATGAAGGGTAAAAGATAAACTTGTCCCCATACTTCGCTGATTGATAGTTTCATTTGTATGTTTCGTAATAGTATTCTTCTCCTGAAATTCCGTTATCGCGATAATTCTCTTTGAAGCCTTCTTCAAACCCATTAATAATCTGCTCCTTCTCCATCTCTTTTGCTTGTTCTAAATATTCGGCTCTCAAATTATCTGCCCAACTTGCCGATATTTCATCTCTATTTCTTAACCAAGTGACGTACATATACTTCTCTGATAAGAATTCTACTGCTGTCTGTTTCATTTTTCTTTAATGTTAAAATATTTTAATAAGTAAATATGTCAGAATTGCTGATGATATACATCCTATCCAAAAAGATAATTCAGTATATTTCTTTTTCATTTCTCGTAAGTTTCTTTATAGTATTGTTCTGCGTATTCAAAAGGTGGTATTTGCTGACCATAGTTATAAGCATCAATTATCTGCTCCTTCTCTGCCTCAAGTAGCTCGTATAACCCTCTCTCAACCTGCTGAAGATGATGAGCGGTATGTTTACCCATTAGAGTGTCATTCATTGACTCCATTCTGTTTCTAACCATTACGATGGCTTGTTGTATTGCTGTCTGTTTCATAGCTAGTCCCACCAATTCTGAATATTGTGTTCTATAAAATCCCAAAGTAGTTTATGTGCCATCTTTTGTTTTTCTTTGGATTCTAAAAATAGTTTTTTTCTAACTTCGTCAATTTCTTCTGAATTATCCCATTTCTCATATTCCCATCTCAAAAAAGTTGAACCATCACCTTCACCTGTATCTTCAAACCAAAAGTCTAATGCATTCTCACCATATAGTTTTTCTAGTTTATCTTGGTATTCACAACCATATTCGTCATCATAAACTTTATCCATCAATCGGATTGCTGTTCTGATTCTTGAAGCATTTTGTTTTGCTTCTAATGTACGTGCTTTATCACTTTCTAAAAATTTTGCTTGTCTTTCCAATTGTTTTTTGAAGAGCTGTACTGAATAACTATAATCAAAATCAAACCCATTCCATATCATGGGTAAGAAATCAATTACTCGTTGAATTTGCTGGTATTTTCTTTTGAAAAAATATTTAATATCGTTTAACATATCTTTATAGTTTAATTGTTAATCATTTAAGTTCAAACCACTCACGTTTTCTCTCTTCCATTTTTTTGTTATGGATTATTGTTTTTCTTAACTTGACAAACTCTGTAAAATTAAGTGGTTCACCTTTACACCTACTTAAATATCCTTTGTATAATTCGTCCCAATTCATCTTTTAGTATTTTTAGTTTTACAAAGATACTAAATTATTTTGTATTTTCCAAATCCTCTAATTGTTTTTCCAATCTTTCTATACTACCTCTAATAATACCTGCATTAGGGTCAAGTTTTTTGATTTGCTCTATCAATTCTTCTTCCCTACCAATATGGTATACTTTACTCTCGATAGCATCAGCAAGTTCTTGTAGGTGTTTTGGTGCACCTATGGTAATACGAAGGTCATAATCACTCCATTTCGTTTTCCAATCCCAAAACTGAATCCCTTTGGTAAGTTTTCTATGTAGGTAATTCAATTTCTGATTCCTAACTCGTACAATACTTTTATCATTACCGAAAACATGGAGGAAACGAAGAAACCATCTTGGACACCATTTTGGTTTTGCCTCATAATCCATTGCGAGTACTAATGGATACATATACTTAAAAAATGAACTCTCTTCCCAAATAGCAGTTCCCAAATACCCATATTTTTCCTCAAATCCTTTTGGAAAAAAAATGTAACGAAAATCACTCCACTCTAAATCACGAGTGTGTACGAACCCATTTCTTGCAGGTCTACCTTTCCAAAAAAGCAATCCTCTTAAAAAATAAATTATTCTTTGTTTAAGTGGTACTTTTGGCGATTCGTTTAATGTTTCGAATTTGTTTTCCATAACCTTTCTTTTTTTCAATTTGTTTACAGGTATCTGATACCAATTTTACTAATTCTCCAATTGGATTGTTTCCTAATAGGAATCTCATTCGTGTGTCTGATTCTAATGTTCTAATTTTCATTTTGTTTTTGTGATAATTAAATATCCCTCTTTATTTGATTTAAACTCTTTAATAATTCTACCCATAATCTCCATTCCGGCAGTAAGATACGGCCCTCCACTTGGGTCTACCATATCAATTACATGCGTATTTGATGTTACCATCGGACCATATACTCGTGCAATATCACACGGCCCTACCCATTTACCATTCTCATCGTAAATGTGCCTATGAACTTCTTCTTTGAATTCATCGAGATTCATTCCTCCACCAAATGTGAGATATGCTTTGTAGGCCTTAGTGTAATCGTTTGGAAATCCAAATCTGGAATGTTTAAATTCACCATTCCATTGGATGTTTCCATCTTCATTCAGAATAAATATAAACTTTTCTCCGTAACGATTAAAAAAAGTTTCGTTTTTTACATTATTTTTTACTTGTATCTCCATTTAATTTTGAAAGTGTATAAATTGAATTATTAGTTTTGAATTTTACATACTCATTGGTCTGTTCCAAGATTTCGGTGACCGTAGTTGTTTGCCATGTAAAGAAGTCATTAAATGGGGACATGATAAGAGAACGATTCAAACCAATCCCATCGTATCTTTCTTTAAATCTACCATCGGAATTAAATTCAATCCACATTACTTTTTCGGATTGTTTAGTTAACCCATCATTCTCCCTGACAAGTTTCCAATTTTCATTTTTTTCAGTTAATCCCATGAGTTCTGCTTGATACGGGTCAAGTTGTAAATTACCTTCTTCATCAAAAGATACTACTAGTTTTGGGTGTACTCCACCTATCATATATTTTTATATTAAATTCCACTTTCCATTCGTTGAACCTGATTGTGGTAGTCAGCCTCTGAGTATTCTACTACTGATAAACCAGGGGTGAACTTTGTCATTAGATAACCATCTTTACCAACAAAATCAATCACCCTGTCAATGAATTGTTGAATCATGTAAGTCATATCAGAAGAACCAAATCCTTGGTCTTCATCCCACATATCTGTCCATTCTTCGGCAACTTCGGTTGCTAGTTCTAATAAATCCCATTGGGCAACACGAGTATCTCTAATCAATTCGGTAAAACCTTTGATTCGGTGAGAGTTAAAAAGTAAAGTCTGTGGGTCAACTATGTAATTCATAATATGAGGGGTTTAGGGGTTATGTTTTATATTGAATACAATTATACGAAAAAAATTTTACATTTCCTAGTACTTTGGAAAATAATTTTTATACTAGTTGCATTTTCTGCAACTCTCCACCAAGTCCCTCAACCACTATGGGCTTGGAGAACTTAACCTCGTGGTCTATGTACTCATAACGAGAATACTCATTACTCTGGGCTTCCACCAAATTAATAAGAGCGAGTTTCAAATCCTCCTTGTAGGCATACATCACCAAATCGGAGTCAATCGGAAAAGAGAAATCCACTCCACCTTTGGGTTTCCAATAAGGAGTTTGGTTATCGGAATAATTCTCGTAATACTGGGCGGAAACTAAAACACTAATCATCATATCTTTTATCGTTTAGGGGTTATCTGTTATTACTTTACTAATGTAAGAAAAATTATTCGTAATTCCTAGTCTTTTTTTAATTATTTTACACTAGTTCCAATAAATTGGATTGTGTTTGCAATTCGTTGAAGAATGGGAGTGGGTAATTCCATTTCTTTAGCAATTTCCAACATTTCGGTGTAAAGGTAGCCATCCCACACACCACACAACATATTGTATAGTGGGGTGAACCAAGACTCATCTCTATCTATGTGAAAATCTTCTACACTTCGAAGAGTAGTTGAGTGGTATTCCATCCAATCGTTGGTGAATAATTCGTGGCGGTCAAATCTTACAATGTTCATATTTAAAGGGTTTAGTAGTTGAACTCTCATTACATAACAAACATACAAAAAAAAGTTGAGCTTTCCAAATGAATGCCCAACTTTTTTCAAAAAATTTTTAATTTTTTTTTTATTCTCCCCAATGTTTCTGGCGAAGTTCATATACATCAATCGGTTCTCTCTTCATGTGATTACCTTGATTGAAATGGGCACCTTTTTTCAAATATCCACCCAACAGATTTCTACGGAATCGATTTGAATTATTAGGCTCTGAACCATGAATAGTGTGGGAATGAAGTAAAACTACTTCTCCTTTACGAAGGTATCCTTCTACCTTTCGGAAATCATGTCCTTCTGGCATAATACAAGGTTTACCTCTTTCATTTCTCCAAAACTTAGGATTTGTTTTTGCTCTTTCCTCATCCACCTCAATTGGTAAAACTGGTAATCGGTGTGAACCTTCATAGTTCCAAACTGCTCCATTTTCTGGGTCATGATTATCAAGAGCAAGTGCTGTGTTGATGATTTCATTATGAGCACATCCAGTATAGAATGCATTTTGGTGCTGGTCTCTACCCAATTGTCCTGGTGGTTTGAAGTATGACCAAGTTTGTAGACCAACCAATTCGCCTTCCATAAGGAACTCCATTGCTTCAATAAGTTTTGGATGTACGAAAATTGATTCTAATTTTGGTGATAATTTATGTGGATATGCAAAAGGGTCCCACTCTCCCCACTCTTCACCATTTTCCTTGGTGGTTAATGCTCTTTCTTGGCGAAGTCTTTCGAGTTCATTGTTAATTTCATCACATTGTTCCTCGGTAAGGAGTTGTAATACGGTCCAACCTCTATATCGCCAATCGAAGGTCATTTGTTGGATTTCTAAATCCGTAAGATGTTTAAATGCCATAACTTATTTTTTGTTGTTTTATATAAATATATATTACTTGTGAAATTGTAAAAGATTCGGTAAATAAAATTTTAAATTTGGTATTTTATCACTTACCAATGATAATGCAATTCGATTTGATTCTCTGACTCCTTTATCCAATACATTACCACTAGAATCATATTGAGTTGTAATTGGTCCAGAAATTCTCCATCTTACTATTACTCCTGTATATAAAGCATTAGATAATATTTTACTATATTGAGAATAGTTAGACTCATATATTGTTGAGGATTTATCGTTTGTTTTTTGAATAAAATATCGTGTAATCCATCCTCTTTTATAATCACTTTCAGTTGGAGTTGGAAAATGAGTTTCAATATCAGAATTCAAGGTGAATAATGAGTTTATTTTTAAATTTGAATATTTTTTATTATTATCCATATTACGCCTCCCCATCCTTTAACTTCATTTTACCACCTACACGAGTTGTCCACAATCCATTATCCAATGTATGTGAAATATCAACAACAGTAAAAGCAGCTTTACCATTAAATTGAGATGGTAAATCTGCTATTTCAAATAAATCACCTGTTTTGATACCAGACACACCATGTATTTGAAAATCGAATGTAATTTGTAGTAAGATATTATTTGGAGTTGTATCATTTTTGTAATTCAAATCCAATTTTCTAAATAAAGTTGAATCATTCCATGCACCTACTGCTATGATAGATTCTAAATTAGTAGTTGTAGTAGTTTCACCGCCAGAACCACCACCGAATCCAAAAAATCCAGCAATAGAACTAAGTACATCACCTATTCCTTTAAAAAAGTCATCAAACAACTTTTTTGCAGCATCTCTAGGGGCATTCCTATCTTTTATAGTTGGAACTACCGTTGCATATTTCATGAAAAGTTCATAATTTTGTTTTCTAGCTTCCTTTTCAGCTTCTGCAGGATCTGTTGCTGGTGCAGGTTCATTATTGCCGGTATTACTAGATGAACCACCAGCATTTCCTCCATTCTGTGCTTCACTATCTTGTGCAATTTGACTTTTGGCAAACTTTGTTATTATTTCAACAACTGGATCAGGTTTTTTGGCAAATAACATACCAGGGTCTATTGGTAAATTACCTTCAGGTGAAACATCCACTTGTTCAGCAGCAGTTCTCTCTGCAATAATCATATTTTTCATTGCAGCCGGTATATCAAATCCAAATTCAGATTCTATAAAAGGACAATCAACTCCACTTGAAAAAAATTTGACTATACTTTCAGATTTTGAATTTTTTCCTGAGAAGTTTAAATCAACTATTTCTAATTGATTACAATCTTTATTTTCTTGTCTACGAGATGGTAATTGTGCTATATCAAAGTGCCAAATCGAGTTTGCTGCAGATGATATACCATTTAAAAGTTCGTAATAAACATCTTTTGCAACATAATTTGATTTACTTATAACTTCAACAAAAAATTCAAAATTTATATATAAATCTTTTAAATAACCCCATTGTCCTATTAATGCATCAAATGGAACAGTATCTACGGGAAATGCAGAAGCAGGTAGTTGTTCTAATTGTGGAAATCTAAAAAAATGACCATCTGGATCTTTTTGTTCTAGGTTAACAGCACCTTGAGGGGCTCCGTTTTCACCAAGAATAGGTCCTACTTCTTCAATCGTTGTTGCGGATAAAGCACTAACTAATCCAAAATCAGGAGTATTCCTATTAGGGATAATTAATTTAGTACCATCAATTGAAAACATATATGGATGTGCCCTACAAATAGTATCTCTATATTCTATAGCCAAAGGGAATGTTGGTACACCATCTCCACAAATTGAGGCAACTGATTTTGTATCATATGGTAGTCGATTGAGTATTTCAAACGCAAGTTCGAGTCTAATATAAGAACTTTCACTAACTAAAGGAACTCCCGATGGTATTGATGCTTCAGGTGCTGCGGCACCATCTCCTCCACTATTTTGTTGAGAAGTTTGGACAGCAGTATCTTGTAATTCACCAATTAAATCCTTTCGTATTTCATCATCCATGTTGATAAAATTGGCTTCACTTATGAATGGTATTTCTCTACTATCCTTTTCGTTTATTAATTTTTTTACATCTTCATTTCTTTTTGAAGGAGGTAATCTATTGTACATTTGCATAAATAAAGCACGGCCAACATTTGATTCTGCAGTACTTTCAATTACTCTACTATCATATCGTTCACCACCTGTATTTTGCTTATCATCAAGTTTACCACCACTTCGGTGTTGTTGTAAATATGCAGCAACTTCACCTATTGAAGTTAATTCAACTTTTAAAACATAAGTTTCACCAACAGCAGTTTTAAATCCACCATTTGTGATATATCCCAAAAAACCATCATAGGTATAACCTGAATTTTGTTGTTTACTTTTTAGATAATCATACGAATTAAACTTTGCAAAATCACACGGACTTAACGCACTTCGCTCGGCATAAGATTGAGGTAAATTCCAACCATATTCTACTAAAACAGTATAACCAGGTTCAAGAAAATATTCAGCTACTTTTTCTGCTTGTTTTAGTGTAAAGCATTTAATTTCAAATTCAGCCTTTCGTGTTAATCCACCTTCTCCAAAATTTATACCCATAGATTGGATTACAGGCGATGGTCGGAATCCTCTATCACCTTCTACAAACACCGAACCTCCTGCAAAATCAGTACCTACTCTTCCTGATTTTTCAGTATTACCATATCTAAGTTCGAATGAATCGTTAGGAGGAAGTGTTTCGAGTACTAACCCACTTGAAGATGAAACTCTCATCCATGCAAGTCTTTCAGATGCTTGAACATTTCTACCTGCTCTCGATAAAATAAGTTCTTGTATTTTTGGATGAAAATAAGAATTAAAAGGAAATAACATATTATCTGAATTTATTTACAATTTCTAAATAATTTTTTGGAACTCTCAAAATAGTGCCATCTGCTACTGCAAATGGTGCATCGTGAATATTATTTGCAGTTGCAATAATCCACCAAAGGGATTGATCCCCATAATATTGATATGCAAGCGTATCTAATCTATCACCTCCTTGGGTAACGATGTATATATCGCTATCTCTCAATGGTATATTTGGGTATATTTTTGTTCTATATACCTCTCTACCATCTTTTAGTTTTTGTACCTGATTTCTTTCGTATCTACTTGCCATAATTTAGTTTTGTTATATTACCAACTACCACCAGCACCACCACCACCGAATGAACCACCTTTAAAACCACCAAATTTGGTATTAGGGTAATCATTATAAAACGAATTTTTTGCTAAATTTACTTTTCCAGCATTTTTTGTTCCAGCAGTGTTTGAACCTCTTTTTTGTGTTTGCAATATACTCTCTTCTTGAGTTCTATCTCTACCTACATAAGGTTTAGTAATTGATTGAGTTGGTTTTGGTAATTCTTTATTAACATCAACACCATTTAGTCTAGTTGCAACTGCGTTTGCATAATTAACAATTGTTATTTGGTCAGAGTATACTGTTATGAATTGAGTATATGTAACGGATGTTGTACCAGGATGTCTACTTGGTACAATAACCAAATGTGAATAATTAGTTTCAGATACTTTCTTTACACTATCCAAATCATAGGTTGTATCTGCCCAATATGAAAGAAGTACATCGTCATCTACAAATGGGAATAACTTTTTAGCCTTAGTAAATCTCTCATCTATCAGAGATGCAAGTAAAGATGTTGCTCCAATACTAGTTACAGTTTCACCACTTTGTTGTTCTTGTGGAGTAGGTTCAGTTTTACCACTTTCTAAATTTTGTTGTGGTTTATTTACACCACCCTCTACAGGAGGTTGGGTATTACTAACTCCTATATTATCAACTTTAGGTGGTTGGAATTGGAGATTTTTTAGTTGTGTTGCTGCCATAATATCTGCAATTGCCTGTGCTGCTACTGCATCATTATTTACAGTTGCAGTATTAGGTGTTGTAGCAGTAGGAGTTGTAGCTGGAGAATCCGTATTTACAATTGGTTCCGTTGGAACTTGGGTTCCTCCATTTGTAATAGTCTCATTTATTACATTCACTGCCTCATCAGACATTGCAAAATTATATGGTTTAAGTTCCGAACCACGTTCTTCAATAAATTTAATGGTAATAGAAACTTCGATATATTTTGGTAATAATAAACCATCATGTTGAGTTTCCCAGCTATTATTATCAGGTATTGCATAAGAAAGAGAATCGATATATCCATCTTTATTTACATACATATTACCTAATCTAAAAGATATGATAGGTGGTTGAGTATAATTTTTACCTTCATTTGCTGCAAAAGTTGGGTATGTTAATTGAGTTAAGAATTTTAATTTATCCCAATTTGATGCCAATTCTAATTTATTAAAACATACAACATTTAAAGTGAATTGTACACTTCGTTCTATACTACCATATGTATAAAATTTATAAGGATTTCCAAAAAAACTATGAGAATCCCATTCAGGTGTAGTTGTTTCAGATAATGAAGTAATATAACTTCTAAAATGTACGGTTCGGTTTGATCTTCTTGATTTAAACCAAAGTGGAATTAAATCTTGTCCTTCAATTGATTTCAATTCTTCTGCTGAACGAGTTTTTACAGGAGATTGATTTACAAGGTCAAAATTACTATCTAAACCATAGGTAGTTTTCCAAGTATTTTTATATCCGGATAGTGCTCCGTAATTATTTCCCTCTGTTGGATTGTATGGAGAATATCTACCTGTTTTATTTTGTCTATCCGAGAATCCATATTCGGTTTTACCATATCTACCATCAGTACCTGACCTATCTATACCGAAGACAGGTGATACCAGTGTTAAATCAATAATAGGAGTATTTGCTTCTCTATAATCATTTTTATAACCACCAAGAATTTCAGAATATTTTAAATCAGGATTTGGTTTTGGATTACGAGTTTGTTCTTCAATAACCTTGTCTAATGCATCTTTATTTGTATTAGAGGTACCTTTTAATTTGTTTTTAAATTCAACTACATCTTCACCAAGTTTTCTCTTTAATTTTTCTTTTTCTAGGTTGGCTTTTATTAAAAAATCATTTGTTGCTTCTAATAATGGAGCCAAATCTTTTTGTTGCTGTTCTCTTTCTCTCGCTACACGAATTCTAGCAGAATAACTAAATTCAGATGAATATTGATATGAACCATTTGCAGGTTTTGCAGTATTTAATCCCAACGAATAAGGGTCTCCAAATAAAAAATCTCTTACTTCATCTTTTACTAAAGATATACCTTGTCCCAAAAGCTGTCTTCCAAGAGTTTTAGGATTACCTCCTCCAGCTTGTTTTAAAAATTTACCAAATTCAGTGCCAGCTGCATCGTTTTTTATACGAGCAATGGTAATCATTGTATCTGGTTCTATATTTCGTTGCAGTTCTCCTGTATTATTAACAAATGTTGGTATTGTAAGTTGTGGAATACCCAATCGTGAATTTATACCATCTCTGGCTTGACTTAATGAACGAACTTGTCCTCCAAATACAAATCTACCAAACCCACCAGATGTAATTGCACCCAAACCTTGACCGATTAGTCCACCATTACCTGCTTCTCCTCCAGTTGCCTGTTTCATTAGTTCAACTGCAGAGGTAGAACGAGTGGCAATACGAATGGATTGATTTCCATATAGTAATGGATTATTCAATTCAACTGCAGATCTAGGTCTGATACCAGTTGTTTCAAATTCAACCAAAGTATCTTTGTCAGCCTCTACTGCTGTATCAAATGTTGAACCCCTAAATAAATCTAATATCGTTCTTCCCATTATCAATTAAGCAAACTGAGTTCCAAATTTATTATCGGTACTCGTTTCAGATTTTCTTCTTACAATACTCGTAACCCTTGTACTATCCATATAAACATCTTTATTCGCTAAAAATGCTGCCTTTAACTCTCGTAGTTCGGCTATAACACCTTCCATAGAAACCATAGCTCCTCCTCCTCCACCCAATGAATTTGCTAATGCAGCAGGGTTTTTGGTTGCTATTAAGAAATCTTCAGGTGAAGTTGATACAACTTGTCCATTTTGAACTACACCATCATTTATAGATGGAGCAGCTGCACTCATAGATTCATTTTGAGCAGATGATGTGATATCAAACCCTCCTACACCTATTAATTGTTTTACCCAATCCGGTATCATATTCATAATGGTGGCTTTTATTTTTGTTCCAATATCACCGAATATTGCTAAAACGGAATCAAACAAATCAACAAATGAATCAAACATTCCAAGTGGAATAGCAAGAAACATTTCAACTACACCTTTAATTGATTGTATAATTCCCTCACCGATTAATGAGAAATCAAGTGTAAAAATTCCCTTTATTATTTTAAATACACCACCTAAAGTATTTGCAATACCATCTATAAATCTAGCAAGAACGGATACATATGTAATTACGACACGAGCTAGAATTTGTCCTACTAGTTCCATAACTTTTAAAAACCCTTGACCACTACTGTCACCAAAAATCTCCCTAAAAGGTGCTAATAAATTATCAAAAGCAGACATTAATCTTTCTATTGCTGTACCTACTCCTGAAAAATATCCTTTTAACATTGCAAAAACAGGTACTAAAATTCCCATGAATAATTTTCCTATCGGTGCCATGGCCATCATTAGATCAGTACCCATTGCTGTTAATTGATTTTTCATGTTATCAAATTCCGATTGCATTTCTCTTTGTTTAGCAAGTTCTTCGGTTTGTCTTTTTAAATCGGCTTCAGACATTTTTGATATATCTTTACCAGCTTCAACTGCTGCTTGAGCAGCTGCTAGTTCTTCTCCAGCCAACTTTCCAAATCGTTCTCTGATTCTTACTTGATTCACCATCGATTCGTAGGTCATATTACTTGCACCTGCCAATGCATCTTGTTCAAATGTGTTGAGTTTTGTAATATCACCCAACTTCATGACCTCATCAATTACTGCTTGTTGAGCACCAACAGCATCTTTGGTTGCTGCAAGATATCTTGCTCGTCCAAAATTTAAACTCTGCCCCAACATAGCAGATGCTTCGAGTTCTTTTGTTATTGAACTTTCAAAATCCAATAAGTTATCTGCTACTTTACCTGCTTCACCAAGTGATGTTCCTAATTTTGCTGCTTCAATTGCCGCATCTCTTAATTTTTCAGGTGAACTACTAAAATATTTATAGGCGTATTCTGAATTCTCCGCCATGTCTTTAACAACTTTATCAGGGGCCACATTGACCATTTTAGCCATTTCTACTGTTTGACCTATTAAAAGCTGTGATTGTTCTGCACTTAATCCACCTATATTTTGGAATATTTTATTTAATTCAGTTGCTTCTTTGGTAGAAACTCCAAAGTTTTTATTTAATGCCACTATTGAACTTAAAACTGCCTGAGATGGTTGTTCTAATCCCGAAAATTCGTTTGTGAATTCTGCAGCTGCCTTTGCCACATCTTCGGCAGATGCTCCAAGTGCGGCAGTTGTTCGAGTGACATTAATTATATTTCCTTCTAATTCTTTAGTTTGAGAATTTAATAAACCAGTTTCTTTTCTAAAAGCTTTAGTTGCTTCGGATAGTTTATAAAATCCAATTAAACCAATTGCAACTACTGCAAGTATTGCTGCTCCAGCTAATACGTATGGATTAGTAAGTAGTGGTCCTAGATTTTTACTCAATGCACCCATACCACCTTGCATACCCGATGAAAATGAACCTACGAATCCCTTTCCTGCTTTTAAATTATCAGTAAATGCCGTAGCAAATCCATTCTTAAACGCAGATGTTGCATTACCAATTCCGCTCTTTATAGCACCCATTGGTATTATCTTACTAAAGACTTTACCAATTACTGGAATATCTTCTAATGCATCTTTAAAATCATCCAAACCATCAGTTATACCTTCACCAAGTTCACTTGTTAATCTTGAAACTTGTTCGACAACCTTTTGTCTTTTTTGTTCAATACTTAAAGCCTCTTTTGCTGCGGTTACTTGTCCAAGTAATTCTCTTTTTAAATCTTCATTTACACCCCAGTTGGCTTTTAGAAGGTCTTGTTCCTTTTCTTTTAATTTATTAATAGCTTTATTTAAATCTTCGGCATCTTCTAAATTATCAACGATTTGTTTCATCATATCAGTTGAATTTGTCAATATATCAAGATGTCTATCTGATTTTGTTGCGAGATCGTCCATAGCCCTACCAATAGATTGGGTAAGTTCTTCCATTTCTCTTAACGCAATAGTATCTTTGTTTGCCATTTATATTCTATATATCTCCAAAATTATCTTGGTAAATATCTTTTTAAATAATCAGGTACATTAATTCCTTTTTCTTCTTGGCTTTTTGCCCATTGAGCAACTCTTTCCAAATCTTTATCAGCATCAACTAATGCTTTTCTTAAATCAACATCATTTTCAAGTTTATTCTTCAACCTTTTTTTAAAAAAATTCATAAAAAACCCTTCATTTTTTAAATTATGTTTCTTTTGAATTTCTTTAAATAATCTTGATTCAGATTCGGTATATTTCATATTAAACTCCCATTTATACTCTAATAAATATTAAATAAAAAAAAATGTGAGGAGTTTACCTTCTCACATTAATATTTGGACTACTTACACTTGATTTCGATTTCTGTGATTGTTTTATGTTTTCTTGTTCTTGTTTCTTAGCATCTATCAGTTGTTTGTAGTAGAAATTTCGTATATGTATGGGTAATCGATAAACTCCTTCTTGAGTGAATCCATTACCAAAATAACATAATTCAAAAATTTGTTTATGAAGTAGAATTGAATAATTATTCGGAAGGCCAAAAAAACCCTACGCCCATTGGTATTGAGCGTACCTCCATTTCTCCCGTTCGTGGGTCTTCATATTCAAATTCCATTTTAATATCCGGTTGGATTTTTTTCAAATGTTCTCTGAATGCTTTTGTATCTCTTGTTAAGAATTGGTTATTGATAAAGTATGTAATACTAGACGTATCAGTTTTACCATTTACTGATACTATCATATATCTATAACGAGTAGTTAATTCAGAACCAGTTCCTCCTTTGTTCAATCTTTGTAGTGCTTTTATATCTGCATCTATTTTTTTCTCATCACCATGAGTTAGTAATCTATATTCTAATACATTTCCATTTGTTGTAGTAAATTTATATCTATTTTCTCTATTCAATAAAGTAGTATCTATTTCCTTTACCTGAACTTTTGATAAATCTACAACTACCGATTCTTTCTCATCGGAATCAAGGGTCAACTCTATATTATATTCAGGTCCATAACCTAAAATACGAGTTGCTAACATAATAGCATTTTTATCACCAATTAGAATATCATCAACATTGATTTTATTATCTACTATGATAGATTCAAATAGTTTATCTAAAACTATACCTTTTTTAATTAAATTTTGAGATGCTAGAATTTCTTCTTCTTTTGCAGTCATGTATTTAATTTCTATTTGACCAGAAGAGAGAGGATTTGATTCAGGATAACATAATCCTTGAGATGGAAGTGAAATTACTTCAGTTGGAAAATCATAATTTGCCATAATAAACCTTTATTTTGTTGTTTGTATATAAATATATAAATTAAAAAAAGTTGAAAAAAAAAGAGTTCTCGTAATGAGAACTCTCTTATGTAAGAAAATGAAATAATGTATTAGAATTCCAAGATTGCGTAATCGTAAGAAATTGTTAATTCGATTGTGGCAGGATCAGTACCAGTTGCCCAATCCAAATCACCAAAGTTTGCTTGTGTAATGAAAGCACCTTTCAATGTCCATTGTTCGATTTTATCACCTACTGGACCTAACATATAACACTGGATATCTTTCTTATACATATCAGCATATCCATTTCTACCAGTTAGAGATTCATGTGATAAACGAACCCACTCCATTACCGCTTGTGCTCCAGATGGAACAATTGGGTCATAAAGAGTCATTGTAATATCTTGCCACTCACCCTTACCTTTAAGTTGTCTTTTAACATTAATGTGGTCTAGGGTAACCTTTTCAAACTGAATTGTAGGTCTTTGTGATGCTTTAATTAAATATGAAGGAATACCACCTACTTCGAAGATGAAGCGGTTCTTCATCTTCGGTTCGAAATTGGTATAGAACATTTCATTAAATTCTAATACTTCTGCCATTTTTTATTTTCTCCTATTATACTAATAAATATAATCTTTTTTTATTTTTTTAAATTATGCTGTAAATGAAGCTCCAGTTGGCAAGATGTTGAAATCTAACACGATAAATTCAGCAGTTCTTGTTGGTTGTAAGAAAATCTGTCCAGCCAAGATGTTTCTATCGATTACATCAGGAGTATTGTTTGATTCATCCATTACTACACGGAATGCAAACAAACCTTGTCTTTGCTGAATACCTTCCAAGTATGGATTTACAGTATTCAAGAATCTTGAACGAGTTTGTGCAGTGTTTTGTTCGAATACCAAGTATCTTGAAGTAGATGCAATGTATTTCTTAACTTTAATCAACAATCTTCTTACATTGATTCTATCAAGTGCAGATGCTCTGTCTTGAAGAGTCTTCTGTCCAAATGCAACGATACCTTCTCCAGGGAATTGAGCAATTGGGTTTACTTTGTTCTCATATAGAGTATCTCTTTCAGCATGTGTTAATCTATTCAATACACTAACTGCACCAGTGATACCACCTCTATTCAAACCAGCAGGAGCAAACCACTCTGCGGCGATAGCATCGTTGGCAGCGTAGATTCCTGGCATCAATACTGATGGTGGAACGATAGTTAGTTTGTTTGTTCTTGAATCAATTGTTTTAACCCAAGGATAGTAAGAACCCACATAGTTAGAATCAACATTTTGTGCTTCACCTGTTACTAAATCAATTGTATCATCGTAATCACTTAATTCACCAATAAAGAACGCATCTTCTCTAGCCTCTACCATATCAACAATCTTATCAAATACATAAGAGTGTAGTCTTCTAACAACACCAGGAGCAGCTACCAAGTTGATATCAAAATCATCAGGGTTAGATACTGAATTGATTGCTTTTACATAAGCAACTGAACCACTTGTTGTAGGGTTAGCCAAGTTGAATCCTTGTGAGTTTCCAGCTCCCCAATCAGTATCACCAACTTTTGCCAAAGCATGTTTTACAACAGGAGATATTCCATCAAATCCACCTTGGAAACCTACCGTAAATTGTCTTTTAGCAACATCAGTAGTATTTGAACCAGTTAATAAATAATTAAATGGTACATCATCAAATGAGAAATGTATATTTGAACCAGTACTAGCATTATTTGGAATTGGAGCCAAGAAGTAATTATTATCTACTTTTACAATTGAAGTTTCTAAATCAATACCTGAATATCTAAATGTAGATGATGAAGTATTATCATGTGAACCAGTTGAGAAGATAACTGCAGGTGTTATTGAATTATTTCCTCGGATTGGAGAAAGATATGCCTCATGTCCGAATGGTCCTGCCGTAATTGGAAAAGAACCTTCTTCTGAAACTTCAACTCTAACAAGTCTAGAACGATTTGCATAATCTCCATTCATTGTCATCTTACCATTTGCATCAATAGTGATGTTTTGGTCACCAATTATTTTTAAAATATAATTAGGTGAAGACGGGTCTAAATTAACATTATTATAAGTTTCTAAAATTGATTTTCTTCTATCAGTATCAGAATATGCTCTAATCACAATTGAGAAAGTTGCATAATCAGTAGCATTTGACTCACCAGCTGCCTTTACATTAAAAATAGAAATTTTGTATTCATTATTAGCATATGTACCATCACCTAATGTGTGGAAACGGAACAATTGATGGGTTTCACCAGAAATTTCTTGAGAAATAATCCAAGGAGTGGATGCGAATGTGCAATCTTGACTAGAAAAACTTTGCTCACCTAAACTTACCAATGAAACAGTTGACCCAGAATCTTCATTGAAGATAGATTCTGCTGCGTTTTCAAAGAATTGAGAAACATACACCCCTTTAGACCCTCGTGGATTACCACCAAATACATCAGATAAATCATTTCCAGCTGTGTATAGGATTGATGCAGATACTGAAGTATTGTATGCAGAATCAGAACCACTCAATACAATATTGAATACTGATGATGATACTTGAGCATCAATTGATGCGGTGATAGCATCACCATTTCCAGAGGTTGTCCAGTGATGAGTTGATTTTAAAACACCAACTAATTTTTCTCCATTAGAACCTGATACTTTAATACCAACTGATCCTTGTTGAGTATATCCACCGATATGCCCAACACGAACAATAGTTACAGTTCCAGCTTCTCTTAAATAATTTTGAACCGCGTACCCAGTGTAGTAAGAACCATCTGGTGTACCGAAAATTGATTCAAATTCTGATTGGGTGTTTACTACGGTTGGTGCGAAAGCAGGTCCTTTAGAAAAAGGTCCGATTATTGCTGCTCCGATTTCTCCAATACCTTGTGATAAGAAAGAAAGGTCATTCTCTCTAGTAAATACACCTGGTGATACAATCTTTTCTGCCATTTTATATTACTCCTTTATAATTTCAATTATGTAATGATACGAATATAAATATTACTTACTTTTTGTAAAGAATATTTTTTATTGAGTAACCTCATTATTTATGGGAGTAAATACACCAGTATTTGGATCATAATTACCATCACCATATTTTTCGTTTAAATTTTTAAATAATTCTAGTTCGGTATTAACCAACTCTTTGTGTTTTTCTAATAATTCTGATTCAATTTCATCCAATTCATCATTTCTTCTTTTTCTCTCAACCGAAAGTTGTCCTAATTGAATAAAAACTAATTCCACATCAGTTTTTAATTGATTAATTGAATTGACTTCTTCTTGTGTAAACTTGATTTGTTCCATCATTTTGATATATTTAGTTATTGTTTTTTATATATAAATATATAGTTTTTCATCAAACATTAAAAATTATCTTGTAAATATTATTGTTGCCCATGCTCCTTTTAATCCCTGATCAATTGCTCTAACTCTGATATACCAATTTCCTGCAGATAATAATGTATTTACTTCAATACTTGTAGAACTCCATTCAGAATAATCATAAGTTAGTGAACCAAAATCAGAATTGTTATCTATTTGAACATCGTATGCAGTAATACCAGTTGTTCCAACTGATGATGGTGCTGTCCATGATACGAACGGTGAAGAATATGCTAATGAAGTTGGAGCTCCAGGTGCAGCTAAGTCAGTATGAGAATTACCACCTTTATTGTGAGTGATATATCCATTAACCATGTAAGTATCATCTTCTTCAACATCAATAGAAACAATTTCAGTAGTTTTTTCTACAATTTCAATTGAAGTAATATCAACTTCTGAATTATCACCTTTAATTAATTTATCACCAACTACCAAATTGAACATTTCTTTGAAAAGATAATCACCAGTTACCGAATCTTTCACCAACATCGGGTGTTCGGACGTAGCAGTAACCTCTCCATTATTAACATCATAATAACGAGACGCGAATGAATAAGTTAAATTAACAATTGTTACATCTTTTGGTGTAGTAGAAAGTGATTCAGTTGACCAATCTAAGAATGTTTCATCGGACTCCATACTTAATCCACCAATAGAGAACCCTTTAAGTGAGTCTCCTTCATTCAAATCACCAGCCTCTACGATTGTACCATCAGCTAATGTAACAGGTGAATCAATAGTTAAACATAGTGCAGTAGAGTTTCCATCATAGGAATCTACCGAATAAACGGTCTTGGTTCTTGCAACATTATAGTTAACAGCATGTTGATTATATCCATCAGCAAAAGTTGCAGAAACTGTATGTAAAAGTACTGGTTGTAAAACGGTTTGAGTTGGTGCATTTGTCATATTACCAACTGCAATACTAGCACTAACACCATTGTTTGTAGAAACTGATAATCTATCGCCACCTGTAATTCCCCAAGTTACATTTCCACCTCTACTACTAATTTGTGAAAAATTAGTACCTCCTCCAGCTGTTCCTAATGTATATACTTCGGAAGTGTTTTCAACTGCGTATGTAAACCCATTAACACTACCTATTGAATCTACTGCATATGAAGATAGAGCAGTTGAAACTGCAGAACCACGAATAGTACCAAGTGAAACATTGGAATTTTGTGTATTTCCAGTTGCACCTGCAAGTGCATTAAGTGATAAAGTATCTCCGGATGTTAATGTTGGCATATCTGTTCCTTATGTATTATAAATATGAAGTAATTGGTCTACCCACTTTTCTTTATTTGAAAAATTATCAATCATATATGATTTAATAATATTAAACCATTTATTTTTTATTTCGTGTGGAGTTACCAATAACTTATTATAAATATCATGAAACTCGGTTTTAGTTGAAACACGATATGGATACTCTAAATCTTTACACCAATTTTTATGTATTATTGGTAATTTACCTCTATCTACTGCTTCAAATATAGAATATCCAAATGGTTCGGATGTAAACGCAGAATGAGAGATACCCCAATCCATATTATAGAATATATCCTTAAATGATGAATCGTAATGATATATTTTTGATTTAGATGTATCAACTTTTGCCCCATTTTTCCAAATGGAGTTAAATTCGTGTGAATTAGTAAAAATATACGATTTTAACCCATCTAAATAGTGTGGGTTCTTTCTACCTTCACATCTTGCGGCAAATCCTAAGTTATTTGACTCTGAAAGTGGTAAATTCCATTTAAATTCGTAAAAATTACGAATATTCGTGTTTGGAATCAATATATCGTATAATCCTACCCAAACTGAGTGAGTTGTCCATTCATTTACTTCCTTTTCCCAACTTGAATCTAAATATGGATGCCATCCAAGTGATGCATCAGTACCAACTTGTGATTTTATGATGTGGTCTACTGAATTGTGGAGAATATTCGAGTGAATTTTGTGTTTATTCTCTTGGATTACCCCCATTGGGGTATAATGTCCATGTAAAATGTTAATTCTTCTCGCATTTCTACACAATTCTTCTACTTTTTGTATATCGTCTCCATGCCAGTACGCTTCTATTGGAAATTTGTAGTCTTCGTGTCCTTTTGGCCGATTTCGGTGTAAAATAAGTATAGGTTTTACGTCTAAATATGGAGCAACCAACTCCATCCATAGATTTACCCAAGTATCAGTACCTGCATTTACCCAAGGACCTCCACCAGTAGTGTAATAAACATCGTAAACCATTTATTTTTTATTTTTTAACTATAATTCTACCCGAAAAGGTACCTGAAAAAGTTATATCAAGAGCATTTACCGAAGTTGATTCTATAATTGAAGGTAATTCTTGTCTTTTTGATGAAGTATTCCATGCTTGAACTATTGGATATTCTTCATTTAAATTATGAGTAATCGTGTATGTTGAATTACCACTAACATTTACAGCATAAGTAGTCAAATCAGTAATTTGAGATGACCCAGAAATTAATCCTGATGGTTTATTTGCAATACTTGTCCATTCGGTCGAGCCACTAACTATATGTCCACCTTTTGCAACTACAACATATCCACTATGATTTGCAGATAATCCAATTGTTGCAGTATTATTATTCGTAAGTGTAACCGAAGATGGTATAATCTGAGTATCATTATTTTCGTATACAGAAATTAATAGATTTTTGCTATTAAAATTATGTGTTACTGAAATTGTAGATTGATTATCAAACGATGCGGTTAATGTAGCAACTTGTGAAACATCAGCAGGTGGTAAATTTGTTAATTGTGAACCATTACCAATAAAATATGATGCAGTAACATTGCCATTTACATTTATGGAACCAGTAGTTTGTGAGTTGGTGGTAACAATTTGTTGAATAGATGATACACCATTATCTCTTTCAAAAAATATTCGGCCATCAAAAGTATTAATTGCTAACTCACCTAATTCTAAATTAGAATTAGATGGGACTTTACCTTCAACCGCTGTTCTTTTTAACTTTACTACTTGTGCCATATTTATGTGTTACCGATTTCATTATATAATTACTTCGGTTAAAATATCCTTATATAAGGAAGTTTTTTTTACCTTTATTTATCTATATTTAAACTAATTTTGACTTTAATTCATCAATTTGTTTTTGTTGTTCTTTAATTGCCTCGATTAATAAACCAGTCAATTTAGCATAATCAACACCTTTGAATCCATTATCTCTATTATGAACTAATTGAGGAAGAACTTCTTCAACTTCTTGAGCAATAACCCCTACATTTGGTAAAGATTGTTGTAATTCATCGGCATTGGAGTTCCAATCCCAAGTTACACCATTCAATTTCTGAACTTTTTGGATTGGGTTTTCAATGTTTTTGATATTATCTTTTAATCTCTTATCAGAAGAAGCGTATGCAACAACATCACCTCCCACATTCAAGGCTCCACTTACACCGACACCACCCGTTACTATAAGAGCACCAGTGGTTATTGTAGTTGAGGCAGTTGAATTAGTGATATTAACTGCAGAGGAGAATGTTTTAGCCCCAGTAAATGTTTGAGTATCACTTAGGTGGGCGGTATCTGCATCTAAATAAGCAGAAGCGATAACTGAACCTTGCCAAGTACCTGTCCCGATTGTTCCTAATGTAGTGATTGATGTCTGTCCAACATAAGTTGATGCAATATCAACTGCATCTGCAGATACTGAAATTCTATTAGTAGTACCAACTACATTAAAAGTTCTTGAATCGGCAATCGTACCACCACCAGTTAAACCATCACCGGCAGTTAAAGTTATTGATGTGTGGTCAATGTGTCTATTTGCTGAATATCCTGTTGTTGAATCGTGAGATATTTGTGAAGACCCAGATACTAAGGTAGTGCCCGATGCTAAAATTGTACCAGTAATTACGGTATTAGAACCGAGTGTGATTAAAGTACCGGTATCGGTAATATTTGAATCATTTAAATGTTCTTTTCCTGACCCTTTTGGTAATCTATTGTTTGTAAGATATGTTTCGTTTCCTAAATTATCATATGTTTCAGGACCCATTAGTAATACAGATGATGTTGTATTTACTCCGTTTCCTCGATGGATAAATAATAATTCATCTTGTAAAGAATCGTATAAGAATGAACCTGACCCACCCGATGAACCACTATCTACAATTGATAATCCTGCAAATCTAGATGATGGTGAAAATGTGTTTAAAGTCACAAATGAAGAACCAATAACTAAATTTGAAGATGATATATTTTGAATAGATGAAGAACCTTGTACTACTAAATCTTGTGAAACAAATAATGAACCTGTAATGGTTTGGCTACCATTAAATATATTTGAGGAATTCGTTCTTGCGAATGAACCACTCAATGAACCCAATGTAGACCATTTAGTATCGTTTGAGGCAGTGTATAATTCTAAATTAGCAGTTTCAACTTCTAATAAGTTCAAACGTGTAATTGCACTTCCACTTGCAGTTGATAATTGGTCTAATCTACTATTTTGAGTAGTATTAGTTGTATCATTTGAACCAGTGTATGTATTAAGTGATGTTAATATATCTACAACTTGAGATGAACCACTAACTACTGTCTCAACATTTAATCTAGTCTTAATAGTTGTATTAATAGACGATGTAAATGTCTCTAAGTTAGCAGTTTCAACTTCTAAAAGATTTAATCTTGTAATAGCACTACCACTTGCAGTTTCTAAACTTGTTAATCTGCTATTTTGTGTTGTATTGGTTGTATCGTTTGAAGCAGTATATGTAGATAATTGATTTAATCTTGTAATAGCACTTCCACTTGCAGTTGATAATTGGTCTAATCTACTATTTTGAGTAGTGTTAGTTGTATTATTTGAACCAGTGTATGTATTTAATGAACTTAGAATACCAACAACTTGAGATGAACCCGAAACAATTCCAGTTCCACCAAATGTTAATCCACTACCATTACCGGTAAATGTACCACCACTAAATGATGAACCTTGATATGATCCACTAAACGAACCACTATATATACCACCTGGTGGTAAAGTGAATGTTGCACCTGGAGCAAAAACTAATGAACCTGAAATTATTGGACTATGTATAATCATCTCTTTTTTTATCCCTTATTTATACTATATAAATATATCTTTTTTAAATTGAACCACCATCTATTGTTGAAATTATCGTGGCTGCAGCAGTACCTGTTACATCACCATTTAAAGTTATTTGGGCTGAACCACTAAATACTCCAAATGAATTTACTTCATTGAGTATTGCACCACCTAATCCATCTATGTTTTGTGCAGATACTGACCCACTAACTATATGACCACCCTTTGCTACTACTACATATCCACTTTGTTGCGAAGAAAATGTTACAGTAATTGTATTTGAATCAGTAACTCTTAAAGTTTCGGGTATTGTTTGGTAATCATTTGAATCATAAACTTGAGCAATAGGATTAATTGTGTTTAGATTATGATCAACTACCCACGTGGATTGATTTGTAAAAATTCGTTTAATTGTTGCAGATTGGTCAACGGTAATACCAGTTAATTGAGAACCATCACCTACAAAGTTAGATGCAGTTATTGACCCAGATAAATTAACATTCCCTACAACAGCAGTATGAGTATTTGTTGTTACAAATTCAACAACCTCATCAACACTACCGCTTTTTCGTATGAATGCCTTACCATCATAAACATTTATTGCCATTTCACCAGTTTGTAATGAACCAGTTGTAGGTTTAGTACCTGTACTCGTTGACCTTTTTAATCTGATGATTTGAGCCATGTTTATATTATCCTCTATTTATTTTTTCATTCAATTCTTCTACTTTGGTTGATAATTCTTTAATGCCTTCGATTAAAATTGATACTAATTTATCATATTTAACTGCCTTGTACCCATTATCACGATTTTCTACTAATTCTGGTAAAATTTGTTCAATTTCTTGTGCAATTACACCATAATCTTTACCTCTATATGTATCTTGAACTTCTTCATTCCATACGAAACTATAACCACCAATTTGATTAATTTTTTGTAAAGAATTTTGTATAGGTTGAATATCATTCTTTAATCTTCTATCGGATGATGCATAAGCTACAACATCACCACCTGCAAATATATCTCCACTTGTTCCAATACCACCACTTACTATAAGTGCTCCAGAGGTTTTATTAGTTGAGGCCGTAATATTAGTTATTGAAATAGAATCAGATGTAGTATTTCCAGCAGTTGTAACTTCTTGTAAAGTTTTCGTAATTTGACCTGACCCTGAAACTAAATTATTAGCAGATACATTACCATTTACAACCAAATTACCATTTACTTGTGAATTTGAATTCAAAGTAATTAGAGTTCCACTATCAGAAATATTCGAATCATTTAAGTGATGATTATCAACTGCCTTTGGTATTCTATTGGATGTTAAGTAGGTTGGTGTTCCTTTTGTTGTATATTCAGGTCCAAATATAGTTACTGCGTAATCAATTCCTGCAGAAGAGGAGTATTCATATCCCCAATCATTAGTTTCACCATCATAATAGAATGATGCAGTTGAAAGATTAGACCCTGAATCATAAACTGATAAACCTGCATATCTTGAAGTTGGTGTATCGGTATTCAATACTATAAAAGAGTCACCAATAATTTTTGCAGTACCACTAACTGAAGTTATATAGGCAAATGAACCAGTACCATTAACAACAATATCATTAAATGTTTTTGTACCATTAATTGTTTGGTCACCATCAAGGGTTACATATCTATTATCGTATGATGATGTTAGTTGAGATGAACCAGAAACTAATGTATGAGTTCCACTTGCCTTTTCCTCATATATGTTTTGTAAAGATGATGAATTTGATTCTAACAAATCTAATCTATTATCTACTGATTGAGAAAAATCGGTAAAGTTTGTAACAGAAGATGATAATAGTCCACTTCCACCTAAAACTTGAGAAGACCCACTCAATACACCCTCTACATTCAATTTAGTTTTAATTGTAGTATCAATAGACGAGGTAAATCCTTCTAAATTATCTAATCTACCATCTTGTGAACCAGTATCAGATTCTAAACTATCTAATCGTGTATCAAATGATGCAGAATCTGATAAATAAGAACCAGTGTCAAGTTTAGTTGCAATTGAATCAATCAATGACCCAGTTGCAGAGGCTAATTCAGCCTGTGTCACAAAACCACCTTCTAATGAAGATGAGAATAGTTCTAGACTATCTAAACGAGAATCTACGGATGAACTAAATGATGATATAGATGATATTACACCATTAGTAAAGTGTAAAGATGAAGTATCCAATGTAATAGTTACATCTCCTGTTAGTCCACCACCACTTATACCATCACCTGCATTTACGGAGTTTATATCAGCTACATTAATGACATTATCCAACACATGAACAACAAATCGTTTAACTGCTCCTGCTGATAAAATTACATTATCATTAAGACTTGATGTACTTAAATTAACATCTAATGATGTTGTCACGTTATACCATGCAGCCGAACCTAATGAACCAGATACTTGATATATACCAACTAATTCAGCAACTGAACCACTAACTTCGTATCTACCATCTAATGATTGGGTTACTTGGGATGAACCAGAAATGATTCCTCCAATTACATTACCAGTGATAACACCACTTGTTATTGTGAAATCAATTGTAGATGAATCAGATGAAGAAGATACTACACCTTCAGCATTTAATTTATTTTTGATTGTACTATCAATAGAAGAAGTAAAACTTTCTAAATTATTTACTCTGTTATCATTAGATTGTGTATATGAGTTATAAAACCCATTAATTGTTTGTTGGGAGGAAGTAAATTGTTCTAGACTTGAAATTCTACCACCTTGTGAACCTGAATCAGATTCTAATTGAGAAATTCTATTATCATGTGATTCAGATGTTAGTTCTAAATTGAGTATACGAGAACTTTGTATATCATCAGTTGTTTTTAATGAACCAGAAAAAGTTGAAAATCCAGTTGTATCAGTTATTGTAATTTGGGATGAACCAGACACAACATCATCACCTAAAATTTCCAAATATCTAAAATCTAATGATGAAGTTATTTGTGCAGAACCAGAAAGTATATTATCACCACCTTTCAGTAATACAACAGATTCAGACCCACTTGACCCAGCAATCCATCTATCAATAGTAGAATCCCATAACATTGATCCAGATGTCAAATTACCAGTTGCATCTTTTACATAGATACCACCTTGTGTTATTGCACCACCGTAATTTAATTCTAAAATATTTTCACCAATATTAACTTGGGTTGAATCTATTTGTGTTGTTGTTCCTTGAACTGATAAATCACCTAATACAATTAAATTAGAACCATTTACTGAAATAGCAGTTTTTAATGATGATGTGTATTGATTCAATTGTGATATTGATATATCAACGGATGCAGATTTTTCTTCCAAATTATCTAATCTACCATCTTGTGATGGCAATGTACCAACAAATGAACCACTAAATACTGATGCAGTTACACTACCCGATACATTTACATTTCCACTAAAATAAGTGGTACTTGAACTTACTATTAATTGATTTGTATCAGCAGATATTAAATGATTAGTTCCTCTTAATTCTAAATTATCGGCTAGTATATTACCATTTACATTTATACTACCAGTTTGAATAGTTGAACCACTCACACGAGTAGAACCTGATAATATTGTTAAACCTATATTTGTAAATGTGGATGAACCACTTACTGTTAAAGACCCACTTAAAAATATATTTCCAACTTGATGAGTTGAACCACTCATAAAAATTGAACCAGTTATGGTCTGGTCACCGATAAACGTGTTAGATTCGGTAGTTGCAAAACTTAAATTATCAACTCTTCCTGATAATGATGATGAAAAAGTATCAAAATCTGTTGTTGATGATGATAGTAATCCACTCGGTAGAGTTATTTTATCTAAAATTAATAAACTACTATCTCCTTCAAGTGTAACATCTCCATTTATATCAACCGGCCCAACTAACATTGCATTATGACCATCTGGAACTGTAAATCCATTTAAAGTTTTTGGATTTATATAAACTTGTGATTTTAGTGTTTCAGTTACAGTTATTGAACCAGTAATAATTTGAGAACCACTAAAAACATTAGAACCAGTAGTTGCAAAAGTTTCGTTTAAGTTTTCCTGTGAAGAAGTGAATAATTGTAAATTATCTAATCGAGAATCTACTGATTGAGAAAAATTGTTAAAGTCTGTAGCAGAAGATGATAAAATTCCACTTCCTGGCAAAGAAATATTATCTATTGATGCAGAAACTACATGAAGTTTTCTAAATCTTTTAACAGGAGAACCTATATCATCAATTCCATCTTCTTGTGGAATTAATGAACCAGTAAATGGTGCATTTACAGTAATAATATCGTTTGACCCGGTACCTAATACAATATTCCCACCAATTTGAACATTACCATCAATTTTAGCATTACCAGTAATATTGAGGGTTGACCCAGAAATACCACCATTAATACTTAAATTTCCAGTTAAGGTAATATTACCAGTATTTGAACCCAACTTTACAAGAGTTATTGTACCACTTGTTCCACCTACATTTAATGTATTTGAAGTTGTGTTAAAAAAAAGTTCTGATTGAGATAAACTTGGTGTGGTTGTACCTCTTCTTAATGTTAATATTGCAGCCATTTATTGGATTTCCATTAATTTTATCTATAAATATATGTTAATTTAATTATTTCTTTTGAGAAATGTATATAACATCACTTATATAAGTATAAGAAAACAAAAAGTATAAAAAAAATCCCCAGCCAAGAGGAAGGGGATTTTAAAATTTAATTATATTTAATTAGAATGTACCACCATCGATAGTGTTTGAAGCTACGAATGAAGAACCATTCCATTGAATCATATCACCAGTATTTACAGCAACTACCGAAGTAAGTTCCTTAGTACCATTTGCTACTATGAATGAATTAGCACTTAAACCACCAATTGTCAAATCACCAGTGATTGAGACATCAACACCATTATCAGCAATTGTAGAATTTACTAATAATCCGTTTGCTCCGATTACTTGAACTGAAGCAGAAGTTGGAGTTGAATTAAATCTTGCAAATTGTTTTTCCGAACCTAGTGCACCACCCATCCAATGGTCAGCTGTTGAATTCCACAACAACGAACCAGAAACGGTATTAGGGTTAGTTGCATCTTTAACTAATAAACCACCATTTGCTGCAGATGAACCATTTAGTTCGATGATATTATCACCTAACTGAATTGTGGTTGAGTCAATAGTAGTTGTTGAACCTTGAACAAATAGATTTCCAGTTATAGTAACACTACCACCAACACTCAAATTATTTTGAATTGAAGCAGTTGGTATTGTTACGGAATTTGGTAATCCAATGGTAACAGTACCACCATTACCTAATGTAACTGAACCACCAGTAATTTCGATTTCATTTGTTGTACCTTGAATGGTTAATGCAGTATTTCCTTCAACTGCGGTACCCGATGTGGAACCATAATCTACTTGTAAGGAGTTATCTACACCATTTAGTGAAAGACCTATTCCTGCTAAATCAGAGTTTAAGTTGACTGCTCTTACACCATTTGTTTTAATTGAAACATTACCAGTTGTTACTGAGAAATCATCAGCATCAAATGAGGCAACACCTCTTGTAGATGTAGTAGCATTTGCAGCTGTAATTGTAATTGTATTGTTAGTTACTGCAGCTGATAATGAATTTGAACCAGTTACCAATAAAGTATCTGACAATAATGAAAGAGTGTCATTTCCAGTAGAACCACTAAGTCTTAAATCAGTAACTAAACCTGTTAATTGTGAACCATTACCTACAAATGAACCAGTAAATGTAGTTGTTCCAGTAGAATTACCAATATTATCAGCAGAAACTCTACCAGTACCAAAATTAGTTGCTTGATTAGATAATAAAGTTACAATTTGGGCAGAAGAAGAAACAACTGCATCTGCATTTAACTTAGTTTTGATTGTAGTGTCAATAGACGATGTAAATGATTCAATTCTGTTTAATCTACCAGCTTGAGAACCCGAATCGGTAGATAATTGATTTAATCTACTATCAACAGATGCAGTGTAAGTTGCAAGAGTATTATCTTTAGTTTGTTGAGAACCAGAGAAACTTTCTAATGAAGTTAATCTAGCAGACTGGGCAGTATTTACGGTTTCTAATGCACCAGTTGCAGAGGCTAATTCAGCTTGAGTAACAAATCCTGCATCAAGTGATGATGAAAATGCCTCTAAAGCAGTTAATCTTGTAATAGCACTACCACTTGCAGTTGATAATTGGTTTAATCTACTATCAACTGATGCAGTGTAAGTTGCAAGAGTATTATCTTTAGTTTGTTGAGAACCAGAGAAATTTTCTAGTGAAGTTAATCTAGCGGCTTGAGAACCTGAATCGGTAGATAATTGATTTAATCTAGTATCAACCGAAGCAGTATATGTTGCTAATGTTGAATTTTTAGTTTCTTGAGAAGAAGTAAATGCCTCTAATGCAGTAACACGGGTTCCAATTGAACCACCTCCACCTAATGAAGCTTCTACTGAATCTAATCTACTATCTACTGATTGTGAGAATGCTGCAGCATTACCAATACCTACAATAGATGACGCACTTACAGCACCATTAACATCTAATGCACCAGCGATAGTAATTTTAGTTGAACCAACATTTTGGGTCATGATTGAATCACCAATGTGATTTTCACCCAAAGCAACTTGAATAGACCCAGAAGTTATTCCTGATTCATTTCCAATAGTTCCTGTATTTTTAGGACCTGCAATTAAGATTGCTGAATTATATTCTTCACCACTTCCACTTGGTTGTACATATAACCAATGGTTATTGAATGAATCCCATAATAATGAACCACTAACTCCTTGTCCTGAACCAGAATCTTGTACACTTAGCCCACCAAATCTAACAGCTGGAGTTGCAGTGTTAAGTACTATGTTATTAGTTCCAATATTTACCGAACTTCCAGTAATGTTTACTAGTGAAGACGAACCTTGAACAACTAAGTTTTGAGTAATAAATAAAGAACCAGTAATTGTTTGACTTCCATAAAATATGTTAGAACCAGTAGTTGCAAAAGTTGTATTTAAGTTATTTTGTGAAGAAGTAAATGATTGTATATTACTCAATCGATTATCAACTGAAGCAGTATAAGTTGCTAAAGTAGAATCTTTACTTTCTTGAGAAGCCGAGAATGCTTCTAATGAAGATACTCGTGAACCAATTGAACCAGCTCCACCAAGTGAAGTTTCAATCGTATCTAATCTACCATCAACTGAAGATGAGAATGATGTAAATCCAGTTACACTACCAATTTGTACTTGAGATGAACCAGAAATTACTGTTTCAACATTTAATCTTGTTTTGATAGTTGTATTGATAGAAGATGTAAATGCTTCTAAATTAGCCGTTTCAACTTCTAATGCTGATAATCTTGTTAACGCTGAACCACTAAATGTTTCCAAATTAGCTGTTTCAATTTCTAAAAGATTTAATCTTGTAATAGCACTACCACTTGCAGTTGATAATTGGTTTAATCTACTATCAACTGATGCAGTGTAAGTTGCAAGAGTATTATCTTTAGTTTGTTGAGAACCAGAGAATGTCTCAAGTGAAGTTAATCTAGCAGACTGCGCAGTATTTACGGTTTCTAAAGCACCAGTTGCAGAGGCCAGTTCAACTTGAGTAACAAATCCAGCATCAAGTGATGATGAAAATGATTCTAATGCAGTTAATCTAGTAATAGCACTACCACTTGCAGTTGATAATTGATTTAATCTACTATCAACTGAGGCAGTATATGTTGCTAATGTTGAATTTTTAGTTTCTTGAGAAGCACTAAATGTGTTTAGTGAAGTAAGAATTCCTACAACTTGAGAAGAACCTGAAACAGTTCCAGTTGGTAATAATTCAGTTACTTGAGCCGAAGAAGAAACAATTCCTGTTCCGCCGGTGTTAGCAGTTGCTTTAATTTCAACATTTCCACCTTTATTTAAGATATATAATTTGTTAGCAGAGGTATCATAAAATGGAATACCATCTATCGAAGTATCATAAGAACCACCAGTTAAGTTTGGTACACTTGTTCCCTGGAGAATTTTGTTAGCAGGTGTAGCGGTAGAACCATCTATACCAACGAATAGAATAGAATTTCCATTGGTGGCAGTGATTCCTGATGAACCTGTAACAACTAATAATTCTCCAGCACGTTTAGTGGCTCCACTAATTGATTCTAACGAACCTCTTCTGTGTTTAATAATTTGTGCCATGTGTTGTTTTTTTGTTTTTTTAGTTTGTTACAACGAAAACCTTTATTGTTTTACAGGACATTTGCCTAATTTGATAAATACTATATAGTACCTAAATTTATATATAAATATTAATCCTCTTTACAATATTATATTAACCCCGAATCTATGATATATGAACCTGATGAGATTATATATTCCACAGCATCAGTAAAGTGCAAAGAAGAAGTATTTAATGTTAAAGTTGTTATTCCAGATGATACTGATTTTGTTAAACCATTTCCAGCATTTACAGAAGAATCTCCTATTGAAAATGTATAAAGACCCCAACTTATTATATCAGTAAATGTGGTAATCATATCTGCATAAGTAATATCAGCTTGATATACCGAATTGGTATCTACAACATATACAAGTTGGCCATCAGAGAAATTTGTTATTGAAGATGATAGTAATAAATTTAGTGTTGGATAAGTTCTAAATAAACCACTCTCTTCATATCCACTTGGTATAGTAATAGAAGCAGTATTGCTATTTATTGTATTGATTTTAACACCAGAACCCGAAAATTCGAATTGTGACGCAACTATATCAACAGACCCACTTAATACATTAATACCAGTACCTTCGGCTACAATTCCAGTTAAACGAGAACCATCACCTTCTAAAAATACACCCCGAATTACTCCAGAGGCAGTAATATCTCCATCTACAAATAGAGAACCCGTAGTTACAAGCGAACCTGAAACTACGAATTCTCCTTCAATTACTGAAGCGGTTACTACACCTTGTATTTGTTTACTTTGAATTAATGTTGCCATCTAATGTATTTTTACTTTTATATATATGGTTACTTATATTATATTTTTTACGCCAATCTAATTTTAATAGTACCAGATGTGTGATATAATCCACCCAATGGAACACCCCCGGTAGCAGCAGCTGCATCATCTGCAAAGTTGTATGAGGATGATACTTGAGCTAAAATTGCTGTAGAAGCTCTAAGTGTACCTTTTAGGTATGTATCGGTGATATCATTATTACCGATTGTTACCGTATTGGTTCCATTACTTATTGCATTATATCCAATTACAATTTGATTATCTTGAGCATTTACATTAGATTTAGTATTTGTTCCAATAAATACAGAATTTGTATTTGATGTTACTTCGGTTACACCATTACTCAAATATCTACCTGCAGTATGTCCTAAGTATACACTATTACTACCAGTAACAACACCATACGCAGAACTATAACCTACTGCAGTAACATTGCTTGAAAGAGTATTTAACGCATTTGCATTAGAGCCCAAAAGTGTATTTTCTGAACCACTAATATTATTAGTTCCTGCTTGAAAACCAAAGAATGCGTTTGAACCACCAACACCAGTATTTAATCCAGCATTATGACCAATAAATGTATTATAATCAGCAGTTTTATGATTTGCTCCGGCAGATTGACCTACAAATGTATTAAAACTACCACTTGTATTAGTTTGTCCACTAAAATTTCCTAAGAATACGTTACCTTGTCCAACCGAGTTATCTCTACCCGAATTATATCCAAAGAATGAGTTATTATCTCCAGTTGTGTTAACACCACCAGCTATATAACCCACAAAAGTGTTATTACTACCACTTGTGTTTGCAAAACCAGCTTGAAAACCAACAAATGTATTGTTACTTACTTTAGTATTATATCCTGCTTGTTTTCCTATAAAAACATTACTATTTCCTGAAATATTTGAGAATCCTGCAGTCTCTCCTATGAAAACATTATCAGAATTTTTATTATTGTATCCAGCATAACCACCTATAAACACATTATTGTTTCCAATTTGATTTAATAAGCCAGCACTTTTTCCTACAAATACGTTCAACGAACCATCGGTATTTAATACTCCAGCATCTTGTCCAATAATAACATTATATTCTGCATTTGTAGTTAAATTACCTAATGGTTCATCACCAATGACAATATTACCAACACCTCCGATTCCGTTTTGTGAAATTGAACCACTTACTCTTAAAGAACCAGAAATAATTTCGTTTCCAAAGAAAATATTACTTCCAGTTACTGCAAATGAGCCAGTCTCAATTGGTGTAACTCCTGGAATTCCAGTTAATCCACTACCATCACCTACGAATGAACCAGAGAAGGAAGATGCGGTTACTGCACCAATGAGTATTGCGCTGCCACTTACTAAAAGTGAACCCGATACATCAACTGGTACTTTGATACTTACTTTATTTTCAGCAAATCTACCTTGTGATTGAAACTCCATCACTTGATAATAATTACTTGAACTATCTGCTGTAAATAAACTTGGTTCGGTTAGATTTGCAAGACCTGGCTGATTAAGATGTGTTGGGTCAGCAGAAAGTCCTATGATATTATGATTATCTGCAGATGAACTGTGTTCCAATTTTACCGAATTCGGTCCAAGTGATGTATTACTACTACCACTATGTACTATTACTGCACCAGCGAATGCAAAACCAGTTGCGTTTATAGAACCACTAATTGTTTGATTACCGTTAAATGTATTTGAACCAGTAGTTGCAAATGAGCCAGTCTCAATTGGTGTAACTCCTGGAATTCCAGTTAATCCACTACCATCACCTATAAAGGAACCAGTGAATGAAGAACCAGATATTACACCTTTTAGATATGTGTTAGTAATACCATCATTACCCAATGTTACGGTGTTATTTCCATTACCTATAGCATCATGACCTATGATAACTTGGTTAATTGGGTCATCATTATTTGGAGATGCACCATATCCTACAATAACAGATGCACTTAAAAATCTTAAATACTCACTAGCCGTAGAACCGGTTGCTGCGTATGCACCTACAACCACGTTTTCACTACCAGTAGAAAGAGATGTTACTGTTCGTGTACCAACAAAAGTATTATTGTTTCCATTTGAATAAAGTCCAGTATAAGTACCGATTATTGAATTTTGACTACCACTTACTGCTTCAGATCCAGCACCCACACCAACATAAGTATTTTCTCCCCCTGAAACATTGCGATAACCTGCAGTATTTCCGAGATATGTATTATTTTGTCCAGTTGTATTACTATATCCTGCTTGATGTCCAATAAAAGTATTAAATCCTACTTGGTTAACTCGGCCAGCTTGAACACCTATTTTTATTACATAACTACCACTTGTATTTGGTACATTTCCTTCACCGGAGATAGCAATATGTGAACCTTCATAAATAATTGATTTAGTATCAGCTACATTTACACTACCTGTAAACGAACCCGTAAATGAATTTGCTCTAACATTAGAACCAGTGATATTACCATAATAGTAATTAGTACCTCTATATGTATTAAAAGAATCATTATTACCAATCTGAAGGCTCGTTACCTGATTAGTACCTACTAGCATTATTTTTCCATACATATTAACAACCGAATTTCCATCTTCATTATCGTATACTTGTACAACTCCAGTATTACCTGAGCCAGATGGTTTTAATACCATTGCAATTGATGTAGTACCTTGTGTAAATACCGAACCAGATTGGTCTACTCCAATACCATTTCGATAACTTGGAGAACGAAATTGAACACTACCAGTTGATGTCAATGAACCACTAAATAAGTTTGTTCCTACAAAAACATTAGAACCAGTTGTTGCAAATGTGGTATTTAATACTTCTTGTGATGCAGTAAATGAATTTAGAGCAGTGATATCACTTCCACCACCTCCAAATGAAGAAGTAGGGGCTAATGTAGATACATTACCACTACCACCTACCCATACATAACCTTGTTGTAGGGATGCTGTTAATGTTCCGTCTATTGTTAAATTTGTTATATTTAACCCTTCAATTGCTACCGAACCTGATTGGTAGGGAGTAATTCTGTCTACTCTAATTGTGCTCATAATTTTTTTTCCTATGTTTTTTTATTTTTTTTTTGTTATCTACTTACTATTTTTCCTTTTACAAAGAAATCCGATGCTGTTATAAGATCTGGTCTAAATGTTATACTTTGATTAAATGTTATTACAATATTAGAACCATTATCTATAACACTATATTGGTCAGCTGTTCTTTTCAATCCTTGTAAAAATACATCGACATAATCTGATAAGCTATCTACTTTAATATCTTCGAATACAAATTTTTTGTCCAAGAAAGTTAAAGTAAAAAAATCACCATTTAAAGAAATTGAATCAGGAGTATATTGATATATCCATGAATCATTTATTACTTCCAATACAAGATTTTTTACTCTCAATTTATCATTAAAAGGAACTATTACATTTGGTTTAGGTTTAATCATATCGAATCTATATCTCCTTCTAATTTTATATCATCAGTATTTTCTAATTCGTATTGAAAATTTGCTTTAATGAAAGATACATGAAAATCATTATTAACCTGCTCAAATATATAATCTCTTTCTAAAATATATTGACCATTAATAAATATATCAAAACGAGAGTGTTCCTTTCTAAATGGTCTTAAATTTATGTTTAAATCTTTCATTTTTACATTTGGTAATTTCCAAATCCAATACGAAGGATGTGAAAGGTTATGTGGAATCAGAGTATATTCATCTGGTTCGTGAACTTGTTTTAATATTTTATTTAATTCATTTATCATAATTCAATAAACTTTCCAGTTATACCAATTTCATCAGAAGATTCTAAAATATAACCTAAATCACTTGTAGTAGGAATTAAATCATTTGGATAAGTTCCACCAACTTGAAGTGAACCAGTATTAAAATTAAAATAAATTTCATTAGTACCATACGAACCTGTATATGTGTAAGTCATTGGTGGAATTAATACACCATTTACATAAATTCTAAACCATTGATCGGTATCAAACGAACCAAATAATTCAGGTGGTAATTTTGGTAATTCTACATTTGTTAATTTAACAGTATCTGCATCCACAAAAACTGCTTCTTGTGAACTACGAATAGACATAAAGTCAATAACATCGGAATATTCTGTATATAAACTTTGTTTACTTAAATTCAAATTTTTACCAGTTAAATCAGTTTCTCCTGCCCAGACAATCTTTTTTGGAGAAATTTCTTTTCGTGTAGTTGATTCATTATCAAATTTTTCAGGTAAAAGATATGCATCCACTACCATAGTAAAAGTTGTTCGAACAACTCTTTGTGTACCTTCACCAACTTCAGTAGTATTATCAAATGAATCAATTTTTACTCTAAATTTGAAGCCATTTTTATCTCCCCAATACTCATCAGTTGCGTATTGAAATGCCTCCACGATTTTATTCATGTGTTCGGTAAAATCAGTCCAAACATTTACTTCATAAGTAATAGTAACATAATCAGGTATAGTGACGTTATATAACTCTACTGGTCTTCTTGCAGAAGTCATCTGTGAAAACCTATCGTATTTGTGTTTTTTTGAGTATTGTGATACAGCGGTGTAAAATAAATTACGATTCATAGAAATTGCACCCGTATCATCTCTTGCTACAGAATTTCTTTTGAATACACAAACTGGAATTTGAACTTGTCCATTTCTATCTCTTAAAAATCCATCCTTTTTTATGGCCTTCCATCTTTCAGGATTACCATATATGACAGGTACCTTCACCTTTTCTCCCATTACCTCAACCGTGGGCATGACAGTATCTATCATGTGTTCTGCAATTGCAGAATCAATATCATACAACTTAATACCTTTATGATTTTTCGGTTCGGTTTTAAGTTGTTCTTCTCTTTTGGGGATTCTTTTTAACGGGTCTATACTCATTAGTAAATTCTATCCTCTATTTGTACTTGTGATCTTCTTACCATGTGAGAAGTTGCAATTAAAAACATTCTTGCGTCTTCAAATTCGTTTGTACTCTTATTATACATTTTAGGCTGTCCACCAATTAAAGCATTTCTTCTTATATTATCTATTTCGTAATAAGTTTCATCAAATAAAATAATATCACCGATTTCAGGATATCCGTATTGTGAATTTTGAATTGCACCTACTGGAATCAGAGTTCCATTAATATCTCGTAATCTTGGAAGAGTCTCGGTCCGTAATCTCATTATATTAAATCTAAATTCGACCGATTGAGTTCTATCAGCACCAACTTCTCCATCATAACTAACATTAGGTGGTTCTCTATCTATGATAGCCATCAAATTAGCAGGTGCATGCCAAACTTTACCTAAAGATTCACCATATAGATTAGTTTTAGTTTCACCAACTGATACTTTGAATAAAGTAATAGCTTGTTCAACTACATAATCTACAACTTCTTCGGCGATAGATTTTATAAAATTTAAATCGTTTGCATTATAAAACTTTGGCATCGTATTATCCTATATAAATTGCAAGTGGCACTTTTCCTATAATCTTTTGTTGTTGGTCAACCATTTCTGCCTCATTGGACATTCTAGTTTTTCTACTTACTTCTTCCAAGTTTTCTCTTAATTGAGTAATCAAGTTGTCCTTTTCAGTTTGAGCTTCTGCTCTTAAAGCAGCACCATCAAGGGAAACTTCTGAACCAGGAATTGGCACTGTATTATATTTCTCTCTAATAGCACCCAACATTTCTTTTGCAAGTGCAAGAGTATATTTTCTAATCCATTGTTTACCCACATCATTAATTTGTGAGTAAGTTGCAAAATTATACTCAATATTAGAATAATCAGACATTACATTTGGTCTAACAACAGTTGAATTTTCTCTAAATTCAGTATCTACATAGTACTCAAACCATAATTGATAATCGGAAGTTGGTATTGGGAATATTTTTAATTTATTATTTACAATATTGAATGTATGAGCCGATTTACGGAACTGGTCATTAAATTCAATTGCTTGAATTCTCAACATATCCTCATAAAGAGGCATTAATATGAATTGTGCAGCTGGTGAAAATGAGCCAAATCCAAATTCATCAATTAAGTTTAATGTACCTTGACCTGATACTGAATAAGGGTCAAAGAATCGATTGATTGCAGGAGTTGCCTCATAAAATACTCTAGTTACTGATATTCTTTCACCACCTTCGGCTACATCAGCAAATTCTTGTAAATCATAATCTTGTACACCCTCAGTCATATTAATAGAACCAGATTTTATACTAGTTCTACCACCTACTCCTGCTTGACTTCCGTATGCTTGCGAAATTTCAATTACATTATTTAATTCTGAGCCATTTACTTGTTTTCCAGTATAATTTACACCAGTTGGTCTACCTTGTAATGCACCAAGATTATTTCGAATATTGAATTGATTTACTTGGGCAGAATATTCAGAAACAGCCTCTTCAAATACTGCAAAAAAGTTTTCACCTTCTAATTCTATATCAATTATAGGATACCCAAGGCGTTTAGCACACCAAGATGCAACTTTTGGTGCTTCTGTTCTAAATTCAGAATCAGAATCATAAATACCAAAAGGGGTTGATGAACCCGTTACAAATACAGCTGAACCTGTCCAAATTCGTGCTTGAGACATATTAGTTTTCCTATTTTATACAATTATACACCTATAAATATAAACAACAAAAAAAGGGAGTGAAAATCACTCCCTTAATTAAAAACCAAGATAAAAAAATGGTATTAATTTAAGTATTTTAATTTGTATAAAGTTTGATAAATTAACTTTTCTATTTCTTGTACTATATTATCAATAAATGGGTCTTTGATTGGTCTTGCCTTTTCAATAAATTTTATGATTTTACCAAAATATTCAATTACTTGTTCTTTTGATTCGTATTGTTCGATTTTAGATACATTTTTATATTTTAGAATACCATATTTACCTTGATATGCCTCTGCAAGTTCATCGGTGATATCACCAACTGAATCATAATAAGAACCTAACGCTTTATGTTCTGCAAATGATTTCGTTTGTAGGTGAAAAATGTGAACTTGATTTACTGAATGCAGTAATACTGAAATTAAATCTTCCATTTAGTATATTCCTATTAAATTTACTAATAAATATATACCAAAAAGTTTTTACGAATTATTTAACCCATTCCATGTACCCGTATTCTATGGCATCTAGGTAATCTGTAATAATTAGATTATCCCACCCACCCTTCTTATCAGCATCTATCTCTAAATGTAGGTATGAGAACTCCATTACTTCATACAATACATTATTTTCGAACGAATTATTAACAATATAATCAAATGTTATTTGATATTCTGAAAATTCATCAACCATCTTGTGTTTAAATTCCCAAAACCACTTTTCTAAATTAGTTTGTGCAACTTCTTGTGTCATTTTAGATTAATTTAAATACGAATACTGATTTGCTGCTACAATTACTTTTAGATTATTATAGCATTCATTATCTGCCTTTGAAATTGCTCCGAACAAATCGTTATCTACTATCGATTGAACGAAACTACCACCTTGTAATCCTTTACCATCTCTAGTCATCATTACTGATGCAATAATTCTGATAATATGAGGATTGGTTACATCATATTGTAATGCAAATTCCTCTGCTGCTGTTTGATACTGATTTACTATGTCCATAATTTTTTATATTTTATTTTTTAAAAACTGATTCTTTCCATGCTTCATTCAATTCCTCTTTACTAAATCCATGTTCTAAAAAGAAAGGGAATAGTTTGGTTTTTTTCCACTCCGTTAATTCTTTATTGTAATTTGAATTATGTACAGTTACTTGTCCTGCTGGTGTGTAGGTGTTACCCATATTAGTACGATTCCTTCGTTTTGGTGCAGGACTGATAAGAGATGAATAATACATCATCGCTCTTCGTAATCCTTCTTCATTTACAACTGTCAAAACTTTGGAAACTAAATCGTTCATAGTATAGGGAGTTTTATTTCAATTTATAGGAGAATAATGTACCACAATCATCATCATCCAAACTATCCTCCACAACGGTAATCGTATCACCAATTATGGATTGAAGTTTATTTACATCTACTCGTTTCCAATATCCAAATCGGAGAAACATCCGAGTAGTACCAACTACATTATCTACTTTGTACTCACCGAATTCGGCTTGGATTTGTTCGTGGAGAAGGGAAGAAATATTCATAATTTTAGAGGTTAGGGGTTTAATTTTTATTACTTAACAAATATATAAAAAAGACCTGAATAATCCAAGTCTTTTCGAAAATATTTTTAATATTTTTTTGCTGATTCAAGGTGTAGTAGTATTGTTTTTAATCCACCTTTTAGATATCCCGCCTCAAATGCCAGTTGAGACATCAATTCAGGAGAATGTTCCTTAGAAGCAGGTTCGGCCTCAGTCAAGGTAGAGTGGATTGTAGATTCAATCGAATTAACTAATTCAATTAGTTGGGCTTTGGTGTAAGTTCGGTAATTATACATATTGTTTAGGGGTTTAAAGGTTAAACATCAGCAGATGCCAACCAGAGGTCATAAATAACATTATATTCAGTAGTAGTAATTTCGGATAAGTTCCAAAATACTCGTTCTCTAATCAAACTATCACTTACTCCGATGTATTCGTACACATCTTCGTAGTTATTCAAAACCCTAACCAAACCATCAAAAGTGGCACTAGGGTTAATTTCATTACCCAATTCATCTGTTGGGAAGTTTGCGAGGTAGTATTCTCTGATATTCATATTTTTAAGTTTTAGTGTCTCTCTCATTACAGAACTAAAATACAAAGAAAAGCCTAGAATTCCAAATGTTTAGGAAAATATTTTTAAATTATTTTTAAAATAAAAACCCACCACACTTGAGACCGAGAGAGAGAGAGTTAGTGTGTGGTGGGTGACCCAGGATGGATACTTTATATAGGAGAGAATGGTCTCAAAAAATAGGAGAACCTTGTATATCGCTAGAGTAGCATCTCAATCGCGATAAGGGTTTTGTGGATGTGATTCCTTTGATGATTTTCCTATCATCATTACCAATACGAAACTGATAAGAGAACTCACCACCACTACTTCAAATGGGTGTCTTGCCCCTAACAAGACAATATCCCAGAAGAAGTAGGTGATGGGTTCAATGAAAAGGAGAAAACTAATAAATAAAACCAAGAAAACAAACATCAAATATTTCATATCGTATAGGGGGTTATTTTTTTCTATTTCTTAATTGCAGTATAAGTTGGTATCCATCAAACTCGGCCTCTTTAAGAGAGAATCCATTTTGTAAGTTCATCAATCTAGTTGATTCGTAGATTTTTCGTTCTTCAGGAGTCAATGACGCGAAGAATTCAAAGTTGGGGGAGTTGTTGTTAGTACTCATGTTATGAGGGGTTGATTAGTTCGTATTCAGTATAGGGTTCTAGTATCCCTGATTCATTTAATCGGTTCTTGGTGATTTCTCTAACCCAGCCGAGTCCGTTGATGTAGAAGGTGTCTTTCATATCTTTATCTCTTATTACAATACTAATGTACGAAACTTTGCCGAGTATTCCAAATGTTTTAGGAATTATTTTTAGATTATTTACTTTCTTTTATTTTATCAATGAACTTTCTCATCGCTTCATGTATTCTTTGGACAGGGTACGGACCTTGTTCTGTCTCATCCCATAGTTGCCAGTCTTCATACGTGATATAATAAAATTCTTCAAGTTGCTCTATAATATTCATATCTTATCCTTTTAAACTTATTGTTAAATCAAACTGCTTTTGAATAAAATAATCTAACTTGTGATGGATATGGTCTATTTCTCTAATATCGCCACTCTTTACGGCATCCATTAATTTATAAGTCCAATATTCAATTTTACTCATATAACCATTTTCGTAAGTCTTCATATTAATTCAATCCTAGTGTCCAAACTCCTTCTTCCATTTGATTGACGAAGTGTCTTCTCGTCATTACTCTTTCTACTCCATTAGGGAATAGAACCAAGACCATAGAGTGGCCGTTGTAGAGCCAGTGTCGGGTGATGTGTGGTTGTGTCATATCTTTTAGGGGTTATCTCTTATTACTTTATAAATGTAGTAAAAAAACCTGAATAATCCTAGTCTTTTACCAAATATTTTTTAATCTACTGGATAAAATTTTACACTCAATATTACTTCGGCCGGCTTGGTTGCCAATACTGTCTCCACATACTTATTAGCCCGTTCTCTTGCACCAAAGTGTCCAAACTCCATTACATCAAAAAATTTCAGATTTACTTTGTACAATTTTTTAGGAAATCTACCATCACCATAGTATACTCTGGTCTCTATCTTCTCTCGTTTTACATTAGGAAGTTTCATTAGAGAAGTGATTTTATTAGAGGAAGCAGATACGGAGAAGAAATCAAAATCGTTCATATTAGTAAGGGTTTAAGGTTTATCTCTTATTACAATACTAATATAGGTAAAAAAACCCGTAATTCCAAGTCTTTTTGAAAATATTTAAAAAAAAAAAGATATAAAAAAAAGGGATGATTTCTCATCCCTTGATTAGTATTTTTTATTTTATTATGGGCAACTACCAGTAGCTACAATTAATCCACTACCACTTACTTGATAATAAACAGAACCTGTGGCATAAAAACCATCAACTGCAGGATTCCATGCATCTGAATTTTGATATAGTTTATTACCAACTTGTAGATTTGAACCCGATATAATATAGTATGAACCAAAAGCATCACCATTACATATATTAGCTTCAAGTGCTTCGTATGCCATTGTAAACATAGTATGATTACCATTGGTAACATCAAATGTCCAACCTCTTCCATTAAGAACAAAAAGTGATGCTCTTCCTACTTGTCCTGGTGCAGAGTTTGTTCCAGTAGTATTATTTTCAAGACCAACATATCCATTTGAAACACTACCACTAGCTAATTCTAAAAGAATATTATCTACTGCGGTTTGTGAAAATCCACAATCATTTAATGTTACTTCATTTCCATTATCACCTATTGGTTGATTTCTTGATATTATTAATTCGGTTAATCCTAAATTACCACTAAAATCAATGTATTCTAATGAAGGTAAATTAGATATATCTACCGAACCTACTAACCCACATTGGTCGAAATCTATATATGTTAAAGAAGTACAATCTGATAAATCAGGAAATCCTGCTGAAAGGTCGTTATCATCTAAATAAAGTGTTTCTAATGATGTACATCCACTTAAATTAACCGATACGGGGGAATTAGTACTACTTCCTGGTAAATCATTATCACTCAAATCTACAATAGTAAGTGATGATAATCCAGATAAATCAACAGATGTTAAACTATTGTAATCTGCTCTAAATTGTTGTATATTTGTTAGGTTTTGAAGGCCTGTAAATGAAGTTATTGTTGCTCCCATAATATTTTATTTTTAATCGTCTCCGTTAAATTCTAATTGAGTTACCACACTTATATCATCAAAACATAATCTAACAGTATATTCCGTATCAGAATCTGCGTAAGTATGATTTATTTCAAGTTGATTTACACCATCTACTTCACCAGTTTCAGTTTCACCATCACCCCATGTTATTGTGTAATTGGTTGGTGCAGATGTGTTAATCCAAAATCTACATTCAGTTCCATCGGTTGTGTTGTTTACGAATTCAATACATCCAGAAGGTAACCCTTGTTGGATAACTGTAGCAACTGCACTACCAGCAGAACTTGGTACAACTTGTTGTTGAACAAGTAATTGTTGTGTTAAATATACCTCGTGTATCAAATTTTGATTGTAAATTTCATACTCAATTAATTGTCTACTAAGAGGTAATTGGGCGATATGTGGTAGGCTAGAAAACTGATGCCACGAAAGTCCATTTATTATCATATATTGTGTGTTTTAAAGATATAAGTATAAATATCATCCATACTAATTTAACAAAAAAAAGGGAGAACTTTCGCTCTCCCTCTAATTTATTATTTCACTCTTTATATATTTGAAATTATTTGATTTATTTTTTCAGAATACAGCGGATGGTTTTTATATTGAATAAGCAAATTATGATAAAATTCTAATTTATCTTCAATCCGTTGTCCATACGGTTGAGAAGTATCCCATAATTCTAAATTTTCTATTCTATTATCGGTTTTTATACCATTTCTGTGATGTATGTTCTGATTTTTAGTAAGTGTAACTCCATAATACTCTTCATACACAACTCTATGTTCTAGTTTACCTCTATTTTTACCATGTTTTATCACATTATAACCTCTACTACTGATACTACCATTACCACCTTTCCATCCAAAGTTATTTGAACCACTCATGCGTTCTTTGGCAACCTCTTTATTATAACATCCACATGATTTTACAATACCTCGTGTTAAATCTGATGTTAGATGTGTTTTAATCGTACCACACTCACAAACACACTCCCATTTCTTTTGTTTTCTACCATTGTTGGTAATCCAAACTGGTTTGATAACCTTAAATCTATTAAATTGTTTGTTAGTTAAATCCATATAACTAATATACGATTTTTTTAGCAGTTTTCAAAATATTTCACCATTTTTTTCTATTTTCTTCCCAAGTAATCATTCGTAAGTTTTCCATCTTGCCTATTTCATCTGCAGGTATTCCTTTTTCCCAGCCATCATTTATAGAAACAACATGGTCTATTTGATATGCTCCTATTACACCATTCCTACCCCGTTTATCAAAGTTTGGTAATGTTGTTAAATCATTTCTATAAGTATATTTCCAAACTTCTCTCTTGTAAAATTGTTTTTTGGGATATTTTTCTACATATTCATCCCACGATGAGAAACCTGCTTTAGTTGCTCTCATTTGTTTAATATGTTCTTCAGTTATATTATTGATAAATGTTTTACCATATTTAATTGTTGCACAAGATATGCATAATTTCTTACCTCGTATTCCATTATCTCTACTCTTTTCAGATATATGGTAAATTTTAGTATCACATGATGGGCAAAATCTGTGAAATGGTTTGTTTATTTCATTCAATTTATTTCGTAAATGAGGTTTCCATCCCAATTCCATTTTTTTGTGAACAATCTTGCTATTTTGTTCTGATTGACACGATTTACATTTAGAATTTCTCTTTTTTGCATTATACCAACTTCTTTTATTGGTATATTCAATTTCACTATTACAAATAGGACAATTTCTTATATTTGTCATACTACCTCTTTTCTATGTATTTACATATAAATATAAAAAAAAAGAGGGAAACCGAAATTTCCCTCTAATTTTACTAAGAATATTTACTCTAAATAGATTATACTAAAGCTAAATCTTTAACATAAATCTTACCATAGAATTCAGGACGAACCATCTTCTTAGCGTAACGAGTCATTACCCCGCGTCTTGGAGTAAAGTTAGTTGGATCGTACACTAATGGAGTCATAATCAATGGAACGTAAGGAGCGTATACAGCACCAGTCTCAAGGAAGTTAGAACCTTTGAAACCTAACAAAATCTCGTTAGATGTCATGTAAGGGTTCTTGTAAACAGTATATCTGTTTGCCATTGAACCAACTTGAGAAACACCAGCAGCAAACTGCATAGCATCTTTATCAGCATTTACCATGAATCCTGGGATTGATTCCAAGATAGTAGCTACATCTGGAGATACTACAACGAAGTTAGCACCACCACGAAGAGTTAATTGGTGAATCTTGTTAGATACTTTGTTCAACTTAGCACCAAGAGTTTGGAACCAAGTGTTCTTAGTGTAAGCAGCAGCGTTAGTACCAGCTACCCAAGTAGAACCATTCCACTCTTCACCCAATGTTGCTGACCAGTACTCAGTAGTCAAAGCGTTAGCCTTCAACATATCAAGGATTTCAAGGTCAATCTCCAAAGAGATGTACTCTGACAACATTGAAGTTAATTCAGCTTCTGCATCGATTGAGTGGTAAGCGTTCAAATCTTGAGCAAGTTCAGGAGTCCAAACTGCCTTCAACTTACGAGTCTTGGCTACGATAGCCTCAGAACGAAGTTCCAAATCAACTTCAGGAATACCTAAATCAGTTGCTGGTTCAGTTGGGTTAGCATCTTCGAAATCACCTCTTGTGTTAGCAGTTGGCTGCTTAGCATAAGTAATAGCGATTGAAGAAGTTGCGTTAGTTAAAGAAGTAACTTTTGCATAGAATACTGCAGAAGTTCCAGATAAATCAGAGTGAGCTGGGTAGAAAGTATCAGCTGCAGAGAATGCAGATGAAGAGATGTAAAATGCCTTAACACCTTCTAAATCAGCAGAAGTAAAGTTACCAGCCTGAGGGATAGTAATTTTAGCCAAAGTAGAGTTAGCTACTGAAGATGACAAAGAAGCATCAAATCCAACTTCTAACCAAGATGCAGTTGCAACAGTATAAGAACCAGAAGCAATAGTTGCAGCTGATTCGTTGATAGTGTATGCAAATCTACCATCACCATAAAGACCGTTTACAGCAGCCTTAGTTCTACCGAAGTCACCATTGAATGCTGATGTACCATTACCACCGAAAAGTGATTTTCCAGAGAATGCAGGATTAGAGGCTACAGCAGTACCATACTTGAAATCAAGATAGAAAATAAGACCAGATGGAAGGTTCATTGGTTGAACTGAAACGAATTCTTTCGCTGCAATTTCACCAAAGATTCTTCTTACCAATGGAAGGGCTACGCCAGACCATTCTTCAGAACCTGCAGAGGTTCCGGTAGCAGTAGCTTCGTCAAGCAATTGTTTTGCTTGGTTTTCCAAAAGAACTGCGATTTGAGATTGCTCTCTAGATTTTAAACCTTCAAGAAGTCCAGTTTTTGCCCACTTAGCTTGTAACTGACGAGTTTCAGCCAACATTACTTGTTGTGGGTTCTTTCCTTCCATTAGTTTAGATAAATTAAAATTTGCCATTTTTATTGTCTCCTAATGTTTTGTTTATTTAATATTTGCTAATTGTTTGAATCTTTCAGCTAAAGCATTGCTTTCAGAAATAATCTCCTTCTTAGGAGCAGTTGAAGCAACTGGCTTAGATGCAAATGATTCGGTTAATTTGGTTTGTTTTACTTTTTTAGATGTACCACCCATTTTAAGTGATTCAGCTAAAGTAGAGAATACTAGTTTTACTTCTCTAACATTACCAGTTCTGTCTAATGTTTCAACAACTTTGTGCTTTTGCTCATTTGTCAAATCATAAGAACGGAATAATTTGTTAGTGTAAAGTAATTTAGCGTTCAATAAGTTTACTTCATTAATGGTTTTCTTTAATGATTTGATTACTTTGTAAGCTTCTTCAAGTTCGGCTTCTTTTTCAGCCATTTCAGCTGCCATTTCTTCACCGTTTTCTTCTTCTTCAGAAACTTCTTCGTCATCACCATATCCCATTTCTCTCAAGATTTCGTCTAAATCGATTCCATCTGCTGCAGGCATTTCTTCTTCAGATTCTTCTTCATGCATTTCTTCGTCATCCTCTTCGTTCATTTCGTCTTCGGATTCTTCTTCGTGCATTTCTTCTTCCTCTTCTTCATGCATTTCTTCTTCACCTTCTTCTTCAAGTTCAGATTCCAATTCTCTGATGATTTCTGCTAAATCGAATTCATCTTCGTCTTCTTCCTCTTCTTCAGGTAAATAAGATTGGGTTTCACCCGGTACTTCATCCTCGTCACCTTCAGATACAACATCATAGTCTTCTTCTTCTTTGCCTACTTCTGCTGTTTCTACTTCGGTATCAGGATTTCCTTTTGCTAATTCTGATGAGCTGTTAGCATCATCTGCTGGTTGCTTATTATCGCCAGTTCCAATATCAGATGCATCTTGATCTGGAGCTTCGCTTCCATCTGAATACTCTTCGTTTACTTCCTCTTCGTCATCCATATCTTCCATTTCTGCCTGGATTCTTCTGGATAAAGCGGCTTGTAATCTTGGAGCAAATGCTTCTTCTAGTGCGATTTTGGCGTTTGCAATTGCAGTTTCTCTAACGGCTTTGGCATCAGCAATAGCTTCTTTCAATAATTTTGAATTTGCCATTTTTTGACCTTCCTTTTGTTTTTTGTCCGTGAAATTATTAGGAGAATTCCAATGTGGGGTTGATTTAAGGTCGGTTGTTCGGTCACCACTTAATAAAGGGTATTCATTAACCAACTTTTTAATAAAAATTCACATTAATGGTGAATTAATTATAAATAAATATATAATATGAAAATTAAACCTATAATTTTCTATATAAAATATATATTTTTTGTAAAAAAATTACTTTTTATTCTTTTTACCACTATTATACTCACCACTTGCCATTCGTTCCAACATAACTTTTCTTTGGTTTTCGCGAATAGCCTTTAATTTAGTAGTTCGTCTAACAGTTTTTGGTTTTGTAAATTCTTTTCTATCTCTCAATTCAAGAAGATGTCCTGAATCGTTTACTTTCTTTTTAAAAACCTTGAGTGCCTTTGCAATATCTCCGTTTTTAACTATAACCTTAATTAGTGCTGTTTTTGCCATTTATATGAAAATTAATTTAATATAAGTATTCTTTTTTTATTTTTTAAGAACCTTTTCCTGTTCTAGATTTTTTACCACCAGTATGTGTAGATACATTTATTGGTTTTTTTCCTTGGCCTGGTGATTCGGAACCTCCTCTACCTGTCTTGTTTTGTGCTGCTCTTTTTCTACGAGTTGCAGATTCTTTTTCTTTTTTACTCATAGTTTTTGCTTTTGCAGCAGGGACACACTTTGCATATCCACTCTTTTCTCCGCTCGTTCCACAAGGAGGATGTTTTCCACCAACTTTTTTACCAATATTAACCCACTTGGATTTGAACCAATTACGAAGGTCTTCATTGGTGGTTTGTTGAGATATTTCTTGTAGAATTTGATTGAGTTTCATTAGTCCTTACATTTTTTCCAACCACCACCCTTACCTTTGTAGTTTTTTGCAGCCCATCCATTTGCATAAGCAGAAGGATATACATCAAACTTCTTTTTTGCTGCTGCTTTGGATGCAGACCATTTTTCAGGGTCAGTTGGGCAATTCTTTTCCATCAATTTTTGGACTTCTTCACCTAATCTAATTAATTCAGATTTTTTTTTTCGTCTAGTTTAGATTCTAACTTAGTTCTTATTTTATTAGTAACTCTATTCAATTCTTTTTTATCAATACCTAGTGCATCCAAAACTCTACCCATTACTTGTAATTTTTGTGGATATGTTAGTTTCTTTGCATCAAGTATATCTAACGCCTTTTGTAATTTGAGTCTTACATCACCGGGAATTGGTGCCTTATTAACATCTTCACCTGCTTCGGATATGGATTCTCTGATTCCTAATCTTTTTTTCATTTCGTCTTCAGTAATTTCTCCCATCTTGTAATATCTATTAAGAATATGACCCATATCTTCATACAATCCGTGTAATCTCTGGTCTAATGAATTAGCTTCAGTTGCACACTTATCAAACTCTTTACCTAACTTATCTAATTCATTCAAGTTTCGTTTGATAGTCACTTTATCAAACCAGTCATCACTTTCACCTAACAATAAAGTTTTTGCAGCTTCGGTAATTCCACCTAAAACTTCTGCAACTTCGGTAATATCGGATTTTCTATCCATCATTTCTTGATATTTGTTATATGTAGAAATGATTTCAAGGAAGTGTTTCTTCACTTGAGGTGATAATGTTCTAGGTTCTTCGTTTTCTTTTAGTAATTTAGTTAATTTCATTAGTATATTCTCCTATATGTTAATAAATACCAGGTCGGTCACCTTTTTTCATGGTATCTGCCCAAGTTTGAAACATTTTTTTAATATCTGCTGGTAATTGTTTATCTCTTATCGTTAAAACTCCATCTTTACTGATATGGGCAATTATTTTATAGTCACCATTTTTTTCTTCGGCTCTATTCCAAATAGTTAAACCATTACCCATCCATCCCGAACCGATATCGTATTTTTTTGTTTCTTTAAGAATTGAAGTTAAACGAGTTGATTTCATTAGTATAATCTCCTATCTAAATTTATTAATCAAGGATCTAAAACGAGATCCAAGTGAACCTTTTTTTGATTTATCAGCATCCGATTCTCTGTCACGATTTTGAGTAGGTGGCGGAGGAGGAGGCGGTGGCGGTGGAATTGAACCTGCTGGTCTTGGTTTCACACCTGGTGCACTTCCACTCTTTGGAATCGGTGGAGGTGGAGGTGGAGGAAGTTTACGAGCAGGTGCTGCAGCCTTTGGTGCTACCGTAGGTGGAACTTTAACCGAAGGTTTAGTATCCCACTTACTATTAGGTGCAACTGCTTTTGAAGAATCCCATCCACTTGGTGCATTTTTTATCCAATCTGGCTCTTCCCATGCTCCTCCTTTTGAAGTTGTAGGTGGAGGAGTTTTCAAAGATGGTTTTCCACTAGGTGGTGGAGGTGGAGGTGGCGGTGGAACCGCACCTTTTGGTCTTACACCAGGAGGTGTTCCAACAGATTTTCCACTAGGTGGAGCAATAACTGGTGGTTTAGCCTTTACACCAGGAGGTGGACCGAGTGGTGCCTTTGGTGCAGAAGGTGGAGCAATAACTGGTGGTTTAGCCTTTACACCAGGAGGTGTTCCAACAGATTTTCCACTAGGTGGTGGAGGTGGAGGTGGCGGTGGAACCGCACCTTTTGGTCTTACACCAGGAGGTGGTCCCATAACTTTAGTTCCAACAGGTGGTTGAGCATTTTTAGGAGGTGGACCCATTACTTTAGTTCCAACTGGTGGTTGAGCATTTCTAGGAGGGGCACTTGTCACCTTAGTTCCCATTGCTGGTTTAGCATTAGTTGGAGGTGGACCCATTACTTTAGTTCCCATTGCTGGTTTAGCATTAGTTGGTGCTTGTTGTTTTACATCCGGAGCGTGCTTAAACATATTCGAACCTTTTATTGCAGCACCTGCTGGTTTTTTTGGTTCATTTCCTGCACTTGATGACTTAGAATCAGTTGGTGTATATTTCCCACTATCATCTTTCTTAAATGTAGGTGCATTTGCATCCTTTTCCTTGCCCTTTTCCTTATATCTACCATATCCAATATGGGTATATTTATCATCCTCACTTGCTTCTTTAAGAATTGAAGTTAAACGAGTTGATTTACTCTCTTTAATTACTGATTGAATTGTATCTGCTAATTTGTGAAAACCATTCATTCTTAGAGTATACGCGATACCATCAATTGCAGTATCACCACTCCATTCTGCTTCTTGTGAAGCAGTTGTTCCTAAATTTCTAGCAAATCTATCAACATCATCGGTATACTTAGATGCATATTTTGCTCGAATTGCATTCATCTTTTCTTTATAATTAGGGTCATCCATTGATGGGTAATCTGGTTTTTCTGCCAACTCAGGTTTTCCTTCTAATTTAGCAACCAATTCTCTTGCTTCACCATGGAAGTTCGAATCAGTTAATGCTTCAACTGCTGCTTGAGCCATTTGTTTTTGATATTCTTCTTTACCTAATTTCTCAGGAGTAATACCATACGAATCTGCTTTTGCTTTTACTGCTTTATTTACCTTTGGATTACCTTTTCTTTGTTGTTTAGGTTGTGATTTGGGTTCTTCCATTGAATCATCAAATGATTTTGCATCATTCCAATCATCAGGAACTATGAATGTATCACTACCATAGGTTTGAATACCTTTAACGGTTCCCATACCAACAAAGGTTGGTTTACCGTTAATAACCAATGTTTGGTTTTTTGGATTCATTACTACTTCACCACTATATTCTTTATCACCATCCTTATAGACTACGGGTCTTCCTACTTCAAAGTCATCACCCCATCTATCTGGTTTTGATGATTTTGGTTCATCTTTTTTAGGACCCTCTTGATTTGCATCAGCCTTCTTAGCGGCAACTCCAATTTCTTCAGCAAATTTGTTTGCCATAGGAATTGCATCCTTGATATCCATATCAATTACAATAACTTTCATGTTAGCAGGTTTTCCATCTGCAATTGCGGCGGAAGTTACGGCTGCCCATCTATGGTGACCATCAATTACATATCCATCTCTACTCACATAGATTGGGGCTGTTATTGCTGGATGGTTAGGGTCTTTTTCTAATGCCTTTGACATACCAGCTACTTTAGCACCAACCAATTCAGATTGAGTTGCTTTTAATCTATCGGATGGTATTTCAGTTTCTGCAGTTTTGATACCTTTTTCCTTCAACATTTTTTTGAACACTGGTTCAGTATCAACTTCACCACTAGCATCAACTGCCATTTTAGAAGCAGGAGAACCAGGAGTTGGTTTTCCTTTGAATTGTGGCATCTCTTCACGAGGAATACCAGCATTACCTTCACAATATAAGTTAGTTCCAGGAACTGTTATTTTACACAAATTGAAGTTTGGTGCAGCTTCTCCTTTTTCTTTTGCTTGTTTTGCAAGTTCTGCTAACTTATCAATCTGCATTGAGATTTCTTTCTTCTGTGAATCAGGTATTTTATTTATGTCAGATTGTCCAGTAAAAGTTTCTTTATCTGCCTTCGGCATTAATGTTGTAAGTTTACTTGAAGAAACTTTTGGAGTATCTGATTTTTCTTTTTTATCCGAAGTCTTTGGTTTAGCAAAAATATTTACCTTTGGAGTATCTTTTTTAGAATCTTTACCACTTGTAGGCTCATCGGATTTAATAGGAACATATTTTCCTTGGTCAGTCTTTTTAAAAGTCTGAGCCTTAGGGTCTTTTTCCTTACCTTTTTCTTTATATTTACCATACCCAACGTGAGTATATTCGGCCTCTAAAAGTAAATTTTTTAATCTCATTCTTATCTCCACTTATGGGTTGTTTCTACTTTTTTATTTGTATAAAGGTCTAATTTACCATCTTCGGTAAATTTAACTTCGTAATTTGTTTTTCTTATATCATTATGACCACCTTTGTAGGGAGTATCGCCAACTTCTTTTTGGATTTTACCAACATTGATTGTATTCTTGGCCATATAATCTTTTATATCGAATGCCATATAATTAGTGTAATTCTGTTATAATTTCTCTCATCAAGTCTTGTGCTTTGCAGTAATCACCACAAACAACACCCTCTTGAATGTTTTTATTTACTGATTCTTGTAATGGAGTCATGAACGCACCATGAGTAGATGGATTAGAAACGAAATCCCAACCAATCAATTCAAAGTCATCACCAACTTTTACCTTACCTTCACCTATATTCGTCACCGAACCCATACCACGAGATGATATTCCTAATAGAATACCAGCTCTTAATAACTCTTTAAGTATATTTCCTGATGGAGTTGGAAGTATTTCAACGGTACCAACCAAATCATCACCATCCCAATGAATTTCTCTTACATTGTGAGAAACATTCTTCAAGTTGATTACAGAAGAATCAGGATGGTCTAACTCGCCCAATGCTCTTCTTTCTTTAATAAGAGTTTCGTATTTCTTAGCCTCTCTCATTAAGATTTCTCTTGGATATATTCTACCATTTTGGTTTTCTGCACCTGCTCGTTGTAAAATACCCTTAACGAGAGTTCTTCCACTCGCGTCTTCGTTTATTCTACCTTCAAATAGGTTTGTTTCTATTAGTAATGATTTCATTTTAATCCTTATCTTTTTAATTTTACAACTTTAATAGTTGGTTTTACTGCTTCGTTTACTGACTCATCAGCTGGATACTTGATACCAAATTTTGCTAGCGCTTTTCTTTTGTATTCTAACGCCTTTGCAGCTCTACTTAGATATTTTTTAAAAAATGCAAGCATCTCCTCTTTTGTATCAAATGCCTGTGACCCCCTAAACTGTGTATCACTTAAATCAGTAGTCCAAAATGCGGCAGAACCTCTATCATAGTCATAGTATCCTACAATTTTACCATTTAATAATATTTTACCATCTTTAGCAATTAGACTTTCGTTTACTGACTCTACTGCGTATTTGGTTTCCGATTCACCCAATTGTTTTCCAAATTCATCCCAAATCTGTAATGCTCTTTTTTGAACACCTTCTTTAGAATTACTTGCACCAACTGGAATAACTTTCTGAAGTTTACCACGAACTACAAACCCACCATACATGGTCTCACCCTTTGTAGTTTTGACTACTACTATTTGAATACCTTGTTCATTTTTAAGTTTACTTACAACTTTAATAGTTGGCTTTGATGCTTCGTTTACTGATTTACTTTCAGCCATACCATTATAAGTTAATAGTTTTTTATGTTTTTTAGCAAACATGGAAACTATTTTTAATACTTCGGCTTCACTCTTAATATATCTCTTTTCCTCAATGGTATCATTTTGTGTTCTTTGAACTAACACATGATATGTTCCTTCAATTTTTTTATCGCCATCAACATATCCAGGTCCTCTTCTTACTTCTATAAGATTTGAATATAAAGGACTATCACCATGCATAGGATGGGGTAATATAAAGTAGTATTTTTCTTCTCCTATAAATCTACCACCTAATGGGGAATGGCCTACTTTAAGTTTATTAATACCCAATTCTTTTTTAATAATTACTTCTATTTTTTTAGCAAGATTTGATGGGAAATGTTCGGTTGCTTCGTTTACACCCCCTACTTCGGATTTTCCTTCCGATACATCCCATTGTTTTTTAGTCATTATACTATGTCCACCAGGACTTTTCATGACCCATGCTTTTGCTTCACTACCTGATTTAAATGTTTTGACCAATTTTGGGCCTTTTGGAGTTTTTTCAATCCCAACCCATGCCCCAGATGCCATTGCTTCGTTTGTTTTACCAGCTCTTAATGCAGCTAAATCAGATGCCTCAATCTCACCATCACCATCAACATCTAATTTGTGTTGATTGCCAGTCAATTCTTCGTTCTTTTCACCCTTAGCATCCCAAGCGGCATCAATTTTGTTAAAGAAAGCCTTTTTTTCTTCATCACTCATATCAGGAATAGACTTTCCAGCCTTTTCTAATGCTCTTTTAAAGAACTCTTGATACTCTGATTCATCTATCATTACTTCTCTTACGATACCTTTGAATTGTTCTTTTGTTATTTTCATTTTTCTATCTCCTGAAGAGTTCTTGCTATGTTAATTAATCTTTCTTTTATTTTATAAATATGGGTGTTGGTTCTTTTCCAATAGTTATCGGAATCCAACTCATTGATGTTTTTAATCTTGTTATACCAAGAAAAAAACTTTTCAACTTCTGCCAATTGATATTTTAATTCTTTCAATCCAGTTGCCAATTTTTTATTAGCATGCATTGATGTATCATTCTTTAATTCTAACCAACGATTTTCGGTTATAGATTCATCTATTTTAAAATCCTTGAAGTTTCCTATATGAGATGCAAGAGCAGCAGAATGATATAGTTTACCACTAATTTTATTTTTAAAACTATTTGCACCGATTTTAACAAAAGGTCCATATCCACCACCTGAAACTTTAGCCCCATTTGGTAATCCCTTTAATTGTTTTTCTCTGTCTTGAAGATTTGTTTCAGTAATATTATCTACATCATTATCAACTACCGAATACCCTAATTGAGTTGCAATTTTCTTTCTTCTTTGGGAATCGGATTTACGTGAAAAAGCATGAGGAGTCTGATATCCATCAGTATTACCTGTCACATTGGATTCTTCTAACTCCTTTTCAACTTCGTGAATAAGTTCGTCTATGTATTTTTTAAGAGATTCTTTTTTTAACATTTTTTATTTCCTTTACCAATTCATACGCCATCATTAAAGAAGAAACTTGTTCATCGGTAACTTTCTTACCAATTTTTTGTGTCTTTAATACATTAATAGTTTCTTTTAATTTGATTTTTGTAATTCTATCTTCCATTTTTGTATAAATGGAATGTAGTTCAGTTATTACTAGTTTTAATTGATTAGAATAATATTCACCAAATTTAGATGTATTGGTAACATTGTTAATATATTCTCTCAATAAATTTTTCTGAACATCATTGAGATTTGAATATTTCTTATTAAATGTTTCAAGAAGGATTTTATAAGTAAGTAAACGAAGATCCTTTTCTTGTTTTTTATAATCTTCAACCAGTCTATCTTCTTTTTGCTTTAATGTAGGACTTGATGTAGATATATGTTCTACCAATGTTAATTTTGAATCAAATATATCTTTTATATCGGAAATATCAGATTTTTTAGCCTCAAATAGTTTATGAATCGAAGCCAATACTCTATAATTTGTTACAGGTGAAGTTAAGAAATTATCAATTTCAAATGTTTCTTTAATTGCCTTTACAAGATTATATTTTTCTTTAATGAGTTTTTGTTCATCAAGTTTAGTTCTAGCCTCTAATATAGCATCAATAAACTTTTCAGCTTTAGATTCTGTATTATACTTTTCATCTATTAAAAGTTTATATAGACGAAGTTCTTTAGATAATTCAGTCCCATTACCAAAGAATTCGGCTACAATTTTTTTAGCTTTCTCAGGAGAGTTGTTTAATATCTCTAAAGTTATTTGACGGGTTAATAGTTCAAATAGAAAACCCGTATTTTTAAATTTAGAATGTTTAATTTTTTTCATATTTACTCAATTATTTATTTTGATATACTCAAAAACTCTTATATAAATATAAATATTTTTTTGATTTGTTATTTTTATTGATTATCTAGTATATTTGATTCGTCTAACATACCTTTTGTTTCATGTAGATATTTTCTCTTCGAAGAAATACCATTAATATATTTCAAGGCTTTTTGTTCGGATGTTCGATGTTTTAACACATTATTATTTTCCTTATCACCAAGAGGGTCTCTACCAAATGGTGATTTATCTTTACCATAGGTATTACCCTCTCGTGGTCTTCCACCTTTATCTTTAGTTGCTTCTAATTCAGTTTTAAGTTGATTGAGAGATTCTTCAACATCTTCAGGTTCATTCTGCATAGCAGGATCATTACCTTGGTCTTCAATAGAACGATATCTGAATCTATCTTTAATATCATTAATAATTTTAACTCGTTGAACCTCTTGTTCACCATCTGCTAACTTAAAGATATTCTCATAAACCCAATCTTTAGATAACATATTTAGACCAGCTATATCGGTTGCTAATCTTACCTTTTCAGACCATAGGTTTACTCGTTCTTGTTCGTAAATAGTAGATGGGTTAATCAAATTCAATTCAAAGTTTGTCATTTCAACATCTTGAATTCCCTGAGAATATAAGTGAATGATTGCAATCTTTGATAATTCTGATATGATTGTTCGTTGGATTCTTTCAATAGTTCTAGCAAAACGAACATCTTCTGCAGCAAGAGTAGCCTTACCATTTACATTCTCATCATATCCCAAATATGCCTTAGGAATTTTAAGAGCAGCAAAAAGTTTATTTTTTAGATATTGAATATCTTCAGTTGCTGCATAATCCAAACCTGAAATATTTTCGATAGAAGTTCCACTATCGCCACCACGAACTGGTAAGAAGAAATCTTCTGTTAGGTTTTGCATATTATACTTCAAGTTATACTCACCACTATTTCTATCAATAAAAGGAACTTTCTTCATCTTATTGATAATTCGTTGCATGTAGTTATCAACTTCTTGTGGTGGGATATTACCGATATCAATTTTGAACACTCTTTTCTCAGGTGCTCTCATGATTCGGTGAATCAACATGGCATCTTCCATAAGAGATAATTGTTTCCACAATCTTCTACCATTTTCAATCATAGATTTACCGTATGGAAGCCAGTTTGTATCTGATAATAATCTAAAGTGTGCAATTTCAAAGTTATCATATTCCATTTTACCCATAGGGTCTTCGGTAATTTTAAACTTTACTGCGTTTGGATTATTTGGGTCTATAAGTTCTAATCTTTCAGTATTATAAACTGAATGTGGGGTTGCGTTTACGATACCCTTTCCTTCTGCAATTTCCAACCCAAGAAAAAAGTCACCATACTTACACATATTTCGTGTCCATGGCCATAGGTTGAATTCAACATTTAGAATATCATAGAATAAATTCTCTAGGGATTCTTGAACTCTATTATTATCCGAACGAATTGAAAGGATTGTTCCAAATTCGTTTTTAAGTGTAGATTCATCTGCATAAATATCTAATGCAGAAGCAATGATTGGGTCTTGGTCCATTGCATCATAATCACGAAAAACCTCTCTACGAACTTGCTGATATGCCATTGATTGGGCACCACCAGCCTGCTCGTAAAAGGATTTCTGCAACTTAGTGTATCTGTCCCTTAACGATGATAAGTTCGTTTGTTGTCTTTCATCAGTATCAACTACCCTTCTCTTACCATCTTTATCAACCGTAACAATTGCCTTTGATGAAAAGAGTTTGGATAATCTACCGAAAAATGAAGTATCTGCCATTTGTTTTCCTAATTTATATTATAACCTTTATTATTTTTATTTTACCACTTTCTACAACTCCAATATCTTGCTTTATGTCTTGGTCCTGGTGATTCACAATTATGTCTTGCTCTAAAAGATTTTCTTCTTTCAGGATTGTTCTTTTTAATTTTTACACCCTTTTGTCCGAAGTTAACTTTTACAACATTTCCTTGTGGATTTTTTACATATACCTTAAATTTCTTAACATCACCTGCCATTGGTTTTCCCAACTTCACTTCTCTACCTGGATATTCTGCTTCATAAACACAATTACAATTTGCTTCCGTAAGTTCGGTTGTGTATGATTTTAAGAAATTTAGAAAATCCTCTTCATCTTCTTCTTCAACATCAAGTTCGTCATAATCTAAAAAATTATGTTCTGCTGCATCAAATGGATAATCTTGAACATAACCATCAGTATTTTCTTTGATGGATTGTTTTTTATTTAAAATATTTTTTAACTTTATCATAATAGGGTCTCCTTATACTATAAATATATACTTCTAATAATAACCTATTATTTTAAATTAACCAAGTTAGGTCTTCATCTTGATTACCAACTTTCATTGACCACGGATTTGTATCAACCGATGAATTGCCACCAAACCCATCTAATGTAAATGAGTGTTGCTGTATACCACCAAGCGTTCGTTTAGTTAAATCAACACCTTCTTGTCTCAAACGAAGTGCTGTATCTCTAACCCAAAGAGCAATTCCTAATGCCATTACAAGGTCATCATTGTATCCTCTCATTGCTTCTGCACGATTTCCCGTCCATATAAAAGTAAATAATTCATCTATCAAACGAGTAGAACGAATTGTCACGTCTTTTTCTCTAATGTATTGTTCTAACTTGGAAACAATAAGTGGACGAGTTTTCATTGTAGTTGAAAATCCAGCAACCATACCTCTTTCTTCTGCTCTGAATTTATTATGTAGTTGATGTTGGACATCTACATATTTTAAATCCTTACTCATGTAGAATAGATTTGAATAACCCCTATCGATTACTTGTTGAATTACTGCCCAACCAATGTTTGCGTTTTCAATTACTAATAGGGCCTCATTATAATCAGTAGAAAGGGATACTAAGAAATTTCCAAAATCCTTTGTATCCATTTTTCCTTTGTATTCAGCCACTTGTGTTGCAGTTTCCACATCAAATACATGACACGCAGAGTAATCCGCACCATCACCCCTAGCAACGTCAGCTACAACCATGTATCCTTTGTTGTAATCAGGGTATTCCCATCTCCATAGATTATGGTCTATCCAAGTTTTTTCAATAGGGTCTTGGCAATATGATTCTTTGTAGAATTGTAATAATTGTGGGTCAATAACCGTGTCACCAGAAGAAACGAAGTCACAATCACATTCTTGTGCTGCACCTTTCGGTCCTAATAATCGTTCTTGTTCATCTCTCCATGCTTGTCCTCGTTCTGGGTGAACTGACCAATGTAGTCGGATTGTATTAAATCCGTTTGTTTCATCTTCTGCACCTACCCATGTTTTATGGAAAAAATTACCTACACCATTTGGAGTAGAAAGTATAATTGCATTACCACCCGTTGAAAGGGTAGATTGTGCAGATATCCAAATCTCTTCAATTTTATCAATGAAAGCAGCCTCATCAAATACCAATAGGGATAGTGCTTCGGAACGGCCGGCGTCTCCTGCAGCAGAAGTTGCTTTGATTTGAGAACCATTCGAATATCGTAGAGATAATTTATTGTCTTCTACGGTAGTTTGTTTTAACCAACTCGGTAGGTATTGATTCATAACTCGAACCTTCGTTACAAGGTTCTTTGCCACCTCTTGCTTGGTTGCAATTACCAACACATTAAAGTCTTGGTTGAATAACATCTTCCAAAGTGAAAATCCTGCTACAAGAGTAGATATACCAGTCTGACGGGATTTTAGAACGATATTATATCTATGGTCTTTAAATTCGGTGAGAGTTCGTTCTTGGAACGGGTATAAGTGAAAAGGAATTTTGCCACGAACAGGATGTTGAATCATACAATACTTCTTCATAAAGTAAATTGGATCCGAAGCACATTTTTGATACTCTAACTTTATTATTTCCTTTAAACTCGGCATTATTTTTAGTTTACAAGTAATACACCAACTGCTATAACACCAACAATTGTTCCCACCTTATATAAAAAAGTTTTTCTCTTTTCTGATTTCAATTCCTTTAATAGGGATTCGGATTTTTCTCGTTCTAACTTAAATTGCTCATCTTTCTGTGTGATGATATAATCCAAATTAGTAATTTTAGAATTGAGAGTCAAAATTATTTCATCTTTAAGTACTAATTTTTGATTTGTTAATGAAAGAACTTTTTTAGTTTCTTCTAACTCAATGAGTGCACCATCCCCTTTAATTAAATCTTTGATGATTAATTTTGCAGTAGGAATTTTTAGTGCTACAATAGTATCAGTTTGAGTCTGATTCGTAACGGTCTGTGAAAAACTTGTTAAGGTCACTAAAATTAAACTTATTAACAGAATTAACTTTTTCATTTGTATTTACCTTTATATTTCTTATGTTTGTATTAACTGATGTAATATCAGTATCTAATAACCCAATTTCGGAAGATATGCTATCTATTTTTAAATCTAAATTTTTATTTACAAGTACAACCGAATCTATATTGTGTTGAATACTATCGATTTTTTGGTTATACATTTCTATATCCGTTTTTAGTTGTTTAGTAGAATAAATACTATATGCCAATAAACATATTAAAACCAATAATAGAAACGATACATTTCCATTTTTCATAAAAAAACTCCTTTACTATAAATAGTGTTCTAATTTGTGTTCTTTTATAACCTCGAAAGCTTCATTTCGTTTTTCTACAACTTCTTTTAATTCAATTTCACCATTATCAATAATTTCTTGAATTTCAATCTTTACTTCATCGATTGGTTTTGGTAAACTCCATTTTTCAACCGTTCCATCTTCATTAATAAATTCATAATAAGGTTTTAATTCAGTTAATGAGTGTTTTAATTCTTCTAATTTCATTTTACCTTCTACAATCATACGAGTGTAAATTCGAAAATCTTCATATTCTTTCCAAATTCCAGCCCCTCTGAAATTATGTTCGATATCTGCCAAACAATTAATACAATATCCAGTTTTTTGTATTAATTTTTCATCATTTTTAGTTTTTTTAATCTTTTTACAACTTGGATTACTACATTCCTTTTTAAGATTTAAATAATTACGAATTTCTTGTAAGGCTTCGTGATTTTTTCCAGTTTTAATGGTATAACCTTCCTTTTTTTCGTATCTGTAAAATTCATCCTCCCAAATATCACCAACATTTCGTTGTTCTTCGGTTTTTGTCCAACCAATTTGAGTATTATTATCATACTCACCAGTTTGAATCATATCTACCAACTTTCTACGAGTTGGGTGCATATATTTTCGTTGAAATTCTTTACTCATTGTTATACATTAGGTTATACATTATATATAAATATATAAAAATGAATAAAGTGATATTTTAAGCGTAAAATATACCTAAAATCTGATTTAATGAGGCAAATGCACCAGTTAATTTGAAAGTTTTACCTTGATATGTAAAAACTATACCTTCGTTTGGAACAATTTTATCAGCCCCACCGATTGCTTGTAATCTTCTCAACTCTAATTTCAATTTTTCAATCTTTTTAGGGTCTCCTGATTTCTCAACTTCCTTAATTGTTTGGTCTAATCTCTTTTTCATGTCTCGAATTGCTGCATCAGGGTTTACAGTCAATACTGATGATGTGAATTGTAGAACTTCTGCTCCAACTCCCAAGAAAATATCCTCAAATTTCATTAGGTTTTGTTTTGTGATTTTAGCTTGGTCTTCTTTATCAGTTGTTAATGCCCAATTTAACACTTTTTCATCAGTTATGTTCTTACTATCAATTCGAAACCCTTTGTCACCAAATGCCCATCTCTTGACCAATCCCATTTTGGTTTTATTATCCAACATTGATGGTGATTTTTTGTTAATATAATCATTCCACCATGCTTGATGATACTCAGCAACACCATCAGTATCTTTCAAACCGAATTCTTTTTGTAATTTTGAGATTTTAGCAGTATATTTTCCTTTTTTAGATGAAAGGTCTTGTGATTTTGGTAAAAAAAGAACAGGAGGTCCTTGAATTGTGTAATTATCTTGAACATCTTTGTTTATTTGTTTAATCATACCCGCAAGGATTTTTGCTGCTCCTTGATTTTCACCTATTGCATTACCTTCATCATCATATTCCATCGTTCCATGGAACACTAATAGTGGTTGTCCGTAAGGAATTACATTGACTGATGTTGGATATATCACTTCAAGATTCATAAAACAAGCACCATCCTTAAAAATTTTAAATCGTTGGGCTTCTGAAAGTGATTTTATAGCATCGGTGAGGTCTTTCATTGCAAAATTATACGCTTTTTCCAATTCACCTCTGCCAGTAAACTTATCTGCCACACCTTTTATGTCTAAAGCACCAGCACCTTTGTTTTTCAAGTGTCCTTTATTACGAGCGGCAACTAATCTTCCACCTACCCATGAGATTGCAAGGGCTTGACCATCAGTTTTTTCTCGTGCAAGTTCTAAATTTCCATCCAATGCACGATTAACAATATCTTTTAGTTGTCCAAAAGTTAAATTGATTTCGGTATCAAATGGATGATTCATGTGTCCATACGCACCACCTTCTTTTAAAAGGGATTCTTTAACGGATTGGTATTTTTTATTCCATACATATTGGAATAACTCACCCCATATAGGTCCATCAATTTTACCATCCCACTCGTAATTATATATAGGTTTACTATTAAATGATTTGCCAGTTTTATTAAGAGCAGTTCTTCCCAACCCTTTTACATTAGTAGATTTTGGTTTTACTAATTTTTTACCACCCCAAGTTTTTTCGAGTCGTTTCTCATCTTTGTAATGTAAAAATAACTGATAACCTCTATTTACATCTTTAACCTTATCCACAATTTTCTGCATGAAATCTTCTACTTTTGGATATTTTTTTAAAAATGCTTCAACTCTTCTTGGGTCTATATATCTAGCAACTTCTTCTTTTAATTCATAAGTTTTTTTATGAATAGTATCAAGTTGTTTTCTCAACTTTTTCATTTCCTTCTCATGATTATCCATCCACGCTTGGTCAGGATATCCATGAGGTGCTAATTCATCTATTTTTTTATTTATTTTTCTGAATTTATCCAATTCTATTTCACGAAGTTGTTTTAATGCTTCCTCATAAGTTTCATGGGTACCTAATTTTTCACCACCAGTTTTACGATATACCACCCACTTATTATCTACTTTTTGAATTGTTTCTTCTATCTTTTTAAGTTTCGTATAATATTTTGGGTCTTCAAATAGGTGGTCCATTGCTATTTCTTTTGCAATATCAGTATCAGTAGTATGTTCCCTTTCTACTTTATACCCCTTTTTGAATTCATCCATCAATTCTGAAACTGGGATATTGTGTTTTTTAGCAATATCAGATAAACTCATACCTTGTGATAATCCACCTGGTATTTTAGATTCCTTTTTAATTGATTTCGTACTATTCATAAATTCTTGTGGTGATTTAAAATGAGCTTTTAATATACGATTGTATTTAGATGTTTTGTTTCCATCACCATGTACCATTAGAGGTATTCCTTGGTCTACTGCTCTTCCTAATTCAAATTTTGATGGAACTTCGTGAACTAATTCAAAACCAGGTAGGCTTCCTAAATAATATTCTTGGGTATCGTACTCTTCCCAAGAATGATTGTACATATAGCCAGTAGCTCCTGCAGCATCGTTAGGAGTCATTGAACCCCTGACCCCATCATAAAAACCACTATTGACTTCATCTATTAAATTTTCCGATTCAAAGGATAGAATAGGATCAGATGATTTAAAATCATCCTTTCGCATCACCGTTTTTGCAATGGCCTGATTTGCTTGTTTAACAAAAGGAATGTTTATATCATATCTTTTATCTCTAACAACTATTTCTTTATATTTCTCTAAAAATTCTTTAAATTTATTTTTTATTCTTGATAATCTTTTAAAGAATCCTGTTAATTCAGCATCAGAAATCGGTTTACCATTTCTTGGATCATTTACTCTATCAAAGAAATGTTGAGTAAACTCAATATCTTGTGGTGATAATTGTTTTTCTGCATATCTCTCAACACCTCTTAATTGAGACATACTCATTTCATTTGTTGGAGTATCAAAAGTTAAATTACTTGGATATTGGTTAACCGATTTGAATCTATCTGCTTCCTTTTGCTTTAATGCAGGAAGGAATCTAAATTTGGCAAGTTTAACAATTTTTCTTTTCTTTTTTTGAACCATTTGAGATACTCTAGTCTTTTGTGGTAAAGAGAGTTCATTATAAGGAGTCATTCCAAATAATCGTTGAGTCCATTCTTTCCTTACATACAAGTAAGCAAGTTTGTATGCTCTTTTATATAAAACTGAATATGGTTTTTTACGAATTTGTGTTCGTTGTTTTTTAATGTTGATTAGTTTTTTATTTTTTGCAAAACTCCATCTCCTTGCAGCTCTTTGTGCTTGAGTTAAAGCCTCATCCAAACTTTCTTCATCTTCCCACTCTTCTAATTCTGCAAAATCATACTCTTGTTGCTGAGAATCCCAACCACAAGTGTGACATAAATATGGATGTTCATCTTTTACTTCAAGTTCCCATTCATGTTCACATATTTCACATTTAATAGAAGTTCCAGCAATGGATTCCATCATAATTGGATCAGAACCCATCCACTCATTTTTCATCATATTGTCTACTAACTCAACATGAGATTCACCAGCTAATACAATAGGAATTTTACCTTGTGAAGATAATTCTTTTGTTTTTCTTAACAAATTTACATCTCTGAATTTATTAAAAGATTCTTGTGCAGCATGTATTTTTGTTTTCTTATCACCATAATCATCTGCAAAAGATAATCTATATAGAGTATCAACATCTTCTTCAGTTGGATTTGAATCCCATGTATTCGATAAAGGTAGATTTGCTTCTTGTGCTGATTGTTTTAAAAGTTCTTTACCTTTATCGGTTAAGTAATCTTCAGGTGACATATCTTCTACACTATCACCTTGTCCTATCATACTTGCCCAATTGGCAGCCATGACTTCTTCATTACTTAATCCAGTTTCTTGTTCTTGGTATTTGTATAGTGGAGATTCATTATCAAATACACTTGTCTCGTCACCATCCCATGTATCAATTCCTGCACCAATTTTTTGGAATTTCTTTGCAGCATAATCCATTTCGCCACCAAATTCCAACTCACCCTCATCATTACCCATTCCACCTTCACCTACAAACACAACGTCTTTCCATCTATCTTGTGGTATAGTTGATTTTACTTTATCAAGTATATCATCAACCATTTTTTTATTTCCATGAACGGTTCCAAATACTTGCCCACCACCTTCAAGTTCGGTTGTTTGAATTTCCTTACCTGATTTAGCTCCTTGAAATGTATTTACACCTGATTTAGGTTGTTGTTTTTTAGCAGGATCACTTGATGGTAGTGAATCCTTATATCCACTATCTTTTGAAAAAATATTTTGTTTTGGTTTATTTTCAGGTGTAGAATCACCACTCTCTATTGGAGTGTATTTACCACTATCATCTTTTTTAAAAATAGGAGCAGAAGAATCTTTTTCTTTACCTTTTTCCTTATATCTACCATACCCAATATGGGTATATTTTTCATCTTCTTTATCGGCCTCAAAGAAAACTTGCTTTCCTTCCTTAACCAATCTGAATGTGACAACTTTTTTGCCATTTATAGTTGGCATCCCGTGTTCGTCTTTACCGATTGTTTTTACAACTACTTTTTTATTTTTGAATTTACCCATCAATAGAGTATCTCCAATTTCAACTGGTAACGTGATTGATTCCTTAACAACCTTTTTATCAGATTCTTTTGAAAGTTCTCTAGCACCTTTAGCAAGTTGTGTTGAAAGTTTATCATCAACATTTAATGCTTTATCAACTACTGAATAACCAACTAATGATGCAGTACGAGTCACGTGTTTATACCACTTATCATAAGCACCATTTACCATTACATCAAATTCACCCATTGGGTCTTTTTTACCAATAGCACCTCTTGGAAAAAATGTAACTCTACCACTTGGTCCTTCTGGGTATGTAATATAATCATCCATTGAATCATCCATAACCATATTGATTATTTCCCATCCAATTTGTTGAGCTCTTTCGCCGTTGATGACTTTAAACGAATTATAGTCCGGTAAGAAAATAACAGGACCATCATCAACCATATCTTGGCCAAATCCAGATGATACTTCTATGAGTAAATCTTCAAGTTGTGTTTTAGATAATCTGATACAAGATTCTTGTAACTTATTTGTAATAAGGTTGAATATTGTTTTGTTGAATTTAGAATATGCTCTATCTACAAAAAAGTTCTTTTTTTGTTCTTCACTTCCACTTCCCAATCCAATTCTTACTTCGGTTCCACTTACTCCTCCGCCACCCTCAGGTGCCACATAAATATATCCCTTATCTTTATATCCTTCGGTTGGGTTACCATCCCACTTTGCAAAATATTTACCACCCAATCTACTTGCATCTTTTTGGCCAACTACGGTTACAAAAGCAGTAGTTTTTTCATCAAACTTTTTTAGGATTTCGGTAGGTGCATAAGGATTCTTGACCTCGTATATTTTGTTTGATGGAACACCAAACATCGTGGTCATAATTTGTTTTTTCTCCTTAAAATTAAATGGAGATTTTGGTTTTTCTACTTTATCAGAAGTTCCTATAAATACATTATCTTTTCCGAACTTACTAACTAAATGTGAATAAGTTGCATAATGACCTTTATGAAAAGGTTGAAATCTACCTGCATAAATGACTACTGTCTTTTTTATGGGGGTAGATTCCTCTAATAATATTTGTTCTACTAAATATCTTGAAAGTTCGTTCATAATATGATATACTTCATCAGTATATAAATATGAAGTATATAAAGTTTAGTGATTTTTATATACAAACGGATCTCGTTTACGAAGTTCTTCTAATTTTTTCTTGTAGATTTCTTGTCTTTTTTTCTCTTCTCGCTTATTTTTAAAATAAGCTATAATTTTCTTGATTGGGTTCATTTTCTAATAATTTATTAAGGTTATTAACATAAGTATCTGAAATATATTCTTCACTCATTGAAAGTAAATGATTTCTATTGTATTCTAATATCGGATATAATTTTTCATATAATTCATCCCATTCTTCATTTGTTTTTTCTACTAATGATTTTACTACTTCATATACTTTTATAATCCTTTCAGAATTATTTTGTATAGTATCATAAGATTCATCCCAAAACTCTGAAAAAGTTTTGAATCCCCATTTTTGTAGTTGATTTATTATACCTGGCTTACCCAATATTACAAATGGATGTAAGTGAGCAATTCCTTTAAATGTTTTTTCCGAAATATAATGTCCATGTTCGTAAAATAAAGTTTCGGTTATTAAACTAAAATATGTGTTTAAGTATGGTTCTTTCTGTTCAAATCCAAATCCCCAAACTTTTCCAATATTATCATAATCAATTATATTCTTTGGATTTTTACTTAATTTAAAATACCCACCAATCATTTTAGATTTATATTGTTTATTTTGAATATATGAAACACCATCATAATCGGTACCATTTGCCAATTCTAATCCCATATCGTCAAGACCATAATCCCATAATGTCAAATCAATCGAGTACTCACATTCTTTTAACAAACCATCAGTTTGAAGTAAACTTAAAATAATTACTCTATGTGGTGCAACTCTTCTATTATATATTAAACATTTTTTTGGTTTATTTTTTGTATTCTTTAATTCATTTAGATTCATTAAAGAACATTCATTTGCATTTCCATTAAATTCAAATACTGAATCTGTACTTAACAAATGTTCGGTCTCTTTTTTCTTAGCAGTTACTGACCAGCAATAATACGCAGTATAAAATTGTTCTGATTCTAAATTATTTTTTAAATACTCTTCGTAAATATCACGAGTATTCATTGATGAAGATATTACAATAACTTTTTTTGGTGGTATATCTAATTCTTTACATTTTTTATGCAAATTTTCAAATAAAGAGTTTCTTATATCACCTTCACTACTATAATCCACAACTAAATAAAAATTAGTAGCATTTCTTAAATATTTTTTAGCAATTTCAGATATAAAATCAAATGAATGTGTATGTTCATGATAATTTGTATTTTTACCAGTACAAGTATCAATACTACCATACGGATGAACTGTCATTAAAAATAATGATTTATCCATTGAGTTTTCAAGAATTTTTTCATTCTCATCATATCTTACATCTGATATGTGTAAATCATTTAAACTCAATGGTAAATTCAAATTACATTCATATACAGGTACTTGAACGTATTTTGAATTAAAAGTTTCTATAAAATTGTGATTAATCACAAAATTATTATTCCAAATATCATCAGTAAAATTCCAATTCCACCCAGTAGGAACAAATCCAGCAGGTCCCACTACATCAAATAATCTTTTAATTTTCATAATATAATTCAGGATATTCTACTAAAATAATTGGTCCATTTGATGATAATGCTTTTTTATATGCAGGAAGAATTTTATCAGCTGAATCCAATTTTATAATGGGAATATGTTTTAACATTGAAGAAAATTCATCAGAATAATCTGCCTTATGTTGATGGCCAGGATCCAATGGTTTATCAGAACCCTTTCCTACTCTAATGATTACATTTGGAATAAATTGACCATCTGACATTGATTCAAGTTTATCCAAATGATTTATTAATTGGTTTGATGCACAAATAAGAAAATCCCATCTTGGATAAAATGATACTACACGATGACCTGTCATGGCCAACCCAATACTCATACCCATCTGAGTTTCCTCCATTACTGGAGTTTCAATCATTCGTTCTTTTGGTAACCCTTCAATAGTTTTACTCATTGGGTTTCCATAATATACAATTTGTTGGCCAATAAAAATTGTGGAAGGGTCTTCCATGCACAATTTCATTGATTCTGTCAATGCATCTAAATACGGTGTATATTGTGGTGAACTCATTATGGTCTTGAATTTGGATTATACTGATGTTTGTTTTCTTTATACCACTCAAGTGTTTCTTTAAGTGCCTGTTTCAAATCTCTTTTAGGTTTCCAACCTGCTGTATTTATTTTCTTTGATGATAATAAACGAATCGGAATCATTGGTGCCTTATTATTTACATAAGAAATAGGATTATCATTTCCTTCTATTTCTTTAATCCATCCCAACACTTCATTTACACTAAATCCTTCACCATACGCAACATTAAAGATATTATATGTATCGTTGTTTTCGGCAACCCAAATGAACCCATCTGCCATATCTTCAACATGAAGTAAATCTCTAACTTCAGAGCCATCACCCCATACTGGAATTGGATTTAATCCATCAGCAACTTTACGAATATTTGCAGGAGTAACATGACATTTTTCGAAATCAAATTTATCGTTTGGTCCAAATGCATTTGAAGGTCTAACAATCAAACACTGCATTGGATTGTGAATTTGGTGTGAAAAATAATCACAAAGTAATTCACCATATCGTTTCATATTACCAACTGCTCCATAAATTGGAAAAGTTGGAGTTGCGTGAATGTTTATATCTTCGGTACAAAACTCATCCTTCATATCAGGATAAACGGTATTAGATGAAATGAATAGAAATTTCTTTACTCCATTTCTCCAACTTTGTTCCATAAGATTTACATTCATTTCAACATTAGGTGTTACATGAAGTAATGGATTTTCTTTTGTATCTAATGCGTTAGATGTATTTGCTGCACAATGAAATACAACATCTACATCCTTTGTAACATTTTCACAAAAAAACTTTGTCTGCAAATCACCTTGAAAATGGTGTACTGATTCCCATCCATCAAAATCACCTCTTAAATCTCTTGAAAAAGAAGTTGATCTTAAATTTCTATAACCTTTTTCCCAAAGTAATCGCAGTAAATGTGAACCAATGAATCCACTTGCACCCGTAACTAAAATAGTATCTGTTTTTTTCATAACTTATTTTTTATACTCATTTAAATAATAATCAATTGTTTGTTTTAATCCTTCTTTAAGGGATACTTGTTGAATAATACCAAATGATTCTGCTCTTTCGGTACTCATCAATCTTTTTGTATCGCCGTTTGGTTTTGTTGGGTCCCACTCAATATCCACTTTAACTCCATACATTTCTTCGTAGATTTCTACAAGAGTTTCTGCAAGTTCTTTGATTGTTACACCAGTTCCACTACCCAAATTAATTGGTTGTGTTAATTTTTGTTCGTACGCCTTAATAATTCCATCGGCAATATCACCTGCATAGATAAAATCTCTAATAGGTGAACCATCTCCCCAACATACCAATGGATGTTCTTTTTCACCAAACAATCTTTTAATAAGTGATGCAATTACGGTTGATTCAGGTCCAAAATTATCGTGTCTACCATAAATGTTAGCAGGTCTTACAATTGACGCCTTATTCCAGTCATAAGATACTGAATAAACTTCTGCTTGTAATTCACCTAGTCTCTTTGCCCATCCAGCATATTTATCTTTTTCCGATGGGAAAGTTTTCCAAACATCATCTTCATAAAATACTTCTGCTGGTTGATAAACTCCAACCGTTGAAGTGTATACATACCATTCAACATCTTCCAATCTTGCTGCTTCCATCATATTGGTGTTGAATTGTAACATTGGTACAAAATAATCTGCAGGTTGCTCCATTGCTCTTTTCGGAGAACCCTTTACACCTGCAATATGAAAAATTATTTCTTGTCCTTTTACAACTTGTTTACACGAATCAAATTCTCTCAAATCTGCCTTGATAAACTGATAATTACCATCTTTATACTTTTCAACTTGATTCATTGGTTCGTGGATATCCACTGCTGTTACAAGTGCACCTTTATCGATACACTTTTGAACCATATAATTACCAACTAATCCATTGGCACCTGTTATTAAAACCTTTTTACCTTCCATTTTCTTATTTTATATATACATATATGTTTTTATTTTTATATTGGTTTCCTACCATCGTTTTTAATTAAATCAGTAAAATTTGATTGAATATAAATTTTATTAAATTTATATAAACGATTTACTTCATCAACAAAATTATGATATTCATTATGCTCCTCCATCCAAACTGCTTTACGTGTAAATGATTCATAATCCATGTGAGTCCATTGATATATTTTACCAAAATAAACAAGAGTTGCTTCGGAGTATTGTTGTTTCTGAATTCTATTTTCAAATTTTTTGTAAATCAATTCAGCAAACTCCCTCATTTCTTTGTAATTATCTAATTGAGTAACAAATGAACATCTTAAATTTTGTATAGTCGGTATAGTACTAATAAAATCTAAATTCTCCATTAAAACTTCCCAATTACCACCAATTCTTGTTTTATTTTCGTAGGTATCTTTTGTAGCAGCATCTATTGATATTTCTACTGATTTAACATACGGATGTGCCTTTTCTATCCTCTTCCAATTCTTTTCATTAAATAAATTGGCATTAGTTGTCAAATAAATATCATCCAAATTTGGCCATAATTTTGGGTCAAATTCAAATAAAAATTTTCTAAATGATTTTGATGCCCAAGGGTCACCACTACCTGTTATTGCTAATTTTCTTGCTTCTTTTGAATAGTTATTTTTTATAAAATCAGTTATATTATCAATTTTTATAATTTCATTTGGTTTTGCCATTATAACGTGTAATCTACATGATGGACATTTTAAATTACAACTATCATCATAAGTAAAATTAATTGAACCAGGTCCTGAACTTATATTTTTGTCATCTACTACAAATCCATCATGCATTTTAAATGGTAATTTTTCTTTTTCTACAAAAAATCCACTTGCTTTTTGAGTGTTTATCAATGTACTTAAATGAGGACAGGCAGTTTTATGACAATGTGAATACGAACCATCTAAAACAGATTCTCTGATTTTATTTGCAGTTTCAGATTTCCAAACATCGTAATTTAATGTACCATCTTCATTTTTACCATACCATAATTTTGTTTCCAACCAAGTTGGACAACATAATGTTGCATGGTCTTCAAAAAATTCTATATGTTTGAATGGTTGAATACAAATATATTTTTTAAGAATGTCTTCTTTATTTTTCATGTTACAGATTTTTAAAAAACAAACTTATACCATCCATTTTCATTTGATTAAAATGATTTTTATTATATATACAAATTTCTTTTGTTTGCTGGTATAGTTCATTTAGTTTATTTATATCATATGAATTTAATTTTAAAACCACTTCAGAAATTTTAAAATATCTTTCTCTAGGCTCAAATATTGTATCATATGATTCATCCCAAAATTTTGAAAAGGTTTTAAATCCCAATCTTTTTAACTCTTTAAGATAGTTACAAGGCCCAAAAACTATAAATGGTTGATAATTTAAAATCGGTTTTAAAATCTTTTCTGATATAAACAATTCGTTATTTACATACGATGATTCAGTTACCAAATGAATACACGAATTTAAAAATAAATCTTTCCGCATAGTATTGTTAACAGTAAAATTAAAATTTTTATTTGTATCCAACTCTATCGGAATATGTTTTATATATTCTTCTACTTGTAATTTCTGTTCTTGAAAAGGAAAACAATGTATTCCTTCAAATGTTAAAAAACTAAAATACGAATCACTAAAATCATTTGTTAAATAATCATGTAATAATGAATATCTGTGTTCTTTATCTACCGTTCTATTAAACGATAAAAATTTTTTACTTCTAAATTTATTTAGTTCATCTAATGATATCTCTTCACTTTTGTATCCCAAATCAGTTTTAACATTAAAAAATGAATTTTTATGATTGATTGCATCTTCAAGAAAAAAATGATAAGAATATACATTTCTTTCTTGCAAATTTACATTACTAGTTAAGAATATACATCTATGTAAAATTCCATGCTTTTTTAATTTTAAAGCTAATTTTCTATATCTTTCAAACGGTGGTGCGTCTGCAATAGAACATAATATTATTTTTAAATCATGTTCTTCTATAAATTTTTTAATATCTACTTTTCGTAAAATAGCATCAATTCTCTTTTCAAGAGCATGATACATTTCAGTAGGCTCTATCAATATGTAATTTTTATAATCTGTTTTAATATTTGGAAATTGTGTACACGAATATTCATTTATGACCTTTTGAGTCATAGGTCCTTCGAAACACCACTTTCCATAATTTGATTCAGGTGGTAAAATAAAATTTAAAAAACTACCCATTTTCCCGTCCCATAATGTGGGTATTTAGATTTATATTTATAATAAATTACATCACTTGGTATTTCTCTCTGAATGCCACCCCATGTATATGATGTTGGTGTATTGGTTGAAACTTCGTTATCTTCTACTACAAAATATAGTGGTAAATTGAAATTTCTTGCGTATTTATGAACTTCATAAAAGAATCCAGTTTCAAAAGTCATGTCACCAATAAAACACCAAACTTTTTCATCACTACCTTTTAGTTTTATTGATTTTGCAACTCCAAGTGCAATAGGTAATGTACCTGTTACAATTGCAGACGAATAAAAATTAGATTCTTTATCTACGATAGTTATTGATTTTCCATCAAGAATTTTTTCTTTTAATGTAGATGGTTTAACTCCGTGAAGAAGTGCATGATAATGAGATCTCCAAGTTGAAAATACCCAATCGGTTGGCGATATTTTTTTGAATACTTCAATAAGTTGTTCTTCATTTCCATTTGATAAATGAATAGGTCCTTTTATTTCTCCTTTTTCCCAATGAGAAATAATATCATCTTCAAAATGAATAAGTTCTTCCTTATTCCAGTTACCATCCAACCATCGGTCTTCATGATAATTTAAATTTTTAATTTCCATTTTTATCTCTTTTTGACAAGATTGGGTTTTCGGTTGGCCAATCTATATTAAATCTTGAATCGTTCCATACAATAGTATGTTGTTTATTTTCATCATTATATTCACCCTCGTATGCCATTTTATATGAGAAAATGGAATCATCTTCCATTACAAAATGTCCATTTGCAAAATAAGGCGGAACAAGAACTTGAGTTCCAGTTTCAGGTGAGAGAATAAATGATTCCCATTTACCAAAATCAGGTGTTTTTTCTCTTACATCTAAAACTACTAAATAAATTCTACCGTGTGGACACGAAACTAATTTCCAAGTTTTTTCATCCCAATGTAAACCTCTAAGAACACCTTTTTTAGATTTAGAATATCTATCATGTTTAAATGCTAACCCATCATTTCTATCGGCTGCTGGTAGTAATCTATCGTAATAGTCTGAATGATAGGTTGTTGATATTGAACCACGAATTTCGTGATAAATTGATGGTTGTACAATTTTTACTTGTGGTAAAACCGACCCATTATAAAAATGAAAATCGTTCCAACTTCTTTCTTTATAAAATATACTACGTCCTTGTGCCATAACCTAATGGAAATCCATTTCTATATTTTGATGATAAATCTTGTATTAAAATTGTGTAAGTTTTTATAAGTTCGTCAATACCATCATCTAAACTCCAATCAGGATTCCATCCAGTAGATTCTAGTTTGGCATTTGAAACTAAATAATCTCGTTTATCAGGGTCTTGGTAAAAATCAGAATAAGTGATTGCAAAATCAGGAACAAATTCTTTAATTTTTTCTACCAATTGAGCTTTTGTTAAATTTGCAGATGTCAACCCTACATTAAATACTTCACCTTGAAATTTTTCGTAATTTTCTATCATATATTCAAATGTTTTTGCAACATCTCGGATATGAATGTAATTTCTTTGAAAATTTTTCTCAAAAATAGTGATGTATTTATCAGTTAATGCTTTGTAAACAAATTCGTTTACCAACAAATCCATTCTCATTCTTGGAGATGAACCAAATACGGTGGCAAGTCTTATTGAAATGCCACCGATATTAAGAACCTCTCTCTCGGCTTTAACTTTGGTCACTCCATAGTGTGATATAGGGTTAAGTGGACTTTCTTCAGTACACTCACCATTCTCGCCTATCCCATACCCACTATTTGTATTTGGATATATTACTTTTATATCAGTACCTCTAACTAAATCACAAATGGTTTTTACATGAGTATAATTTACTGCAGTTGCTAAATCTCTATCTCTATCACATGCAGGAAATCCTACAATTGCAGCTAATGGAATTATAACATTAAAAGTTGGTACTAGTTTTTCTAATAAACTAGTATCTCTAACATCACCATAAATAAAATGGAATCTTTTATTATAAGAGTAATGAATTAGGGATGTTTGATTATACATCAAATTATCTAATACGGTAACTTCGTGACCACTATCAAGTAGTCTATCTACCAACACCGAACCGAGGTATCCTGCCCCTCCTGTAATTAGTACTTGTTTCATAATATATGGGTTTCGTGTAATATATTTTCAAAGAAATTTTTAATTTCTCTTTTTTCGGTGGATAATTTATGTAATAACTTTTGATTATGTATTAATATTTCTTGCATCTCTTCTAATAATACAATCCATTCATCATCGGTTTTATTACACAAACTAATTACTAAATTTAATAGTAAATCTGTTCTAGTTTTAAAATCTTTGATGTTATCATACGATTCATCCCACCATTTATCAAAAGTTTTAAATCCATGTGATTTTAAAACATCTAATGTATTTGGATTACCCAACACTACAAATGGATGAAGATTCATTATTGGTTTAATTGTTTTTTCAGTTAAAAATGAATACGGAGATTCTGCATTAGTTTCTGAAATTATTGTAAAATATGAATTTTCATATTCATCTTTTCTACTAAGAAAATTATGATATTCTGCTACTCTGTCTGGATTATCATCATCGATTACTAAAGGATAATAATTTTTGTAATTCTTTTTTATATCTAATGTGTCCTCTTGTGTTAAACCCAATGGTGGATATTCCTTTTCTTCATTTAAAAATTTTACAAAATGTGAATTTTCTAAAAAAGAGATAAATCCTTTATCCAATAAATTATTTTTATATAGTAAATTTAGAAAATAAGCTCTATGCATCCTTTCCGAATTTCTATTATACATTAAGAACTTTTTTTGTTTTTTATTAAATTTTAATTCAGTTTGAAATGAATAATCATAGCCATCTTGCTGTATTAAGTGAGTTGACCCACTTCGTAGTATACTCATAAATCTACCAGCAGATGTTATCAAATAATTATTTGGAAATACACTAATTTGATTTTTAAATTTTGGAAATTTTTTAGAATGTTTTAACTTTATAATATTATTGTTGTTGGTAGAAATATAAACTTTATCCGTATGATTTATATCATTTCTTTCTAAAAATTTATGTATTTTTTCTAAAAAACTTATATTATGCATATACGCCCCTTCACCAGAATCTACAAAAACTATTTTAAAATTTGTATTATTTTTTATTAGATTTAATAAATCTGGTGAAATCATATCTTCTATTACTATCTTATCGGAAGAATAGTATTCAAACATATTATTAACATTCAGGCTTTCAAAAACTACCAAATATAAATTATTAGATTTTATATTATCTTTAATATCTTTTGTTAAAACAAATTCAGTATTTTTTGTATATTGTGTAACATAATTTGAAAATTCAGAACTTGTATTATAAAAAAAATGAGTAGGGTCATGAACCGATGCGTAATAACCAGTAAATTGTTTATCATTTGGATTTTGCAATTTGTATTGCATCATAATTGGTAGTGTATATTTTGTATACCCTAATGGTATGTATCCACCTGGCCCTTTAAAATCTAAAACAAAATAAGTTTTTGGAATTTTATTTAAATTGAATCCATCCATGATTTATCAAACTTAATTAAATTATTACCTACGTGTGTTATATCTAATATTTTATATGGAGTTTGTTTTTGAAAATTAAAAGCGGCAGCTGGTTTTAATCTTTTTGAAATTGTATCAGGGTTATTATACACTTCATCAATTTCTTCTCTATTTAAAAACTTAGAACATATTGCCGCATAAAACATTTCTCCGTTAAAAAATTGTCTAAAATCAGTTGGACAACTATCTAATGGGTTAGATGCACCAAACCACATCCATGCATTAGAATAATCAATCAATGAACCTTCAAATTTTTTACTATGCCATGTTCCATTACAATAAATGGAAAATTCTTTCTCATTTTTTTTAAATGAAAATCCTATTTTATATTTTTTTAATTCGTCTCCTGGTTCCCAATTTACTTTTACCAAAATATCAAAATTTTTAAGATTTGAAGTTGAGTAAGTTTCCCATAGGTTTGTTGTATCAGTAGTTGGTATTATATCAGATGTCCAAATTGTTCCTTTTATATAACAATGGTCTTCGTTTGGTTTTACAACACTTAATCCCATGTGTAATCCATTTTTAATTATAATACCACCTTCACGAGTTAAATCATTAGGATTCATTTTATCCCAATTAACAGTTATTTCAGTTAAAAATGAAAAATCATTTTCAGTAATATTTTTCATTGCATAGGTTGATAATCCATATTTGTTATCAGGAGTTACAAACCAAGCAGATCTTCCATCAAATTTTAAACTATTCATATTTTAATTGTTTTTGTCCATTCAAAAAATTCTTCTAATTCAGGAAATACTTTTTTGAAGTTGGTTCCTCGTCTATCATCATGTGCTTGAAAATACTTACCAAAGTTGTATTGTTTTCTAAGTAATTCTTCATCTTGTTTTACCGATTTCATCCAATCATACGTTCTTTTGATTTTTTGAATTTCTATATCCGAATACCCTATGTATTTGTTTTCAAAAAGAGGAACTGCTAAGAAATCGGAAAGTTGTGCTTGTTTGTAAATATTTTCTGCCCATTGTTGTGGTAATACTTGAACTGTTTGATGGGTCGGGTATCTCAAATAAGAAGTATCCAAAAATGCTGCAGATGCCCAATATCTATCGGTTGAACCATATTCCTTTTTAAGTTGATAAACACCTTCTATAAGTTTATCATAATTTGGAACTGATAATGCATTATATGTAGACATAAAAGTTAGATTGACTCTTGGACAACTTCTCATTAATTTATTTACATTGTCCCAAAATTGATTAAATACCAATCCATTTCTAATATATTCTGCTTGATCTCCCCATGTATCACACGAGGTAAATACTATAAATTCATTTACTCTATTTTCTTCAGTTATTCGTTTTATTTTTTCAATAAATTTATCAACTAATTTATCAGGAACGCCAAGATTTGAATTGATTGCAAGATTCAATCCTCTATTTGGATTTGGATTATCAATAATATAATCCAATACATCCCATGTATCCTTTGACATTAGTGGTTCACCACCTGTAATTCTGAATGTATGTAAATCATTATATAAATCTGGCCACCATTTCCAAAATGCCTCTACATAAGGATTATATTCGGTTTGTCTGAATGGTTTTTTATTTTCCTCTTCTAAATAACGAGTATCATTGAATCTATCAGTAGTAGGATATGCTCCATGCTTTTCTATCTCTTCCATCCATTTTGATGAAAAAGCAGGTCCACAATAAGAACATTTAAAATTACAAGCATTTGAAAAAGCAACCTCTACATATTTTGGGTTGTAATCAGCTCTCCAATTTAATTCAGTAATTTCTTTATAATGAGGTAAAGACCATGATTCTGATGATTTGAATGTTCTATCCGAAAATCTATCTGAATTATCTTCAACATTCCAACAATAATCACATTCTTCAGGTCTACTACCTTCCAACATTTCTTTTCTTCTTCGTTTTTTATACGCAGTGTTATGTAATGCCGAAGGATTTCTTTTTATTTCAGATTGAGATATTGGATGTGTTCGTGGGTGGTGACAGGAATGAGTATGACCGAGTTGTAAATGCATGGTGACTTGTGTCCATTTTGCTAGACACATACCTGGACCTATTTTATTCAAATCATCTCTTACACCGAGATAAAATGGATTATCGCCTGCAAATGTTTTTTTAAGTTTTTTATTTTCTTCTTTTTGAAATTCTATATTTTCCTCAGCCATAACTTCTTATTTATTAATATATATTAGAGTTTTACATTTATCATTTTTGCCCTAGATGTCAATTCATCAATACTAACTAATTCATATTTTAACGAATTAATACCATCTGTTTTATAGTCCCAATTACCTTGTTGCATTTGTAAAACATATCGTCTTTCGTTTCGTGCAGTAGTTTCACCCTTTGCCCACTTATCAACACCCCCAACTTTGATTAACCCTTCATCTTGATGTGGTAGACATCTCAATCTACCCAGTCTTCTATGTGGAATTATTGTATACGGAATTCTAATTTTTTCTTTTTGTTCTTCACAACAATGGATTGCCCCATGGGTTTCATTTCCACTTAAATCAATTGCTGTATATGAAGAATTTTGTTGCCGGGGATTATTAAAATCATAATGTAATTTCAATCCTTCATTTGGTAGTTCTTTATGTAGATTTTGGATTTCATCAGATGAAAGAGAACGATTCCAAATCATAACCTTTGATATATCTCCCTTAAACCACCGATTTACTTCTTTCTTACCTACCGAAGTTGTTGTTCCGATATACCAATCATCTAACCCATAACTCTTCAGTCTACCTTCATAATGAAGTGGTGAGGGTGTCCCAGTTCCCCAGCGAGAATCCGATTCTTTTCCATTTAAATAGAAGTGAATGTTTTGGTTTGATGTATCAACTGAAAGAGTTACCCAAGACCATTGATTCTCATATCGTTTCATCCACTGGTATAAATGGGTTTGTTCCGAGTCCCATAATTGTGCGGTATACGCACGAGAGTTATTATACGATATTCCATAATCATATCCAGGTCTTCGTATAATTGGATACTCACAAAATCTTCTTTCAGTATCACCAACTAACCAAATTGGAACTTTTTCTTCTTGTTGATTTGCACGAACTAAAACTGAAATTGTATGAGAACGAGATGTTACATTTCGTAATTCTGAATGTTTATCAATTTTTATATGTGAATTGTGGCCATCAAAGTGTAAGTAGGTTTCTTCATGTGTTGGATAATCCATATAAGAATTATTTACATATCCTTCTAAATTACATCTCCAAAAAAGATCATCATCTTCCATGCCCCAATCCCAATAGTCATTTGAATACCCATTAGTTTTTTGGACGTGTTCTTTTGAAAAAATAACAGCACCACCAAAGTATTCTTCATACTTCAGTTCGTAGTTCATTTGCGAGATATTAGTTGCAATATGAACAGGATTTTCATTAGGAAATGAATAATCACATCCTTCTTCAGGTATCATATCAATATCATGCCAAACTATATAATCACAGCCATCTTCAAATGCATGTTTTGCAGCAATATTTTTCATTGCACCACGATTAAAAAGTTTATCATCTACTTGATGACCAAAATACATTTGATAATCTATACCTCTGTCTTCAAGATATTTTCCAACAAGAGGTATGAATTCTTTTAAATGAGCCTCTCTATTTCTATATGGTATACAAACTCCTAATTTCATATTCCAACATTTAAATGTATTATATTTTTTTCTTTAATTTTGCCATATAAAGTATAATCTAAACAAGTTGATAATCCATCTTCAATATTATCTCTATATCCATTCTGTACTTCGTTATTGTATCTCAACTGGTTCCATCTACTATTATCATCTTTCCATCTACCATTATTAAAACCACAATCATCATGATTTAATTTTAATAATTTACTATTTCTTCTAAATGGAATATATGAATAATAATTTGTAAATGGTTTAAAATTATCTAAATATACATTGAATAATTCACCATGATTTTTATTACCAGAAATATCTTTTAGTCGATATTCTTCTATATTGTGATTTTTGTAATGTATTTTTACTTCACCATTTTGTTCTATTAAAAATTCATTTATACTTCCTTTGAAAAAATTTTCTAATTCATTATCTGAACCAAGTATTATATTATTATGGGAATAGTTGTATATGTAATTTGAAATATTAATATTACTCAATTTATCATTTACTGAAAAATTTATTATTTTATTATTTTTATTGTATTCAATTTTTATTTTATTATGAGATGTTGTTACGATATCAGAATGTACATCGTAATATGCACCAGTCTTATCAAAAACTTGTAAATAAAATCTATTAAATGAATTATAAAATAATTTAAAATCGAATCCGTGTATTGTTAATATAGGAAATATATCAAATTGTTTATTTACATCATATACAACTCTATCCAAATTAATATCAAGTTCTATATTAAAATTTCTATTGTAGTTTATTACATTCGGAATTTTTGCATATGCATCAACTCCGTTAAAAATAGGTAACACATCTTGACTAATATATTCTGTTATGTGATTTGAAAATGGTATATTATTTTTTACACACCTATATCGTAAATCATCATCTTCAAATCCCCAGCCCCAGTATAAATTAGAAAATCCATTTATTTCTTTAAAAATGGTTGATGGAAATAATGTCATTCCACCAAAATAAGATTCAAATGGAATATTATCTGTTGCTAAATGAATTGGTGTATTTGAGTAAGAATAATCAACATCCACAGGAATCATATCCACATCGTGGATTACTACATAATCACATTTGTTTTTATGTGATTCTATAAATCCAATGTTACATAACATCCCACGATTAAATAATTTTGCATCATCTTGCTCAACAATTATAACTACATAGTTTTGATATGAATTTGAATCAAGATATTCAATTATTGATTTTTTGAATTTTTCAAGATGTTCGTAACGATTTCGGTAAGGAACAATAATTCCTAACTTTTCCATCTATTTATTTTTTATCACCTTCATCGATGTATTTTTCTTTCCAAAGGGATAAATACCATTCAATTCTTGGTCCCCATGTATCCTTATCAATCTCTTCAAACCAAATGGTTAATGCGTCAAGAGAGTTGGCAATTTTTTCTAATGCCTTAACTTTTCTCTCTTCAAGAATTTGTTGATTTTCGTTTGTTTCAGTTGTTTTTGTAGCCATAACTTTTATTTTAATTCGTATATATAAATATATTATTTTTAGATAATTACAATTTTTTTACTCAATTTATTCCACTTTGAATAATCCCAATGATTGTTAGTATTCATCCTCTCAAACATGAATCCAGGGTTGTTTATATCAATCTTCCAATCAAACATTTCAATACTTTTATACATTTTTAAATACTCTTGCCAGTAGGTATAGTCTTCTTTTGTTTCTGAAACTTCTTTCAATCTTTCCAAAACCGTTGAATCCCATTTAAAGTGATGTACTTGAACCAATCCCTCGCCTCTACCAATTGGATATCTTTTTGGATGTTTAATATTATCCTTACCCCACGAGTTTTTATCATCACCAAAATCTACATAATGTTGGCCAGATGTTACATTTATATAACCCTTCATAACACACACTTTATTTGGGCAAGCCCCACTCATAGGATATCTAAAGAAACCTGCAAGTGGGAACTCACTCCAAACATCAGTTAGGCTACTAACTTCAGGAAATGTTCCATTCTCTCCTATTCTATCTACAAATCCACCAGTGATAAACTCCCATCCATTTTCTTCACATTCAGAAATCATTTCTCTAATTGGTTTTGGATAAATGTGAAATTCATCATCATCTGATACAATCCACCATTCGTTTGGTTTCGTAGATTTCACTTCATTATATAATTGGGTTACTCTTTCCCAATTAAATTTTGATTCGGTTACTATTTTAAAAGGTTTTATTCCAAGATTAATTACATCTTCTAAAATACCATCTAGTTCATGTTGTCTATATACCACAACATAAATTTCATCTACAACATCTTTGTAGTGTTTTAACATATGTGGTAATAAAGTTGTATTGTGTCCTACAACGGTAACTAAATTTAGTTTTTGCATTTTTGAATAAAAGTTAAACCAGTAGATGCTGGTTTTGTTCTAAGTATTCCATTATTGAAAAAATTAAATACTTCCCAATCTGAACTTTGTTTTAATTCTTTTATAAACCGAGAAGGTCCATTTGCATATTCTTGATAATTTTCTGATTTTACATCATGTGTAACTATATGCTCTTTTTCATAAGATGTATCAGTATCATGAATTGAAATTATACCAGACGGGTTTAAAAGTTTAGAATATAGTTCAAAATCTTGTTTTACATTTTCATAAGAATGTCCTGCATCAATATGTAAATAGTCGATTTTAATATCCTCTTTTACAAAATAATTGTAAAATGCATTTTCAGTTGTGTCTAGAATAATTCTACAAGGAAAATGTTTTCTAAAAAATGAATCTTCATCTACCCAATCAGTTTCACCATTAATTTTATTATTGGCATCTACTAAAATAGTTGTTCCAATATTACCCCATTCAAGTTGTCTATCTCCTTCGAAAATTCGTTGGTCATGTAAATCTAATCTTGCTTGAGACATGATTCTCGGAATAAATCCACCTCCACTTCCAAGACAAACACAAGTTTTGGCTCGCATGTATTGAATAGTAGAATAAATTAATATACCATCACCTAAGTGTAAATCAGTGGCACCATGAGTCCAACGATATTTTACAGGAGTTAGTTCTAAAAAAGATTCTCCGTTTACAGATTCTTTTTGTATTTGGTTATTCGTAAAAAAATCTTTTACAATATTAAAATTTATAATGCTACCCATAGTATATTAGTTAAGAGTACTTACTACTATTTTAATTCTATTTAACTGATCAGTTATTATAGTGATCTACCCCCCTACCCCCCTTTAAGGATAAATATAAGAGTTTTCACCAAACGATATATATTTATATAAAAATATACAAAAAAATTATCTCAAAACAGCATTTCGAACATCATCAATCCATTTACTTAAATTGGTAAATTTAAGCATATATTCCTTTAATTTCATAAAATTTTCTAAACGAGTTTCATACGAATCTTTTAATATTGTTTTAACACATTTATCAAATTCCATTTTTGTTGAAGCACGATATTTGTATGATATCTCTGGAGCCCAGTCATGATTTAAAATTGGTAATTTACCATAATCAACTGCCTGAAAAATAGAATATCCAAATGGTTCTTTAAAATATGCACCATGAAAAATTCCCCAATTTTTTAACATAAATTGATGATGAATACCAGGGTCCCATTGGTATATATCGATATCCCTTAATGTATATGTACTTGTATCTCTTAAATTTTTAATATCATATTGTGAAGTTAATGCATATCCATGATGGCCATTAAGCCAATGTATACACTTACGAGTTTCTGCCCTAGATGCGAATCCTATTTTACCATTATCAATATGAGTTGTTAATGATAAATTATGATTAAACTGATACATATTTGGAATTATATAAGTATAATTTGGAAACTCGTCTAAAAATGAAGAATGATTATTACCAATCCATATACGCTTTTTAAATGTTGATAAATACTCTTCATAAAATTTTGCATCTATATTCGTTTGTGTTTGTATTTGATTTAGCTCGGGTATTTTATTTAAAACATTTATGATTTCCTTAGCATATGCATGTACAAAAACCGTTTTGAATTTATCTTCGTGGTGCCAGATATGCTCTCTTTTATGATAATGTGGATGAAGAACATGAATTTCTTGTGAATTTTTTAACCACTCTTCCGTTATCTTTGGATTATCACCATGAAAATGATATGTTATACCTTTGGGTAATGAATTTGCATTAAAATTTAAAGGTCTCTTTGAATCAATAAGAAGTTTCCAAGTTTTTCTTAAAGGCAAGGTAGGCCACACGTATTTTAAAAAATCATTAACCCACATATCTGCACCACCAACTATGGTATTACCTGCTCCAGTACAAATCAAGATTTTATGAATACCTTTTCGTAAACTATCATGTGTATATAATTTATCCTCATCATCAGTCCATTCATTTAGAATTTCTGCAATATGATTGGTATCGATTTCAGTATCATACTGTAAAAAGTATTCTTTCAGAGATTCATGTAATTTTATTAAATCTTTACCCGAAACTTTTGTCATTTTAGTTATTAATTTTATATAATTATTTAATTATTCAAAAAGTGCTGAAGCACATGACCTACATATCGTATCGTATGATTCTTGTACTTTTTGTTGATGCTCGTCCTTTCCCCAAAAATCTTTTAATTCTTGAGTTTTAAAATCTCCAAACTGAATTTCCATATCATAATCATTACAACACAAAAATACCTTACCAGCTGCATTTACATGAATCCACCCAACGGGCCGGCCACCAACCTCTCTACCATTACCACACCCAATAACTTTTTTAGTTTCATCACCTCGTTGTAAATTTCTTTTTATTGCCTCTTTGTTAGTCATTATATGGTCTAATAATCCAGCTCTATCAATTAACGATGGTACATCAAATACTTGTAAACCAGGAAATAATTCTCTAGCTTTATTTGTTTGAGTTGCAAGTTCTCCAGTAGTTGGTTCCAAATCCATATCGATTGGGAAGTCGGGTCCTTTATCTAGCCAACCACCTCTGTCACCAAAAGAATTGTAATTAGACCCGTTTACTTGAATTGAGAATGATTTATTTATAACCATATCGGGTAGTTTTTCTATAGCATAATTAACATTAGAAATTAATTTATCAAATTGTTTTATGTTTATACCACTTCGTAAACTCCAAATTTCGGGTTCAAATGCTGGTATATTCAAACATATACCATTTACAACTCCTTTGTATTTTATAATCAAATCTACTTTCTCAGGTGTTAAAGGAATACCATTTGATAAGACCATAAAACATAATCTATATTTCTGACAAATTTGTAATAGTTCTTCAAAATGTGGATATAAAAGAATTTCATTGTAATGTGCTGTATAGAATCCACCAAAATGTTTATGTACTAACCCATCTTCTTTGTCTCTTTCATCTATTAAATTTTTAATTATTTTTTCTAATAATTCAACACTCATTACTTCTTTACCATTTGTCGGATTACCTCTGTACTTAACGGGACAAAACCAACATTTTGCATTACAGACCCCAAACGGGTCTAATTGCATTTGATGAATTTTATAAGTTTGGAATTGTTCTTTTATTGTCATACCAATACTGATTTTTTTGCTGTATTTTGTATTAGTTTCCAATACTCATACGAGGTGGTTCCTTCTTTAATATCTAACACTTCATTGTATGGTAATTTGTTCATATATTCTGCTTTAAAAAATAATCCAGTTGTTGCATTTACAACTCCTGCATTATGAAATATGTTGCAACTATTCCATAAATTACCAGACGATGTAGCCCAACTAAATTCCATATTTGGATGGCATATTGTATTTTTGTTCATTTTCCATCCATTCCACAAAACTGCCCACATATCAGCACACCATATTTGAATTTCATGATATTCTGGGTTATTAATTTTTTTAATTCTATTTAGTTCGGTTATATTTGTAAATAATTTTTCACAATCATTTTCAACATTTTCCCAAAATTTTGATGTTATACCTTTCATTAGATATTGTGCACCAATTCCGTTTAATTCGTTTTGTTCAACAACAGATTCATCAATATCTGCAATAGAGCACATAGCTTTTAATATATCATCTCCTTTTGATTTTATATAAGAATGAGATATATACCATCTACAATCTGAACCATACCAATTATCGTCATTTATCATGTCATTGGTAATCCACTCACTAATTGGTTTTGTAAAAGCAATATCACAATCGTGATAAAAAATTACATCACTATGTATTTCAGGTCTAGCTTCCCAATGTTGTTTTAATATATTAGGTCTTATTGAAGATGTATACCCTTTTTTTATTCTAGTATCGTTATAAAAGAAAAATCTAACATAATTGTATTTTTTTGCTAATTTACTCCATTGTTCCGGTATAATTCCATTTTCTACATAACATACCACATCCATATTATTTGGATTAACACCCATTTCAATAAAGTTGTGTATCATCACTTCAACTTGCCAAGTATAGTATGGGATGGCAGGTTGGGCACATACAAATCGTAAATTTTTCATAACATATTATTAATTAAATACAAGTAAATGGACCACTCATAGAACTACCATTCCATAAATAATATCCACCATCACCTTGTAAATATATAGAATTAGGCCACAGACCACCATTACAATTGCTAACAGATGTACTTGGACCATAATATAAAGTATTGGTATTAACACTTGTTGTACTAAAATATCCATTTAATGTTCTTGGATTGTTACATACTTGAGTTGTTGTTGTACCTGACCCAATTGTCAATAAGAAACATGGTGGTAATGTAGTTGTTGTAGTAGTTGTAGTTGTAGTTGTTGTTGGTGGATCAGTTGTTGTTGTAGTTGTAGTTGGTGCTGCAGTTGTAGTAGTAGTTGTAGGTGCTGCAGTTGTTGTTGTAGTTGTTGTAGTAGTTGTAGTCGTGGTACAATTAACTACCACTGGCGTATTTTGTATAGAAACTGTTCCTACTGAATCCATCACTGCAATATACCAAGATCCATTCGGTATATTACTCCAAGAATATGGATTTGATGAAACAGAATATCTTGTTCCACCAAGACCATTAATTGCTTGGATAGCATTAAATTGTGAATTTTCTATGGCAATATAGCTATAAGTTCCACTACCACCTGAAATAGTTGATGTGAATGAGCCAACATTACCAAAGCAAGTTACTCCACTATTTGTTATGGTTAATGGAGGTAAAGTTGTAGTTGTAGTTGTTGTAGTTGTAGTACAATTAAATGTTACTTGACCGATATAAATCTCATTTGAATAAGATGTATCGGTTACATATACATTATATGTATCAAATGAACCTAATCCAGTAAACACATTAAATGATTGAATTGTATTCGTACCATCCGATGTTCTTGTAATTCTATAACTATAATTACCACTACCACCTGTTGCAGTAATATTAATAGTTCCTACACCATTACTATCACAGCTACTTGCAAATGTTCCGGCCAATGCAGGTAAACAATCAATTACAATTGGATTTGAACTATATGTATAAATTATATTATCAGTTACGCTTTTTACTTTTATGTTATAATTTCCATCATTTAAGTTATTAAATGTAAATGTATTTGAGGAAGTGGTTGAAGTAAAACTAGCACCATTATCATAACTATATTGATACTGCCCACTTCCACCTGAAACGGTGATTACAATTCTACCACTTCCTTCGTACATGACACAGCTACCAACCACACTTGTAAATGTAATTGGTGAAAAAGTTGTAGTGGTTGTAGTTGTGGTGGTTGTAGTTGTAGTTGTAGTTGTAGTTGTTGTGGTTAAACTCTTACCATAAAACTCATCCATACCCAGCTGATTAGTACCATCAGTTGTATAAGAAACCGAATAAACATTACCAGCTGAAGCCAAATCAATTTGAGTACCAGATGAGATTCCTCTATCGGTATTCATATCATTCATACTAATTTGACCTGAACTTGGTAATGGCATTATTTATTCTTTTTTAATTCTTCAATTTCTAATTTTAATTCTTTTATACACTCTACCAAAAGTGGAACTACTTTACTATAATCAATAGTTAAATAGTCTTCACCTGTTACCGAACCTCCCTTACCATCTTTATCAAATGGTGCTATACTTACAACTTCTGGCAAAATTTCTTTTACTTCTTGAGCAATTAATCCAACTTGTTTATTATCATTTTTTTCATATCCAAATCTTTCAGCTACTTCACTTTGTGTGTAATAAACTCCATTTAATTTTTGGATTTTATCTAATGGATTTTCAATTTTTCCAATAATATTTTTTAATCTTTTATCGGAATAATATGCAATTACGTTTCCATAACATTGTATTTCTTTTAGTACTTGAACATTACCATCCGTATCAATTCTAAATCGTAGTGGTCTTATAACACTACTATAAGTAGCATCATTTACGGGAGTACCGGTATGTACTCTAAAAGTACTTGTACCAATTGTTATACCACCACCATCTTTTAATACTCCTTGATTTTCAGATAATGAACCATTTGAATATGATATACCTGGTCTATCATAAATCATAGCCTCTTGAGTTCTCGGTAACCATTGACTCGATTGTAACGAATCATTTTCATCAGTACTACCAGTTGGAAATTTGAAAAAATCGGTAGATTGTAATGGTGTATTGAAAAATAATCCATCAGTACGAAATCCACCTTTAGAATCATTAAATACAATAGATTTTCCAGCCAAAGCAATAGGCATACCACCTGCAGTATTATGTCTAAAGAATCTTTCATTATCAGTACTTACAACGAAACCATTATTATTAATTGTTGTAGTTCTATAAAGACTAGAATCTACTCCAGGATCAGTTGTTCCACTTGTAGATACTTGAAATCTCGTATTACTTCCTTCTAATAATTCAATTTTATTAGCTGATGAATTTAATCGAATTGTACTACCAGACTGAGTTTTAAAAATACCAGTACTATTAACACTCCATCCACCAATCGTAGCTGAAGTTGCAGTAACATTTCCTGCAGAATCTACACTAAATAATGGAGACGATGCGTTTGGTACATTTATAGTACCACCTACGATAGCTCCACCTTGAACTGTACCTGTAAAGGTACCACTACCACTTACAACTAAGTTACTACCATCCCAAAATAATCCTCCACCTGAACCAACTAATGACATTATACCGCTTGTTCCATTACTTCCTATAAAGACACCATTGTTTCCGTATGCCTTTGTAGATTGTCCAATCGATATATAAGGTGATGTTGTACCCCCCGCAATTGTTATATTAGCGTTACCACTTGTGTTCGTACCAACATTTATTGTATTTTGTACAAATGATTCTCTAAATATTGCAATTTCTGCAGCCACAAAGAATGAATCAGTACCGAGAGATTCCCAGAATGTACCAGTATTCAAATCTGGTCTTTTATTTAAGTTTGTAGTTGCATTCGGTAAAGTTGCATAATAAGTTCCACTATATAATACAGCATCTCTACGAGTAGGTACATCATCGGTATCAAAATAAGTTACTGATGCACTCCAAGGCCCTCTGAAAACTATACCTGGTCCATCTGCTCCATCTGAACCCGAAGCACCAGTTGAGCCAGATGGACCTGAATCACCAATCCCAGTAACACCAACTTCAAAATTTATTACATTTCCGGTAAATTGAGTTCCTTCTGAATTTCTATATGATAAGGTAACCACCCCATTTGTTCCATTTAAATTGTTAGGAGTTGTTGGTGTAATAAAAGTGTTAGGAGCAGTATGTGAACCACTTGTTACATTTGTTATATTAAATGTACTCGGGCCACTTGTGTTATAGGTATAATTCGAACCACCTTCATTTACAATTATTGAAATGGTTGATGGAGTACCTATACCAACAAGAGACCCACTTATTACAGTTTGAGATTGTGGATTTGCAGAAATAGTAACAACTGGGGCAGAACTCCGTACTCGTGAAACTGATGCTACCACATTTTTAGTACCACTAACACCCTCACTATCGGTAAAATTTACAGGTATAGTTACGGTGCCTGTGTCCGAAGTCATACTTGATGCATTACTTGAAAATACGAAGGTATTTGAAACATTACTTCCATTTAAACCATTTGTAAAAGTTGGAGTCCCAAGAGAACTAAATCTATTAGTACCACCTTCTAATGCAGTTATGGTCAAAGTTTGTGGAGTAGCTGAACCACTACCACGAGAATTGGATTGAATCGATTGAGCAGTTGGAGAAACTGCAACTTCTATGTTCGGTGTTGCTGCCTTTGATTTGCTATATGATACGGTTTTGGAAATATCGGTTGTATCACCTGCTCCATCTTTATATCTAACAATTACATTTATTGAACCAGAATCTACTCCATTGAGTGAAGTAATTCCGTATTGGTTGATTGTTGGATTTGATGAATTAACGGTAATGCCCGTACTACCACTAACTGATATAATAGCAAATGTATTATTTCCTTGCCCATCACCCTCATCATCAAATATAATAGTTTCATTACCAACCTTTACATCTACCGAGCCACTTGTTAATATAAATGAACCACTTTGTACAAAACCAGTAGACCTTGCAGGTAAGGACGCGTTTTCATTTGTTAAAGTTACAGATAAACCATCGAGAATTTTAATCGGTGTAATTTTTATGGTATCATGGTAATCAATATCATAGGTATCAGATGCAGTAAAAAAATATGTGGCAGAACCAGACCTAAAATTAAAATTAGAACCGGATAAGAAGTAAGTTGCTACTCCAGTTGTTGGGTCATCAAACAACAATGATAATGGTGCAGCAGTTCCAAATTCACTACCAGAGTTGATAATAATTGGTTCACCAGACGTACCTAAATTCTTTCTTCGTACATCAAAAGTTATTACCTGACTTGATGGATTTAATGTTAAATCCGTTGCCTTATAAATAAATTGATTTGCAGTTGATGAAGCAAATATCCCTGGGGCATTATCACCATCTTCCAATCTATAAATTGTTTCGAAGTCTTCTAATCCTTCTGCAGATGCTGTATAAACAATAAATCCAACTCTAAATGTACTAGTTGTTGAAGTATCTAATGAACCACTAAATTCGTCTATTTGTACAACAAAACCGGCAGAAGAAGATGCATGTAATCTACCAGGATATTCTAATCCACCTAATGAAAGATATTCGGCCTCACTAATATAACTACCAGTTATGTCAAAAACTGATCTTCCATATACAACATCACTCACGATGTTTTGACGAGTTGTACTAAATCCAATTTGTTGAAATGGTGGATTTGCAAATGAACCAGTTACAAATCTAAATGCATTTCTATCAGAATTAATTGTTAATATTTTTGTTGATGTTGGAAAATCATTACCACCATCAAAAGTACCAACAGCTGTTACATCAACTGGAATATAATTGTTATTTATATCATAAAACTCAAATCTGAAATCAAATGTTTCAATTGGTAATTTTCTAGGTATATCCTGAACTAATATAAACTCATCTGGAGAAAAGGATGTTTCTTGTGCATTTTTCAAAGAAACATTTGATATATACCAATCCGAACCACTAATCTCAAATACCAATTTTGCATTAGAAGCAGATATAGGATTTGCAATAATATTTTGAGTAACGATTTGCCTAGTTTTGTATATATCCGACCCACTTATAGTTAAAAAAGTTTGCTGGTATCCATCGGATGATGAGAGGTATCCCTTGAGGTATTCTGACCCATTTAGGGAACCACTAATTAATGTTTTGAATGTTAGGGTATATTCTACGTCTTTGGAAATAACAAATGATTCCGATGTAATAAGGTGTTGAACACCACCGGCAGAAAAGTTATAATCAGTTTTAATAGATGATTGAAGAACATCCACATTTACCGATAAAGGGTGGTCATTTGATGAAGATAACCAATACGTAGATAAATTGAATTGCGAAAAATTTCCATAAGAAATTTCAGTATCAGTTGATACGGTTATATCTCTCAATAATTCTGATGCTTCTAATTTTGATTCTTGGACGAACTGGAAATCAGTTACCTCATTTCTTGATTTTCGGAATACTTTTACTCTTGCAACATCACCAACAAATGTTTTAAGATTTGATATTTGAATCCTTGCAAATGAACCAGTAAGTGTAGATTCACTAACAGTTTGTCCTTCTAAAAATTCAAATGTGGTTTGATATAAAGATGATGTAAAATTTTGTACTATGTTATTAACTGAATATGGTACATCAACTAATACTTCTTTGTTATTTAAAACCTCACGAACAACAGGCGAATACCCTAACGATGGAATCGATATAGTATTTTCATCTACCGAAGAAGTCCAATTAGTCCCATCGATAATTTTTAATTTATATATAGTTCCAGCAGTCCATGTGGAAAGATTAGAACCAAGTGATGGTTGTAACGCAATACCCTCTAATGAACCAGTTTGAGTTATACTCGGAATTGTTTTAGAAAAAATAGGTTTAACTAATTCTGTGATAGATACCAACGGCCTTCTATAAAAACGAACAGTATCTTCATTAGAGATGTTTCTGTTGATTTTAAAGGTCCTTTCCCACTTTACATTATAAACCCCCTTCCATTCATCAGGAACCGGTAAGCGAGTCCCATTTTCGTTTATATACTCTTTTAATTCACCAAGTATAGTTATCTTACCAATTCCAATTGGAGTATCGGGATAAACATGAACGGATACCAAACTTGATAATCCTTCGTAATAATCGGGAGTTCCTTTACCTGGTTCAAAATAAACTGGGTTTCCCTCAACATCAAGTATTTCTATTTTTACTTCAGTTGTTTCTTTTAAGAACTCTGAACCCTCTATTAAGAATCCATTCTTACCACCACTAAAAGCTTCTTTGAATTCGGTAACTCTAAAAAAATCTGAATTGGGGTTTCTATCAACTATGAAAGTTGAAAAGTTAGAAAGATTCTGAAAAGGTGAAAACGATTTTATTATGGCCATAAATTACTCCTATACCAATATAAATATGGAGTTTTTTTATACTTATTAAAAACATATATAGAAATATATAGAAATCTATAATTCAAAATGGATAAACAAAAATATACAACACTGCAAATAAAAAAAGAAACCCATGAACTTCTCAAACATTATTGCGAAGAACATGGGCATAAATTAAGTGGATTGGTTGAATCTATGATTAAACAAAGAATTCAACAACCAAAACCAACAAATGTATTACGAGTTAAAACTTAACTTTTGAGAATCCATTTACCTTTTTAATCTCTACTAAATTATCTACTACATCTCTCATAGAATCAATGTGAGAAATAATCATTACAAAATCAAATTGTGTTTTTAGGTAGGTGAATAACATAAATAGTGATTGTAAGTTCTCACTATCCAATGTTCCGAATCCTTCATCAATCACAAGGAAATTAGGTCTCGGTAGGTTACACACATTGATTAGAGCGACTCGGATTGCTAATCCACTAATGAATCTCTCCATGCCACTACACATCTCTAAGCTCCATCTTTGGTCTCCATATACAAGATATGCATTGATGTTCTTACCATCCATCTCTAACTGCATTCCAAACTCTACAATCTGACCGAGAATGTTATTTACTTCACCTTCAATCATTGGAAGAGCCTTTTCAATCAATTCATAAGAAACACCATCTTTACCAAGAGCATTCAAATAATACTCAAATAACTTGGATTGTTCTTCTAAACTTCGGACTTCTTTGATTCGCTCTTCAATGGTTTCTTTTTGATTTTGTAGAGCAGAAATCCTACCATTCAGTTTTAAAACCTCTGAATTCACTTTTTTCAAATCTTCCTTATTCTGGTTCAATTGACTACGAACTTGAGTTATTTCCTCTCGAATTTCTTTGTTTTTTTTGATTTGTTCTTCGTTCTTGTAATATTCACTAATCAGTTGTTCTTGCTGTTGAAGTTGAGTTTCCAACCTAACTTCTTCGGTTTCTTTTGTAGAAAGTTGATTATGGAGTTGAATAATTTCCCTATCCAATTTATCTTCTTTTTCTTTGGCTTCTTGTAATTTGTCCCATTCTTCCTTAACTGATGTCAATGAATCAATAAGAAATAAAAGAGATAATTTTTGTGATGTGACATCTGAATAATTATCTTCTGCAGTATCAATACGAGAATCTACCTCTGCCTTCTGGTCTCTAATAGATTGGGAGTTCTGCATACAAATCTCACAATTTTCGTTATATTTATGAGATTCCAAGTGTTTTTTTCTATCGTAGTAAGAATCCAAACCAACTTTGATTTTTTCAATTTCAGATTCTACTTTACTTAAACTTTGCCTAGCAGTGGATAATTTATCAATAGATTCTTTTAATTCATCCTCATCATACGAATCGATGATTTCTTCCAATGTCACTTGTAATTCTTCTCTATGTGTGATTCTTTCTTGAATTGAACCTTTTGAATTTTGTACCTCTTCAATTTTATCTTTAAGGATTTGCAATCGTTTCTCTAACTCTTCAATAGAAACACCACTATCTGAATTCAGTTTTACAATACGTTCATTTAACTTATTGATTTTCTTGTTTAACTCGTCTTCTTCGGTTTTTAATACCGTTTGGTTCATTTCCAACAACTTGAACTCATTTTTATCGGTTTTAAGTTTAGTTTGAATTTCTGCCAACTTTGTAGTAAAATCATCCGATTTGAATTTTCTGATAAGTGTTGCAGTATCTCGATTCTCATCTGATGCTATATTATACAACTTATCGAATATATCCACCCCAATGAATTGAGAAAGAATTTCCTTTCTTTCACTTTGTGACTTGTCAATGAATAGAGCATTGTTTCCTTGAAGGGAAAGTGTAGTAAGAACAAAATCTTCAAACTTACCCAAGTATTTTTCAATGTTATCGTTGGTTTCTCTTCTTTGTTCTCCATTCAGAGAGATTTCGATACCATCCTCTACTTTCCAAAAATTTACATCAACTTTAACTGCAGTTTGTTTTCGAACAAACTTTGCACTTCGTTCGATGAAATAATCAACACCATCAATTTCAAAGTTAAACTTACAATAAAAGAAGTCCTTTTGGTTATTTAGGATATTTTTAGCAGAATTGGTACGAGAAGTTTTATCAAAGATACAAAATGAGAGAACATCAAAAAGAGAGGACTTACCACTTGCATTAGGGGCAAAGATACCCATGATACCCTGAGCCCTATCAAACCTAACCAAGTTATCTTCTCCGTATGAGAACATATTAGAGAACTCTAAACTCTTTGGGGTCCATAAAATGTTCTCTGTCAAATCATCTGAATTGATTTTGGTATTTAGTTCTTTATTTATCTCGGCAATCTTATCTAGTTCTGAATCATCCAATAGGTATTGTCTTTCTAAATAATCTCGGATAAGAGAATTCTGAAAAGTTTCATCTTTAACATTACCAACAATGTTCTTATTTAATTTGGTATTGGTTTTAAGTTGTCCGATTGTATCAGTTCTAGTTACGGTTACCTCATCTACCTTAAACAACTTTTTAAGTTCCGAAATACAAATTTTCATTTGTGCAGCTTCGGTATTGGTGAATCGTAATCTCAATCTTGGATGGGTTGGTAGTTTAGTATTCAACTCGTCATATACCCATTGTGGAATTTTACCACTCACTACATCTATGGTTAGGAATCCATAATCATTATATAGGTGATGTTCGGTAAATGTTCTGCTTGGGACATCCCATAGTAGATAACCATGATTCTCCAACATCTCACCATGATTTTGCTGAACCATTGAACCTGCGTACGCAACCCATTCATACCCTTCACCAAAAGTTTGTCTCTTGTGAATATCACCCAACATTGCCATATCAAACCCATCAAACATATCCACTTGGAATGAATTGGATGATACGGTATAGCCAATATCAGTTTGTGCTTTATTTACGGGCCCATGAAAAAGACAGATTTTGTTTTCTCCTGTTACATCGCTTCCTTTTGGCCAATTCTTCTTATCATCTAAAATAGAATAGACAACAAAAGTTAAATTATGGATATTATAGATTCCAGTATCTCGGAGGTAATGGATTCGAGGATTGTTTAGATTTTCTACAATTGGAGTAAGAACATCCAATCTATGTGAGTTATTTAGATTACAATCATGATTACCTGTAATCAAAATAGTTTCTCTTAATTTCGAACATTCAGTTAGGAACCACGAAATTTCTTGTACTAATTCAGGAGACATTTCAGTTTTAGCATGGGCAATATCCCCTGCTATATAAATTACCGAATCATTGATTCCATCTGTTTTTACTTGTTTTAGGAATTGTTCAAATACCAAACGATACTCTTTGTGTCTTTGCAGATTTCGAATGTGTAAATCTGCTAAGTGGTAGATTTTATTTATAACCATTATTTGTAATTGTTTCTATCAAATATAAATTTTTGTTTCATTAAAATATCAAAATTTCTTGTTATATTATTCATATTTTTCACAAAATAATTATTCAATTCAGAATAAGTCATTTTATTAATAATATCTAAATTTGATTTAAATTGATTAAGTATTTCAGTTCTACTATCTTTAGGTGTTATATCAAATAAATCACCGGCCATCCAAAACCCAAGTTCTTTAAGATAATTATTTAAATACTTAGAACCCAAAATAAGTGGAATATTATGTGATATAAATGGATTCCATGATTTTTCACTTAAATGTATTTCAGTATCGTCCATCACCATAGTTTCACATATACAACTTACATAGGAATTTAAACACAGGGGAAATGGTGGAAATTCTACATTTACTGCACCATCCAAACTTCTTTCAAATGGAACATCCAATATAATCGGAAGTGTATTATTTCTAAATTCAATTAATTTATCAGATAATTCATCATCGGAATATGCCTGATTAAATCCACTATACCCAACATATCCATCTTTATATAAACCAGTATTGTAAATGTGTTTTAGTGATGTTAATCGTTCTATTTTATCTACACCTACTATAAAGTTAAATTTTTTCTGTCTAATATTGGATAAAAATGGGTTAATTAATTCACTCAAGTTATTAGTCCAAGTATGATGTGGAGTTCTGTATCTGAAATAATTAAAATTATTTCTGCAGTTTAATACACTAAATCTATTTGAAAAATATGTAAACTTTTCATTATCAGAATGTTCATATTGATTATCATCATCAACTATAAAAAACTTACATTTATATTTTTCCCAATGTTTATTTACATTGGTAATAAATTCATGAAGGTTTCCATGATTTGAAAAATAACGCTTATCAACGAAAACTGAATCACCACTTTTAACATTTAGATTATTTAAAATCTCATCTAAAAATATCGTATTATCTTCTTGTTGTAAATTGCGTTCTATATTAATATCATCGTATCCTTGTAAAATGTTTACATCCTCGGTGAAGTGTATTAGTTTGTACCAAGCTGGCCAAGAACCTTTATTTATATGATGTGGAATTAAATGAATCATAACCCAAATAGTTTTTGTTTTATTACATCATCGAAACTGGTTTCTTTCGATTCTTTCAAAATTCTATTCACTTTTGAAAAACCCATTTCACCTGCATCTTTATCCGATGGAATTATATTTCGTGTGGTTATTCCTTGATTTTGGAATTGTACTGTATAATATAGAGCAATTTCTTGAGCATCTTTATCTAATAAGATATTGATATTTTTCACTCCCTTATCATATATATTTTCAATTAATTTTTTTGGAATAAATTTACCAAGTATAGGAATCGAGTTTCGTTTTACTGCCATGGAGTCAAAAACTCCCTCTACCAAAGTTATTGGTTCATTCCAATTAATTTGGTTCTCAAACATGATTACATTTTTTGATACTGGTGGATTTTTGTATTTAAACTTTTCTTCCTCAAATACTGAACGGGCGATGAAGTAGTTGAGTTTGTTATTAAAATCATAGGAAGGAATAATAATCCTACCAGAATAAATACCACTATCAACATAACCAATGTTATACCTGATAATATCTTCAGTAGTAATTCCACGAGAATCTGCATAATGCTTTGCCTTTTTATATGTAGGATTTAATCCTTTTGGTTTGTGTAATAGGGATTTAAATTCACTTGGTAATCTGAGCTCTATCGTCTCCTCTTCGGAATCATTAGAATAGACCACATAATCGTCTCCATAGATTTCATAAAGTTTTTGTAGTTTCTTTGAATCCACATGGAGTTTTCTTAATAGTGATACAATTCTTTTACCTTTTGAATCACATACCCAACAATGCCATTGCTGAGTTTCTAAATTAACTTGGAGTTTCTTTTTATGGTGATGGCAAAATGGGCAATGATGTGCCTGTTCATTTCCTTTCATGGAAGTTCCAGCACCTAACACTTCATCGAGTATATTTATTACAACAGATTTATCTCTTATGGAGAGCATATAGTTTTATTTGTACAACAAAGATACTAAAAAAATGTCACTATTCCAAATCTTTTCGAAAAAACTTTCCAAGTAGATTATCATTTAGTGCTCGTTTATCACCAAGAACATCGTGAGAAAATTGTTCTTGTAATTCATAATAAGTAAGTGATTTGGTTGAAGAACAAAAACGAAGTATTCGTAATTCTAATTGGTCATTTTCTTTATCTTTGAACCATTCTTGCACTTGTTTATTTGAAGAACGGTATGATTTCCAATCCGATTCACTAGTAATCATCTCGTATGTTTTTAACCTTTTATCAGTTAATAAAGCAATTTCTTTTTTACCGAATTTTCTTTTTCTAGTTGATAAAACATTTTTCTTTCCAATGTAATACTCACCAGTTTTTCCATTAGTAATTTTATAAATGAAACCAACTGTTCCTTCTGGCATATCATTTAATTCAGTTATAAAACTTCCGTTATATATCCAAGTCATAGTTAAAAATCGTGAAATCATTTTTATATTTGTTTCGTACCCATTCTTTTATCCACTCTTCGTTGTAGTATTGTTTGTATAATTTATGGGTGTTTAAATTTGGATGTTTTTCCCAATATACATTTCGGTTTAAGTGTGGGATTTCAGTTAGTGATATTCCTATTTGTTTTGATATGTAAGTTAAATCATTATTAAAATTCTCATACTTACCAACAAAAGAAACTTTTTTATTTGATGTTTGCCCGTGATGTAAATAATATTCTTGTGAAAAAAATAAGAAATCCAATGGTTCTATTGATTCTACAAAACTTGAAAATAATTGAATATTTCCTTCTCTTTTTTTGTGCTCATACCATGATGCAAGACGAGTAAATGGATTTCTCACAAATGAAAAAATAAAAAAATCCTCAACATTCATTAATTGATTAAGTGTACCATGAACCATTATTTGTTCTGAATCAGGTACACTTAATAAAATTTTAGATATAGAATTACCACCTGTCTTAGGTATATGAATGAACGCCCACTTTTGTGTACGATTAATAATTAATCCCACTTTTAAAGTTTATTTATTTTCTATCAGTTACGTCTGAATATTTTTTAGTATTAGTAAACCCACCTGTAAGATTTCCTAACTTACCTCCTCGTGATTTTTCAATTTGTTGCTCACCAATTTGAAGATCAGAACCATCAAAGTCTTTTGCAGAAATTGGAGTTCTATCTTTTTTTAACGGAAGTTTAGCAAACTCAGTTTTTTTGTATAATTCTTCTATTGATGCCATATTATTCTGATATTAGTTTATATACTCTAAAATTACAAAATTCTTTTTCAGCGTCATCATATTGATGTTTTGATAAAAAATCTTCATACACATTTTCACCCCATTGAAACACATTAAATTCATCAGATTCAATCATTAAATTTAATTCATCTTGAGATACTGATTCATTTAATACTTCTCCCTTATAATTAAAAATCGTGTAATTCATTTTATTTTTTTCCTTTTTTTTTATGTGTAGTTAATATAACTCTTATATAAATATCATTAAGTATCAAAACGAATTAAAAAGTTCAAATCGTAATCAGGTAAATTCTTAATTGGTTGTGGTAATTTTGCAACTGCTACCATATCTCCATTATCGTCATACAATCCAATCGTTGTAATATATGGTGCTAAGTAAGAACCAGTTGGGTCTACTGATGATGAATTGTAATAATCATTCCATGTACCAACTTTAGTAGAATCGATAGAGCCAGAATAGAATCTTCTTTGTTCTATATCTAAAATTTCTTTTATTTTTACATTCTTAGCAGGAGATACATTTAGAATTGGTGTTGTTTCAAAATAATAAGAACCACTAAGAGTAACATCAACTGCAGATGGATTTTGTGAATAATTAAATTCTCCTGCTTTTACCGAAACAAGAATTTCTGTTTCATAAATAGTTTGAGTAGAACGATATTCCAATTCATAAGAAGATAAATCCATATCGCCTCTAATAACAATTACACCATCCGAATAAAAAACATTACCATAAGAAAGTGATTGTATTGCAATATTTTCAAAATCTAACTCATAGGTAAATACTATTATACCTGTTTCAAAATTTATACTAACAACAAAATATGTTTCTGCATCTCCGTCATCTAATAATACAATACCACCTGATTGTAAATCAAATGTTACAACATCTATGTCATATTCTACTGAATTTTGTTCTATTGTTAAAATACCAAGTTCTGCATCAAATTTTGTGAAGTTATAAGTTGGGATTGGATTTATAAGTTTACCAAATCCATCATCCGTATACTCATCACCATTTGCAGTTCTTAGTCTTACGGATTTTTTACGTATGAGTTCACCAAACTTATTTCTATCAATATCAATTACATAGATAGTATCTGAAAGTTGCCTTTCTTCAGAAATTTGTGCTATATTTTTATATGACCCAAATGTATTGAAAACATTACCATCTAAATTAGAATAGTACTTTGAACGAATTGAACGATATAGTGGATTAGAACCACTTATCAATTCAGCTGGATAAGTACCCTGACTTGCATTCCAAAGTTTATAAACCTGGAACTTCCTTTTAGTAATACTTGATTTTGGTATTGATTTTAACATAATATATTCCTACTTTATATAAATATACCAAAAGAAAAAACCCCATATTACTATGGGGTTGAAACTCCTACGAGTCGGTCCTACGCTTCTAACATAGGAGGGGTACTATTTTTAGAAATCAAGTTTTACTTTGATTAACACTTCTTTATCAAATGATTTTGGAATTGGTTGAGATGTTTTAGCAACTGCAATCATTTCGTTAGCATCATTGTATAAACCAACGGTTGTAATGAAAGTTTTAGGGTCTCTTTCGAAAGTTGCTTCTGTAAATGAACCATCAGACCCGGTTGCAAATGTTGGATTGTTTGAGAAGTTAAATTCTCTATTAGTTGCTCTTACAAAGTAGTGTGATGTTGAAACATTTTCAGTTCTTCTAGCATCAAACTCAGCACCTAATTTTATTGAATTAAATAATCTAATGTGATTCTTTTGTTCAGCAACCGTAGATAATGAACCAGTTAATTCGGAACCTACTACCGAACCAATTGCAGCTGGATTTAGTACTAACAAACCTTGATCAGGATAAAATAATCCAAATCCTTGTCCATTAGAACCTGTTGTAGAAACAACAGTTGCTTCTGCATCAAATCCTAAGTTTAGAGAACCTGATGCTACAAAAAATACTCTACCTGCTTTTCCAACGGTATCGGAAAACTTTTTACCTGAATCATCTATAAATGTAAACAATCCATTTGAACCGCTCAAAGATAACTCCCAGTTTCCGGCATCCATTTTTTCTTTGTATCTGGCACGAGATACATTAATTACATAGATTGCCGAAGAATCTACTCCGCCCACTTCGGTTCCATCGGTAAATGTAAAGAATTCATCATCTTGTTCTAGTAAGATAGAACGATATTGAGCATAAGTTGCCTTAGTTGCTAAAGTAGAGAATTGGTTATTATCTAAACTTACAGACCCACTACCGAATTTATGTCCATACGCTACTGCAAATTGAACTTCTGCAGATGATGTTGCATTGATATCGGTATTATATACATTTATATAATAATTTGATGAGCTTGCTGCAGCTTGTGTGGATGATGTAAAGAAGGTGTTCAATTCACCACTATCACCACTCCAAAGTCCAGTAGTAACAATTTCTACTTTACCAGTTACTTGGTCAAATTCACCAAATCTTTTGTAGATACCCGTGTTGATGTTTCCACCTTGAGCACCCAATTTATCACCACCAGTTAAGTATTGGTTAATAATTGTTGATAATTGCTCAGATGTTAAACTCCCTTGTTGTGCGTTTAAATACGCAGCCAATTCTTGGGTTAAGTTAACTCCGGCTTGTCCTGTAATTTGTGCCATATCTTTTTAATTCCTCGTTTTATTATCTTGGTTGTACATAGGATACTGTTACTGGAATTGATTGAGAACCTCCAGTTTCGTTACCATATACGGTTAAAGTTGTCTTAATTGTTGTAGTGATATTAGGATTTGGAATGAAAGTAAATGCCAATCCTCTTTCTACTGCAGCTGTTGTAGTAATTTCATCACCCAAGAATACTGGTATGGTACCACTGCCTGCAGCTAAACCCGAACCAACAATCGAACCTGCATTTTTGTTAGCAAGAACCAAAGTATATCCCGCTTGGGTGTTTCCACTTGGAGATGTTGTTGGAGTAAGAGAAACTTGACCTGAATTCTGATTTACAGAAATAGATGGTACACCGAATTCAACTTTAGGTATTTTAGTTGTACCCTTTGGAAGAGTTACTAATTTATATCTCAACACTTGAGTTTCATCAGGTGAAGCTTCAGTAATAGGAATTGCTCTAATTGCTGAATCATAGTAAGCAGAACCAAGTGGATGGTCTGGTGCATATAAGGTGTAATCAATTTCATCGTCACCCAATGCAAATTTTGTAATGTTTAATCCTTCACCAGTTGCTAATTTCTCTCTACCCTTTTTGGTAAGAATTGCATCAACGGTAATCTCGGTATTATCTAAATAAGCCATAGTTTTTTTTCCTTTTTACTTTCAATATATAAATATAAGTATTTTTTAATTTTGTAATAATAATTATTACTCTACAATCAATATTGGTTCTCCACTACCTCTACCAGTATCAGAAACTCTTAATGTATTAGGGTTAGTAGTAAATGTTACAACAGGTGAACCACCATCAAGAGTAGTAAGTTGAGTTTGTTTAGAACCTCTGAAATAACTATTTTCAAGACCAGTTGTTAAATCACCAACATTTCGGTAGTGAGTCGGGAAGTAACCATTCAATGGAGTTGCCGAAACAATATTACCACCACTTGGAGTAGGGGATTCTAATCCATTAGAACCAGTAAATGGTAGTATTGTTACTTTGTTTCTAAATAGTGTTTGTTTAACAAATTCTTTACCTAAAGATTCATCATTTGGATTTATATTTTGTGGTATGTCAATTTGATAACTTTCTTTTATTTGAAATATTTTTACTCTTTCTTTTACCACATTACCAGATACATCTAAATAAGTTCTAATAGAATGAGAACCACTACCAAATACTCCAAATCCAGCAACAGAAATAGAATCTTTATCCATTCCAATTTGGGTAAATGCAGTTGATTCATATTCACGTGTTAATGATGAACCAAGTTCGGCATCAATATTAAATACAATACCACCCATATCAGACCCTGAATTAATGGTCATAAAACCAGATAAAGATTGGTTTTCAGTATTTTTATAAATACCTTCGTAATCATTTTTTTCAGCACTCAAAGATGACACATCGGTATCAGTAATTATACCTTCATATTGTGGATTCGTTACATCAAATACTACATCTTGAACTACTGATAGAGTAACTTCTTTTCCTTCATTTGTACTGATTATATTAGTTTCTTCTTGGGTATTAATACTTGCCTCATAGTCACTCTTTTCAGAAGTTGGTTTTTTCCATTGTACCTTACTTCTTTCTAAAATATGTGGTTCAATTAATAATCCAGATGAAACTTTTGCTCTTGCAGGAACTAACGATTCCAAAGTATCAAATAAAGATTTATCAATATAACGAACTAGTTGAATATATTCGTTAAAGTTTAAATCAAATCGTTCAAAATAGTAATTTCTTAATCTATCTAAATCAGTATATTTATCGTTATATTCATCTTGTGGATTTCCAATATAATCATCAATATTAAAATTACCTAATGATTTTAGGATATCCATATTGATTTCCTTTATTGGAGAAAAGAATAAACCTAATCTATCAGTATCAATTGGTGCAGTATCAAATGATTTCTTAGTTGCACGAGATTTATAATCAAGATTAACACCATTTATTGATTCTGAATTTATTTCATTTCCTTCAAAATCAAATTGAGTTTCAAATCTAAACTTGTTTCCAAAGTTAAATCCAGTTTGAGGAACGGTTGCAGTTACATCTCTATCGTATGGAATATAATTATATGGGTAGTTAGTTATAGACGGGAATCCACTTGCAACTGAAGATGTTTGGTAAGATTGAATATACGCAACATTTTTGACATCTACTTCAATGCCACGGTTTTTTGGATATTCAAAATCATTTCTAAAAATCAAATCAACCGTAGATGCAGAAATATGATTTCCATCTATACCATCTGGTATTAAAGTGTGATTTTCAATTCTTGATTCAGAAAGTGCAGTTGTCCATAATCTAAATTCATCAATAGAGCCGGTAAAGTATGGTTGAGTTCCACCAATTGTTAATTCAGAGCCACTCTTCCACGATGTTGACCCAGTTAATAATAATAAATTAGATGAAGACTGGTTTCTAATTCTACCATTGAAACTTTCTTTAATATAAACATTAAATAGTTCATTGCTACCACTTATAGTTTTATTTAATGCAATATGATAATAATCTTCATAATACACAGGAACATAATCAGTATAACTACTTGTTTCAGTACCACTACCACTTATGGTAAATTTAATTCGTCCTAAATAATTTGAACCACTTTCTATTTCAAGTTTCCAACCATCAGTTTGTGCAATTACCTGATTTTGTTTTTGAGTTGTATTAATTCTAAATTCCACGGAATTTGGGTAATCACCATTAAACTCTTTCCAATCTACTGAAAGTTGAGATGTTCCACTTAAATTTAATGCAGCAGTTCTATCTTCAAATGTAAACTTGGTTGTAGCATTTAATTGAGGGTCTTGAGGTCCACCAAATTCCATTATAGTTAATAATGAAGCAGGTATACCATAACAAGCCATGGCTGCATGTAATGCTCGTTTAGTACCTTTATGTTTGTTTAAATATGGTAAGTTATTAAGTAATCTTCTCCAAATTTCTTGTTGTCTGTCTTTACCACTCATTGTGGAGATTTCAGTTCCATCCGAGTGCTTACCAAATGCATATTCCCATAAGAATTGAGATTTAACTCCCATATCAGCATCCCAGCCAAGAGATTCTAACATATGATAAATCAATTCATCTTTAATACCAATTTCGTACTTGTGTTCTAATTTTTTAGATTGTTGTAATCCTTTAGTATATGACCAAATAATATCAAAATGCTGACCAATCATATTAAAGAACAAAATAAAATCTTGTCCTGCATCATCATCTTGAATATGCTGAGGTAAATTATTTATAAGATTAGATGTGTTGTAATAATCATAATCATCGGCAGATCTTGTAATTGTATCATACCAATCTAAAACAACTGTAGCAGTAGATGCAGACAATTGAGTACCTCCTGCACCTGGATATGTTAATCCATCTTCCGATGAAGAAAAATATAAGAATTTTTCAAATGAATCAAAATCATTTTTTACTTTTGAAATCTTATTGGTATACAAATTAGCTTCATTCACAACGGTAAGAGAAGCAGTCCAATCAGTTCCAGTTGTTAAATTTTGATATTTTTCATTATAAAATTCTATAAGTTTTATTTTATAAATAAAATTTTCTATTCGTTCTTTAGCAGAAGAATACTTTACAAAATTTTCCCATCCCCAAGTATTATCACTCTCAACTAATATAGAACCAGATTCTATTTTAGTTGTAGATACGAATTTTATATTTAAATCTTCTAATGAAAATTCAGATGATGATACGAACTGACTTATCAAATCAGTAGATGTAGTTGACCCACTTGATATTAATTCATCAAGAATTTGATATCCAATATCATCACCTAAATCAACACTAAAGTTTGGAGTTAAGGGAGTACAATTATTTGCTATATCACCAATAATAGAAATTTGCTCAATCATTGGTATTGATTGTACTTTAGAAATCCAAACCGTTTGATTTTCTTCTATTGATGTTGGTAGTGGTTCGTATAATTTTAATACTAAAGATTTTGGTTGATTTAGTTTTCGTTTAAATGCATTTCCTTCTGAATCAAATCCTTCTTCGTATTCTGAAAAAGTTTCAGTATCAACACCCCATGTTGCTATTAATTTATTATCACCGTTTCCAAAATGTATATAATGAGTTAATAAATTAGAAATCTCATCTTTGAATATCGTGGTATTAAAATGTCTATTAAACGCCTCTCTAATATCGGAAACTACATTACCTCTTCGTAATCGTAAATCACTTTTATCAAAAAGTATTTCAATTTCTTCAACAACACCTTCGGTTAATTCATCACTTTCAATATTTGTTGGTACTAATAAAAGTTTAAATTGTATTTTATCAGTATTCTCATTATAATTTGATTTGGATTTTTTTAATACTTTATCTACATTAAAAGTTGCCTTACCCGATGGTGAGAATCTACCTAATACAAATTCAGAATCTTTTTTACTTACATAGATGTCTACATAGTTTGTGTTTATAGATGCCCAAGTAATATCAAAATCAACATTAAAACCAACAAAATCCTTACCCTTTATCATTTCAGGATAAGTTATATTTGTGATATCAGGGCCAGGTAAGAAAGACTTACTTAATACATTTATAGAAATAGTTTGTAATGGCCCTATTCCAGCTTTAATAGAAACTGGTTGTAGGTATAATGTATGTTGACCTATGTATTGTAACTCTGTTTTTGATAATTTTAATTCACCCCTTGCAGGTAATCGTCTTTGAATTTTACCCAAAGACATCTGAACGTAATCATCTACTCCGGCAAATTCTCGTAAAGCAGCTAAATTATCATACGATAATTCGTATGGAATACTTAATGGTAATGAATCATTTATATTCCATGTATACCCATTCGTAACAAGATTTACTTTGGGTGTACTTGGTGCAGAAGGAACATTATTTTTAGTAGTGATTACACCAATTAACAAACTACCACCTGATAAATCAATTTGTAAGTCTTGGTCTACAAATGGTGTTTGATTTGCAAATCGTGGGTCATTTAAGTTTGCAGAACCTTTTAGTACTTTAATTTCACTTCTATATTGTGTTCCGATGTTTTGTCTTTCGAATTTAATCCATCTAGAATCGGTTCTAAAATTAAATGTATCCGAAATTAATCCACTCTCAAATTCGGTAATATATTTTATAGATGTGCCGCTAAATACATCAACATCGAACCTGATATCAGTTCCCCCAACAGGTTGTGTTGAATTATCTTGTGTAGGGGAGAATGTAAATTGTATTGATGTTTCAGGAGAATCAGTTGGGTTAATAACACGCACCACTCCCTCATTTTCTTTAAAGATAGTTGTTTTATATGAAGTGGTAATTATAGCCATTTATTAATGTATTTTATCGTTGTGCATTGTTTCTATTCATTGAAGTACCAGCTACTGCAAATTCAGGTCCTCTAAATTGACTAGAATTTGAATCAGAACCACCAGTTCCATTCGCTAATGTTTGTCCACTTCCACCACCTGCGGTAGCTCCAACTACATTGGTTACCACTTCAGATGAAATAATATAAGTTTCCAATGATGAATTCGTACCATTAATTACTGAAATTATTTTTGGTGTTAATAATTCAGTTTCTTGAAAATTCATAACATGAGGTGTGGTAAATTTAGTATCAACTCCATCAAGTAAAATACTTGCACCAATCGGAGATGAAGTTATAGTAAAAGAAATAGTTCTACTAATAGGCACACTTGAAACTGCACCTGAAGTGTTGGTTACGGTGGTGGTAGTGGTTTCTCCAGTTTGTCCAGTTCCAGCTCCTCCATTACTTTCTGCAAGACTTGCTGCATCTTGTTGAGTAGCCGCAAGTGGATTGTTGGGATCAAATTGCCCTATGCCGCCACCACTACGAACATCACCTATACCAATATTTGAAACATCTACTACAGCCATTATTTAAATTCTAAATTTATTGTATCCTATATAAATATTTTAATATTATTTTATTGTTGAGCATTTCTTGTAGGTCTAGCTCCTGCAGCAATTCCATAATTAAATTGACCAGTCTGTCCTCTAGTATCTTCACTAAATCCTTCTCCTGCTGTAGTAGTAGGGCCACTGGCACCACCACCAGTTGTGGTATTAGTTGTTGTATTATTTGCAGATTCATTACTTTTATCAACAGAAGTTTTAGGTACATCTCTAACATCTCCACCTGCTGAAATGTCAACCGACCCTTCGTAGTATGTTAATTTAAATTCGTCAAATTCATTAAATGTTTGCATACTTCCACCATTTTCAGATAAATATTTAACCTTAGAACCATCTTTCCATCCGTACCAAGTTTTTGTTACCAAATTACCTCTAGTTGAAGTTCGTGGAATCTGTCCATCATTTGTACCTCTCTCAAAAACACAACTACCATCATCTTCAGTTGCAAGTGGATTGTAATTTTTTGCAGTTGGATTAGTACACCCTCTTACTACAGCCGGTTGATTTACGAATAAATCAGTATCGTATTTTGTACCTGAAGTTACTGTTTTTAAAAGTTGTTTTACTTCATCTAATGTTATTTGTTCATCTAAAGTTAAAATATTTTCTTCTTGATATGTTCGTTGTGGTAAGTATTTATCTATTACTTTTATTAGAATTGAATTTAAAGTTTCTACAATTTTTTCTACTGATAATTCTAAATCTCTTGGAGTAGAAAGTGGTTTACCATAATTGTTAGATGAAATATTCCAATCTTTATTATCAACAAAATATTGAGCACCTTCAATCAGTTTTTCTCTGATTTGATTTATGAATAAATCCCAGCTTTGAATTTTAAATTCTGCTTGAATTAGTTTTACATAATTTTCACCTGAAACTACACTGCCATTCAATGTTAAAAATGTTTTTAATACATCATCAACCTTAATAGATTCAACCATCGATTTTACAAAATAAATGGTATCATCTCTAAAATTTCTACCATTTAATAAAATGTTTAATCTTTTTTGTAAATCATCATATACTAATTCATTTTCATCTTCCATAGGAAGAACACGAATTTCAGTACGAGATGGTGATATTTCATGAATCCATAATTTATCTTTATCTATTGTTTCCGAACCAACTCGTCTGTTTAATAAGGAAACTTGACTTTTAAAAATACCATTAGAATAACCAGCCTCGGTAATAAGTTTTTCTATATCAATAATATACTCATCTGCCCCATTCATTTTCATGTTTGAGGGATTTTGAGTAATTAAGAAGTATTTTCTAATATTTTCTAAATCCAAAGGAATGTATCTTACTAATTGGCCAGAATCCCCTTGTGGTAATTGATTATCATTTGAATCATAAACAATAAATTCAATCATATCGGATATACCAAGACCAAAGTATGATTTACCAATTTCTCTTTCGAAAATGGCTCTATCTTTGGCGTTCACCTTGAACCCTTTTTTATCTACTATTTCTTTGAATCCTCTTATTGCCATGATACTTGCTTATTCTTATTTGCAAAGACTTTATATACTAAAATTGAAAACTTCTCACCAAATTTATGTAAGAATTTTCCTTTATAATTTTGTTTTGGTAAAACACCCATTTCATATGCCATGTATTCAGACCAATCTTTAACAAAATAATTGTAAACAAATTTAGAAAAAGATTTAGATGTTTTAAGTTTATCAACAATTGGTTGAGCCCATATCCAATATCCATACATGATTTCTGGATTTTTTTGAAGTACAATATCACCAAACTTGGAATCCATATCATAAATAAATTGAGGCATGAATCCTTGATTATACATTTCAGTACAAATGATAGTACCTCTTCCTTCACTATTTCTTTCATTAAGTGCATTAGCAGCATCTGCAAAATTATTTTGTGCAGCTACTAAATTATCTTGAATTGTTGCAATGGTGTTGTTAGCTCTTTCCAATGAACTCTTCGCATCTTCTTGAAGTGCTATAAATGCTTCTTTTTCGGCAAGTAAACCTTGTAATGATGCTTCTCGTGATACTCTTTCTATTGCTTCTTTAACGCCCTTAGAAAGTGCAGATTGTAAATCTAAAGTTACGGTTTGCAGTACTTGATTTGTAGCGTCTCTTTCATTTTCAGCAGATGCCTTTAGTAGTTTTTGTAAATCAATATCAACTTCTAATTGTTCTATATCACTTCTAAGACCTTCATTTTCTACAAGTAGGGTATCAACTTCTTGTTGTAAATTTTGTATATCACTAAGAGCCTGATTATACAATCTTCGTAAATCATCGTATATTGTTTTTAATACAACAGCAGGGGCCTCTCTTTGTGGTGGACCTATTAATTCATCAACAACCGTATCAACTGCTTTAACAAGCTGTTCATTATTATAAACGGGTCTTTCAACATAACCAAAAGTAGAACCATCAGTATCTATTCGAGTATCTGATATAATGGTTCCATCATCAGTAAATTCCCGTTTTAATGCAGCTGAACCACTTTTTATAAGTTCTGATAATATAAATTCGTTACCTAATGCCATTATTTTTCTACTAAGAATGTTAAATCTCTATCTGAGAAGTATTCTACTACACCATCTCTATCTATTTTTATTTCAATATAATATTCTCTATTAGTTTCCCAATTTTGTAAATTTAACTTAAAAAAGTTACCATTGGAATCACAACTAACTTTTGAATAATCACCAAATGGGACAATTATATCATCAGTAACAATATCTCTAATTTGGTAATATGTTGTTGATGGTAAATATTTTAAATCATTATATGTGTAATAATCAGTATAAGTTCTTAGTGGATATTTTTCTCTACCAAAAACTCTAATTTGAGGTTTACTACCTTGTTTGTATTTACTTTTTAATCGTTTGAATGTTACATGAATATCATCAGATGTTAGTTCGCTAAGTGAACCAGTTGTAAAAGTAGAATCATCCCATCCAATTCTTAATTTTGGTTGGTAAATTGTATTGGTTTCCTTGGAGAAGAATTTTAATTGACCATAATCATTTGCATCATTTTCATATGCAGAATCGTATTTAATGATGAATCCATTATTTGGAATAGAACCACTTAACCATAATCGAAGTGTATTCTTTACATCAATTGATAAATCAGCAGTTTGATATTCAAATGATTGTGTAGATTGAGAAGCAGTATACCAAGTACCACCCCTACCATTATAAGAACCAGTAGAATCCAATGAAAGGGATTCTGCTAATAACCAATTAGTATTAGTTGATTTATGATTCCATGTTATACCATCACCTGAAATTTCATCAAAACGAGTACCTATTCCCATTTCCCAAGATTGTGAAACTGGGTGTGCATATATTGTATACGATAAAGGAATTTCAGATGCCTCAGCTTCATGTAAGATAAGGTCAGCTGAACTCATGGTTATTTCACCTGATAAAATAGATGATGAAAAATTATTCAAATCAAATTGAATAAAAGAACGAGCAACATCTTTCAAAGTTCCATAGTAAGTTTTAGAAACTTCTAATATTTCATCTAATCCAGTATTCTGGGTTGGTTGTTGTGAATATATTGATGCATCTTTTGATGCTGTTAAAAAATGATACATTATATAGCCCTTCCCTTTATATCTTTATTTGGAAACTTAACTTCAAATACCGATGGGTCTAGTGATGGATACACCATTTTACCCTTTGTAGCAGCTTGAATATTATATGAATGCTTAGAATAACTACCTAAACATTTATTTACTATTTCACATTTAGGAACTGATTGAACACCTTCAACTCCTGCAATCAATAATTCAACCTCGGAAATATTAATTGGCATATTAAATGTCCAATTATCTATATTAAAATATTCTTGGAGTTCGGTAATACAACGAGTTAAAACTTCTCGTTTGTTATATCCCCCATACACTCTAATTTCAAAATCAACTCCAATATTTATTACAAACCCATCTAATAGATTTACTCCATCGGTTAATAAACGATATTCGTTCATATATGTTTTAAGATTTTCTTTAACAGCTCTATTAATAGGAGTTAAGTTTTTATTTAAGTTATATCCTAAAATATATAAATTAATCGCGAAGGGATTGTTTTTTTCTTGTATATTATTCTTCTTACCAATTAAAAATCTTTGAACTTCTTCTTTAATTTGAACTTCTGTTAATTCTCTATTTTTTAAATCAGTAATCATTCCAGTAAACTCATCCAATACATCAGGATTTGCTAGAATAGACGAGGGTGAATTATTATCCAATTCTCCATCAGGTGCACAATATGCTTTTGCAATTCCACCATACTTTGGAGGTAATGATACTGCTCGTACTTGGTAATCTTTACGAGTTACTGCTCGGTTTTGAGAACCAAAATTAGCAAGTGAATTTTCTCTAATCTCCTCAATTGTTTCAGCTCCTCTACCTCCAGTTGCAGGAATTTCATTATCAACAGCAACTGATGCCTTCATTGAATTATATAATCTTAATTCATCAGGTGTAAAAGTTGTTGTATCATCATCAAATTCAATTCTATCAACTTTTGTTAAATCACCCTTCGGTACATTAGAAGTAATACCACCTCCTACTAAATAGGAAACGGTAAGTGTTGTATTAGATGGTGCCTGTCCGTATGTATTAGTTTTTAAGAAGTTTGCTGGGTCAAATGATGAACCTAATTTACTAATTGAAGAATTAAGTCCTAATCCAACATTTTTAAAGTTTGGTATTAAAGTTTCATCACTTGAATTCATCCCTCCTCCAAATACAAGTGTAGTTGTATTATTCTCGTTTATTTGTTTTACAAATCTACGAGAAGTTTTTATTAACTTCAATATATTTGGAACCGAATCTTTAAATTGAACTAAATCTTTATCAGTTTGTTCCGTATTAGGATAATCTACATATACCATTTCTTGTGCAAGATATGGAACTTCATACCATTTATTTCCATTCGAATCACGAACATCATAAATATCAATAACATTTGTATCTGCAAGTTCTATTTTAGAAAACTGTTGAGCAGATCCAAAACTTATATTTTGTGATTTTAAAGTTGCTGAAATAGCATTTACATATTTTTTAACAAGATATAGATTCGGTTCTCCTGTTAAAGAATCGGTTCTATATACACTTATTTCTCGTTCATCCTCTACATTAAAATCCAACAATTCAGTTGTTCTAAATATAATATTACTTGGACCAGATACCAACATACCCTCTTTGATTCTCAAAAAATAAGTTTCATCTGGTTTAACATCACTTCCACTTCGTGTTGCTGGTACCAATTGATATACTGATAATGTTGTAATTGCAGGTGATGTTACCTTTGGTTTATATCCTAAATAATTTGCAAGAGCAATAACATTTGATTTATCCTCAGCATACAACATCATTGATTCTTTTAATGAATCATCAACATAATAAGAAAGAACATCACCTATATATGATGCCATTTCAATGAATAGCATACCAGGTGATGCTTCATTAAAATCGGAATAAGTTTTTGGGAAATATGTTTTTGCATATTCAATTAAATTTCGTCTGAATGATGCAAAATCTTTATTGAGATATTTTATATCTCTACCCTGATTACTTCTTCGTGTTGTACTATTTAGTGCCATTTATATTATCCCTGTATCCTAAATGTTATTTCTTGTAAATCAATTTGATTACCAACCGTAAATTGAATACTCATATTTGCAGTATTTCTATCTTTCATTTCATCTGTCATTTCGATATCAATCTGTCTGATAGTAATGTAAGGTAACCAATAATTCACATTCTTTGTTATTGTTTCTTCTAATCTAGTTTCAAAATCATCCGTCATTTGTTCAAAAAGCAAAGATTGTAATCCAGTTCCAAAATTAGGTTGCATTACTCGTTCACCTTTTTTGGTAAGTAAAAGATTCTTTAAATTGGATTTTGCTTGTTCAAATACAGAAAATGCCTGATTAAAATAACCAGTATTACCTCTTTGAACAGGTAAAGTAATACCATAAGCAAAATCATTAAATGCTTCGGTATCCTTTACAATCTTTTTATTTAAAACATAAGCCATTGTTACTTCTTAAACCTCTTAACTAATTGAGAATAATCTCGGTTTAAAGCTTTATCTAAATGAGAAACTCCAGTTTGAACTCCTAATCCACCACTAGTAACCATATCACCATAACCCATCTTTGATGCCATTTGAGTTCTCATAGCCCCTAATCCTACTTGTGCATTAGCAGATGAAAAATTCATAGTCTCATCGATATCGGGTTCGGCATCCATATAACTTGGTACATAAGACGCTGCTTCTTGAATTGGTTGTTGATATGTATCTAAAATTGAAGTCCCACCACCAAGACCACTTCTTTGAGCAGAACTAAATGGTTGAGTTTGATTTAGAATTTCGTTTAATACTGGATTTTTTGTAAACTCCTTTGTTTGTTTATTTTGAATTTGTTGTCTTTCCTTTTTCAATACAGATTCTGCAAGAGCAAAAGGGTCAACTTCTTTTACTTGAGTTGGAGTTTTAGTTTTGGTTTCTTTTAAAAGTTTTGCAAATTTATTATTAACTTCTTCTTCTAAAATCTTTGGAAAAATTTTAGTAAGAAAATGTTCTTGTTTCTTTGATACCTCTGCTTCTACAAGTACTTTAATAATTTGTGCTAATTTTTTAGTGTCCATTTTTAAAATATATTATTTCACTAATATAAATATGTGGTTTATGGATTTTGGGTTTTAAATAAAAAAAGGGAGTTTTCACTCCCTTTAATTTAGTTTCCTTTTGATGGAAATCTAGTCCATCCATTACTCCATATTGGTTTATCCAGCCCATCTAATACGGATACAATTTCCTTATTACTTTTACCTAGAGCTAAAGTTTTAAGTTGGTCATTTGTTAGAATTGTGGTTGCTCTACTGATGAAATTTAGAGTAGGGTTAAATGTTCCTACTGAATTGTTTTCAAATACTGAAACTCCATCTTTTACGAATTGTGCGGTTTCATTACTTTCTAAACTCAATCCACCTTTCATCCATCCCCACACAATACTATTCTTCATAGTAAATTGAGTTGCTCTTCTAAATCTTAAACCTAAATTGTGGTTTGCTAATGCAGTTGATACATTAGGTCCTACCAAAATCATATTCAATAATTTAGGGTGTGTTACTGGTTGTGCAGACGAACCAGTTCCATCGTTATCACACTCAACACCATTTCCGGCATCACCACTATCTACGAATTGAGGGTCTCTCTTTGCTACACCACTTGTAATAGTTCCTGTATATCCAAAATCAAAATCAAAATCATCATCTGCAGTTGCAAATGCATATAAGTTTTTAGGTGACACCGTTCCGCCAAAGAATTCGAATGCATCATCATTAGCGTAGATAGTTTGAACATTCTCAATGATTGTTCCACTACCAACACCACCTAATGTTA